ATAATACTAATGGAGCGATTAACAATGCTTTCTTATTCATTGTAATTTCCTTTCTATAACTGGTTTTGGCTAGTTAATGCAGTATAAAGAGTTTCAACTTCAAATGGCATTAACATTCTGCCGAGCATAATTTCTCGCTTACGAACTTGACTCTTTAACTGTTCCAACTGGTTTAATTGCTGTTCGTTTTCTGAATGAAATTGAATAGCATGGTAATTATCGTACTCTTTAGTCATAATTAGAACTGATTGCATTACCGTTCTCCTTTAACAAGTGATTTTAACTACATAACCAACTTCTGTTTTCTTGTTGGTTCTGGACAGTATGGTTTTATTTCTAACAGTAGTAATGATGGAGTCCACATTAGAAAAGATTCTCCTTAATATTATTTGTTACTTCTAAGGCATTATGATAGTTAATGTTTAACTTTTTGGCTTCTTCATACATTAAAGACAACGTTAAATCAATATCTCTAAAGTCCATATCTTCAAATGCTTTATTTCTGTATGTAATATCAACCGCTGTAGAAAAATTCATTGCGTCTTCCCATCTTACAAATAAGAAACTATTACTTGTAAGTAGCAAAGTATCGAACTGACTACCCGTATATTCGTTAAGTGTAAAGATAATATTTAGAATGTATTCTTCCTTACCTTTGTTGAGGCTGATAGAGTTTTGCAGATTCTCTTCTTTATTGGTGATTAAAGTAATTGACAAATCTAATTTCTTCATACTACCAACCGTCTCCCTCGATATGGCGAAGCAAGCGACTGCGGATAAAATTCCCTGTACTTAAAAACATCTTGATAATGCTTTTAACCGTCTTATTTTCATCATCTTTGCTAGAAACTTCAAGCTCAGCAGAAAACTCTCCAGTTAAACCTTGCTCTTCGCATTTAACATCAATAGATAAAGACGCATACCAATCATTGTCTTTCTTGATATAATTGACTTTAATCGGGTTAATTAAAGACAACGAGCGCTTAACTTTACTTTTAATAGTTCTCTCTGCGTCCTCAATACAATAGAAAACATTACGAACAAATTCTGATAAGGAAACGATGTCTAAACATTCATCGTTATCCATGAAGTCAAAATAATAAATATAATCACAAACAACATCTTTGAATCTTAACGCTTCGTCTCTAGTAATAAAAGTAGCTTTGAAATATGTTTCTTTATCTACATAGGAAGTTACATCATAAGAAGTTTTACCCATGTATGTTTTTTCTGAATAGACAATACTGCCGTTCTTCATACTACCACCCTCTAACAAATACACTGCTCAACATAGTCTTGTTTAACACTATCATAGTGCATTAAAGACAATGCAACTTCATTATCAAAACACCACTTGACAACGGAAGTTGTAACAACGGTCAGGCCAGTTACGTACAAATGAACTGCGTCAAAGGTCTCGCCATCATGACGAAAGACTTCTTTGTCCAAAACTGTTTCAACATGGTCTTCGATTGCCTTAATGTCAAAATTTGTAATTGCTTCGTCAAAAATAAACTTATCAACTGGCATTTCGTGACGACCACGAACAGCTCCGATTTCTAAAGTTTTCATGAGTATCTTCCTTTCCTTAACTTATGAATTAAGTATACCATAAGTTTTGAAATTTGTCAAGTGGTTTCTTGAAATTATTTGTATTTGTTTACTAATACATCATAGCGTTTTTCAAGAAGTTCTTTATTACTGTCGTCTTCAAGAGCGTCCAATAGGTAAACGAAAATCTTTGTTGTGTAATAAGACATAACATTATCACTCATTGTACGAACGTCTACAACAAAACGACCATCAAACAAGTCTTGTAGACCTTTGAATGTAAATTCTTCTAGTCTTTCAGTTAAATCAATCTTATATAATGAACGATTGTTGTACTCATATAGGTCTTGCTTAAAATCATCAATATGTAATACGAATTGGGATAACCCATTCTTTAGAGCTTCTGTAGCAATAGTTCTAAGGGTTTGTTTATACCGTCTGTATAACAAATTATCTTCTTTCCCAGCGTTGTATAATGATAATGCGTCAATTTTAACTGTCATATTAAAATACCTCGTCTTTCTCTAATTGAGAGAAAATACTAGAATAAATTTCTGATAACTTATCTAGTTTCTCATGTAACTCTTTGCCTGTACTGTTTTCAATGTCATAGTTTTCAATCACAATGCCTCGTAATGAATTGACGTGCTCTAAACTATCCATCATTGATTGCATAATTTTACCAAACATATCGTTATTTCCTTTCTGTTTCGGTTATGAGTATATAATACCATACCTTACCATATTTGTCAAGAGTTTTCTGCTAGTTTTGCATACTCACGTTCTAATCTTTGATAATCTTCTTGCCAGTCATACATTTGACCCTCAAGTTTATCCCGTTCTTCTTCAAGCAGCTCGTTGTCAGCTTCTAATTCATCAATCTTGTCTTGAAGTTCATCTACTAAATCTAGTTTTTCTTTAACTGCCTCAAGAGCTTTTGAAAATTTGCCATATAAGAAAAAGTATTCTGTATCATAATAATATTTTTCTTCAATCAATTCTTCCATTAACCCAAGTAAATCAATAATATCGTTTTCCATAATTCATTCCTTTACCTTATTAGACTGATTAAACCAATCATGTAACTTATCAATTCTTTCGTAAACTTTCAACTGGTCAATACGTTTGATTTGTTTAATGCTTTTGTTTTGAATAACTCTTATCTTACCTTTTTCTTGTTTGGCAATTTTACTAAAATTACAATGTGACACTAACTTAGAATGTTCATCAACATAAATACCTAGGTCTCCATTTCGTGATGGCCACAACAAATCAATCATTGTATCGTCATTAGGAGTTGCTTTGCCTTTCCATTTATATCCTTTTTCGTATAAATGATAAATCAACTCTTCTAAAAACTGTTTGTTTTGGATATAGTATAATCTATTCATACTTATTCATCACTCCAAATGTCTGAATTAAGAAAGAACATAGAAGTTTCATAATCTTCGTCACTAATATTGTTTTCTTGATGAGCTTCATTGACAATATGTAAAACTGTATTTAATTCTTCATCGTGTTTCATAATTCTACCCCACTAATCTCTTCTATCATTCGAGCCACATCTATACTTGATACATTTTCTTCTTTCTTAATAGCATGGCTAAGCTCGATACAGAAATCAAAGAATTGTATTTGTGACATTTTGTTAAAGTGCCCTAAATGATAGTGTTTCAAAATTAAATGAACAAACTTATCAGCATGGAATAGCTGTGTAAAGGTAACAACTTCGTCCCATTTACCATGCCATACTTTAACCTTATATTCTTCCCATTCTACTGAATTTTGTGTAACTGAGTTATATACATCTTTATAACTTGTTTCAGTAATACCAATTCTTAATTCCATTGAGTTACCTCACTATGCTGTGACAAATAAAAATTATTTACTATCTGGTTTCGTAAGATGTCTAGTTTCATATCGAACTCATATCCAGTTAGTTTGTCATAAAACCCACGTTTGTTAAGTTTGGAAACAATGTCGATAAAATCAAGAGCAGACTTTTCGTCATAAAACTCATATTCTACGTTATATTCATAATATACTCGTACAATATGCTTTTCTATTTTGCGGCCATTTTTATCATACGTTGTTTTACATCTTCTATCAACTCTTAACTCCATTACTACTCCTTATTGTTTTTATCAGACCATTCATCTACTATATCGTTTCGCAATCCCTCTAATACAATATAAAAGTCATGGTCAGTTAGCATATCGTACATTCTACTTTCGTTTAGTTTAACGACAATTCTGATAAATTCAAGGGCTGATTCTTCACTATAAAACTCATAGTATTCTGGGTAGAATTGATTCCATACTCTAACAGTATGCTCTTCGTGATTGTGTTGAGAATTGTTATACATGGTTTCGTATCTATCACGCTTTAAGTCAATCTTTAATTCCATTCTTGTACCACCTATTTAACCTTGGCAATTCCCCAATTAAGGTTCAATTCTTTCATCGCTTTCTCCGCTTCTTCTTTGGTAAACAATATATGCTCACCATAAACCATAACACTTTCTACAAAGTAAGTGTCACCATTTCTGGCTAATAATGATGTTTCTGAATGTCCTTTAAGACGTAGTCTATCTGGGGCGTAAATTACGTATTCTCGTTTAACCCTTTTGCGGACTGTACTTGTTTGATTTGGAATGATGTATGTAGTATTATCTAATTCCTCTATTGTATTGCAATATAAGACATTATAATCGTCTTTGTTAATAGTACTGTCGTAATATACTCCATCTTCTTCTAAAACAATGAGCAGTTCTTTACTTTCGTCAAAGAAATTCCATAACAATTCTGCAAACTCCATATCACGCAACTCGTCACCATTCGCCCAAGAATATCTTTTATCCGCAAGGTAAAACAATAACTCTTTTAGGTACTCATAAGAATTTACTCTAAACGCTAGTTCCATTCGTACACCTCATAACCGAATAAATACATCTTGACAATCGTTTTGGTAATCATATCATTTACTTCGCCATCTTCTGCTAGTAAATCAAACCAATCGTAAATCTTTTCGTTTTGCAAGTCGTCTATACGTTCGATTTTATCAATCATATAATCTACTCCACGATAAGAATTTTCATCATACCATTCAGCAAGAAATTTTGGTACTTTAGGCTGTAAAGATTGTAGGTACTCAAATACCTCAATAATAGTATCTTTATTGACGGCATTGTTGTAAATCATATTCTTAAGTTCATAAATCATTTCGTTTACATCGTTCATAATCTACACCTCTTCAAGTTCCCAATCCACTCGTAACAACTGCATGACTTTCTTAGCTTCTTCTACAGTGAATCTCGTAGCGTCTCCAATATATCCCGAAATGAAGTAACAATCTCCATCATCATACTCTTTATAAACATAATATGTTTCTTGGGCGTCCCAAGCAGACGGTGATTTAATAATTACCTCTGAAACTTCATTATACCCAAACAAAATCATGTTCTTAACAATGGTATAGAAATTGTCCTTTTGACCATTGAGCCAGTCGTATACATTCTGTGGAAGATACATTCTCACGTTCAATTTTTCAATATTGTCTAACTTCTTTTCTTTTTCTGGTAGAGACTCAAACCATTGAGCAACACTTTTAGGTACATCAACAACTAAAGACGATAAGAAGTTTGTTAACTTTTCTGTTCTCTCAACGGTTAAATATGAATTTTCAACAACTTCAATTATATCGTTAATCATATCAATAGGTTTATCGTACATATTATTCTACCTCTTCCAATTCCCACTTAATACCTAGCTCTTCCATTAACTTGATTGCTTCTTGGCGTTCAAATGTATCTGCTTGTTTCTTAAATACAAGCTCGTACTCACGAAAATCATACGATACAGAAAGATACAATTCTTCTTAACTCCATTTGTTTGGAGCTTTAATATACATCTCGTCAAAGTCGTTTGTAACAACATACCCGAAACGTTTGATGTTTTCGACCAGTTGGTTAAAGGTCATATCGTGCTCATTTAACCATGTGTCAGTTTGATTGTATAGCTTTAGAGTGCCCGAACCCTCGATATGAGTTGTTCTGTACCAGTCAGCTACATATTGTGGAACTTTGACTTTAAGAGACTTAAGGAACTCAATCGCTTTCTCTTGTCGCACTTCCTCTTTCCAGTCGCTTGCTTCAAATAGATTTAATAAATAAATTGCGTCTTCTAACTCTTTACTCATGCTACTCCACCTTTTCTAAGTCCCAGTCAATTCGTAACTTATTCATTGTTCGTTCAGCCTCAGCTTCTGTAAACTTGGTTGCGGAACTCATGTGCATAGTTAACCCATAAACATCTGGAACAACTCCTACACCGTAAACAAGATATGGTGTTTCATGTTCGTCCCATTCTTTAGGCGCTCTGATGTAGTACAAATCATCTTCTTTAACGATAGCTCCGAACTGGCAAAGATTTGCTATTGCTTTCATAACTACCCAAGATGGGTTAGAAAAATAATCTTCATTATCCCAAAAGTCATAGAACCACTGACGTACCTTTTTACCCTCTTCTGTTAAGTTTTCAGAATGAAGTTGCTCATAAGCTCCGCTAGGTCCTCTACTGTTTATCCAGTCAATAACGAACTGTGGTAATTCGGGTTTGAGAGACTTTATATAGTCTAATGCTTCTTCTACATCTTTGCTTTCATCTTGTTGATACTTACCCTCTAATACCTTAATAGCTTTCTCTAGCCCGTTCAGTTTCATGGTTATCGGTTCCTTTCTCCATATCTTCAATCATGCTCTTGCAAGCGATAATCTTGCGCAAACTCTAAAATTTCAACAATATTATCAAGGAAGTTTCGCAGACTTTTTAGTATGATAAAAGTCGTATTTTATCATATCCCCATCATCAAAGAAGACGGTTAGCTGGTTTCGATGTTCCTTTACAGACGGGTCAAATACCGTCTCTGAAATCACTTTTGAAATTTTAGTGTTCATAATTAAACTCTCCTATGATTGAGCCAACCATTTGTAATAAGTTTCATTCAAAGTACGCTCTCCCAGATGGTATAGATAATCAACTTTAGCATTATAATCATTACTAATTAACCATGGTTGTTTAACAAAATCAATCAAATCATCTAGTCGCTTAAGTGTATCTTCTTCTGTAGTCATTACATTACTATTCCGCCATAAGTCAAAAGATGGGCTATATATAGTACATGATGGTTTGAATTTGTCAATGTCGTATTCAAACTCTGCGTACAAAAATGGCTGTGGTGTATGGGTTGGTTTGAAATCTTGGTCAGGAAAACACATATACCAAATACCAAACATAACTAAAGGAATTTCTTTAATAGAAAACTAGATAGTAGATAGGTCACTATCGTAACGCTTGTGGTGAATAATATAGTTAAACCCATACTCTTCTAGTTTACCTACTACCTTGTTGTAGAATTTATCAAATACTTCTTGTTTCATTTCCGACCCACTTTCTGCTCAGCACTAACCTCGGCATACAAATCGCTAATAACGTCGTGCGCGTCCATTCCTCTCATATCTGGATAAGCAATAAACGTATTAATTACTCTTTCTACAAAAATTGTAGCGTACTTATCACTACTAAAATGATACGAAATCTGAATCATTCCCTCATACTGAATAGATACCTTGTACTCACATGGGAATTTTCGTATTGTAGCGCAGTCAACACCGAACCATTTCATATTTTGACGTTTTGTTTTTGTAACTGATTTTAGCTTCATAATTCAATATCCTTTACAAATCTAGCTAATTTATATAGCCTTTCTATTGTATATCTACCCTCTTCTAGCACAATAGGTTCTGTTGACCTTGTTAATCTTCTCAAAATATTATTTGAGAAAATTCTAGCACCACGATTGGTATTGAACGAAAATAACATCTGTTCTCCGTTATACACTACTAACACTTCGTATTGAACGCTGTAGTATTTATTGGTAGACTTGCATTGACTCTTAATCAGGGTTTGTAAACTCATACAATCTCTCCACTATGAACCTTGTATCGTAAATCTTCAAGGAATCTAACATTTTCATCTTCAAACTTTAATGCAGATGGCAAAGTTCCATCGTTGTAATATTCAACAACTTTAGATACGAATAAGTTAACTTTTTCCTCATTGTAAAATACAAAATCTAAATTGTATCCACCAGAAATATAGATGTAAACTGTATATTCTTCATCAGGTTCGTCCATCTTGTTTTTCTTAGGAACCAAAAACTCTTCATCGTAATCTAATTCAAAAGTGCTTAACAATGATTTTCTTACTACTGTAATATTAAACGTTTTAAGCCCTAATCTCATGTTATTTTCTTCCTCTCTTTACCTTATAAACCTATTATATCATAAGTTCGGGTAATTGTCAATAGTTTTTATGAATTATCTTCACTTTTAGACAAAAATGATTGTATCATTATCAGAACTCTTTTCAATCATTATTGAAAATGGCCCGTCACACATTATGTTGTCTTCGCTTACACGTATACCTAAGTCATTTTCGTAAAGGCTCCATACATAGTCAACCATATTGATATTGTTATCATATACCATTTCAGACCATAGACAATTCTTTTTAGTTAAATAATCAATTAACTCTTGAAAGTATTTCTTACTATCAACCTTATAAATCGTTGCCATTAGGGTTCTCCTTATTACGTTCAAAATAATAATCATTCAGCTTGTCAAAACCTACAGTATATCCATTACGAAGATTTGCGTCTATTTCTTCTTTATCACTACCGCTTAATGATGAATACCAGTCATCAATCTCTTGTGGTAATTCGTTCCATTCCCAATGATATTGCATATCTTCAGAAATCTGTTTATTCTCAAAACTCTCGTCAATCCACTCTGCCACAAACTCTGGAACATAAGGCTGAATACCTTCAAGCCCCTCTAAGAAACAGCATACATCATCAATATCATCTTGATTATACTTTTCATTAGGTTGGTAATCGTACAACATTCCTAACGCTTTTACCCATTCATTTGCCATAGTTAGCTCTCCTTACAATCAACAATCTAGTACAATCATTGCACAACAATGTTCGTTCTCTGGTAATTTTAGAGAATACTTCGTATCGCTCAACTCGTTGATACGATTTACAAGCTCTATCAAACACTCGTCTAAATCTGCTTTCGTAAATCGCTCGCTTAACTCATACTCAATATACTGAGCAACCTCTCTTTTATGTTTGTAGTGTACTACACCAAAAATATCATTTAAGCAAGCCTCACCACTACCGTTACACGAGTTTTTGAAAATGATATAGCTATCAATCTCGTTCCATGACATATCTTTAACATCTGGCGTTAAGTAACTCTCTTTGTTAAAGTGCTTAGGTCTTGCACAACAACTACATGAGCCTTGGTATGTAGCGGCAAAAATCGGTAACTGATATTTAACTTGTAACTCTTTCATGATTTCCATGACTTGTTTCCATGTTGGTTTCGTGCTCATAATCATTTCCTCATTTCCTTAACTTATGAACCTAGTATAACATAAAAAGGACTTATTGTCAAGTCCTTTTCGTAAATTATTTTAGAGATTTGCTACTTTTATTCTTCAACCATGAGTTGAGTTTACATTACATCACGACTATCTAGTATCTTATAAAACACATCATTGAGCTTTAATGATACTACAGCAAAATCGTTACTGTCTTTTCTAACCATGGTTCGAGCGGTAAATGTAGCAACGTGTTCGCCACTCACATCATAAATAAAGACTTGGATATTGTTTTTAATCATATCATCAGTAATTTCTTGATGTAAGTCTTTCACTACAATATCTTTTACTACTACGCCTGTTTTTGTATAAGCCCACCCTTGAGAAACTGCTGTACCTTTATATTCGCTTTCTGCTATATACAGTACTTTTCCATCGCCAAAAATTAAATGGTTTGGGAAATATGAAGATGAAGACGATACAATCTCTAATCCTCTCAGTTCGTTTTCTAAATGATTTAATTGTCCATATTTAATCATAAATGTCTCCCTTGTTTTGTGTTAATCAAGGTCTCCATAGTAACGATGTCCGTCTTTGTGAAGCTCTCTCAATTCTTCTTCGGTTGGTTTGCGCAACTTAAAGTCTGGAACCATTCCAGTCACTTCATAAATAGCCCCTGATGTATAGTTGTCTCGGAACAACAATTCCGCAATCTCTTCTTTTGTATCGCCATAGCCAATGTATTCGTCGTAGTCTCCACACATTTCGCATGGCCCGAAATCTTCTGGCTCATCTAATAAATAGATATTACCTACACAACTTGCATAAACATATTTGCCCATTATTTATCCTCTTTCTGCTCTTCTGAACCTAACAAAAGCTCAGCGCCTGTTTGAATTTCTTCTTCTGTAAACTCTAAATTGTCTAAATCTAAAACCTCAGAAATAATGATTCCCATAATATCACCTTTTAGTAATTGTTAAAATATACGTTACCACCTACATTGACACCATGGCGACCCATCATGTTTGCGTATTCAGCACCCCAAAAGTAATGGAAATTATGAACTGGGCCATTCTTCAATACATCGCTTACTGCTTTCTTTACAGTCTTAGATGTGTTACCTAAATACTTTTGGTAATGACCCGCTCCATAGGCTTCAAATTGTCCCTCTGCAATAACAGTATCGTAAATTGTATTGGCATTAAATTTAGGGTTCTCGGTACGGTTGACAATAGTAGAGGCTACCCATAATGAAGATTCATAATCGTCTCCACCCTCTTGTTGAACCACCGCAACTACAATATCATATTGCCATTTTGGTAATCGGTACTCTTTAGCTTCTGCCTTTACTGACGGAAAAGCCAGTGTAAATACTACTAATAATAAACCTAATAATCGTTTCAAATAAACACTCCTATTTGTATAAACTAAACAACCGTCCAATATCACTTGGTAAGTGACCATCATACTCTGGGGCTTTTTCAAGCTCTTTCACATCAAACATATCCCAACGTTCATCGTGATAGTGGTAGCTATAGTCACCCTCTGGTGTTGTGATACCAACAATAAACAATCCGTCCCACATTGTACCGTCACTATGTAAACGTGACTTCCAAGCGTGTTCCTTGTTCGCTTTACATACTAATGAGAATAGTACTGCACGATGATAGTATAGCTCGTTAAATGTATGGTAGCCATCACTAATATCTTTGACACTAATTCCGTTATCTTTCATAAACTGTAATCGTTTATTCTCTAAAAACACATGAGCGTTAGTCATATCAGAGTTAACATCTAACTCACCGAATGAAGCGATGAAATCGTCTGTTGATTCTACAAATGTATTATAGAAATCTTCCAACTCAATCTCTTTGAACTCAATAATACGCCCGTCAGAGAACGTTGCTAAGATTGGATATTCTTCAATCTGAGATACGTCAACATAAACATCTGCCATACTTTCTGTAATTTCTCCATGTTGGTCTTTATACTTTGCCAACTCAAGTTGTGTTGCAATGAAGTCAGCTAACTTTAAGTGCTCGTAACTGTCCTTAATAAATACTGTACGTTGCATTTTACTCTCCTATAAACATCTTTTTGATTTTGCTTTGCATGATTGACAGAATTTCATGGCTAACCTCTCCAATCTTTCTATCAACTCTTTCTCGACTAACAGACCTAATATCTTCCATTTGAGCAACTGAACTGTTCTTTAGAAATGAGTGTAGATAGTAATAGTTACTAATAAATACCTGAGTATCGTTCAACTTGTATCTCCCACTCTTCATCTTGTTATTCAGTGATGTAATCGGAACAACGATAATGTTAGGGCTAAATACATTATCTAGCATGACAACTGCTGGTCTAACACCATTCTTTTCTGCTCCGACATTCTGCCCAAAGTCAACGATTACTACGTCTCCTTGTTTGAAGAACACTCTTCGTTCTCCTGATAATATAAGAACACAATATGCTTAATCTTCTGCAAGACTGGAATATATGCGTCATTGATTTCGTCCCAAGCACTGTGTAGGTTAAGCTCTTTAGAACGATTATAAATAAGTTGGTTAATAAGGTCTGTCGCTTTCGCAAGGTCACTCATATCGAATGATGGCCTGTGTTTACAGTTCATATCATCAGCTCCTATAATATTACTATACCATAATTATCGCATTTTGTCAAGAGTTTTTATCTCAACAAAATGCGATAAAAATAAAACTTTCATTTTATCTATGCGTTTGAGTTCCAACGAAACGCAAGAGTAGCCTCTTCAACTTTAACTGGTTTGACCCTAACTTCTACCTCGATAGCATTGTACGAAAAGTTCATTGTAACCTCTTGCTGACCACTATTTACATATCTGCGATACTCATTGAAAAAGATGTTGCTACATTGCTCAATAGATAGCGGTCTTTCGCCAAACTCTTGTTTTAGCATAATACATCTATCACCCTTGTAAAGAGCTTCAATTTGTAGCTCAGCAAATCTTTTGGCGAACAACTCTAGTCGTTCAGTAAAACCGTCAATCAGAACTTGTTGAGGGTCTACAGGTAATTGAATTACCTTTCTGTAGTCTTGATAGCTCATAATTACTTCACCTCTAATGCTCGAATATAAGCGTACTCACTATAATATAAGCTAATATTCTTAAACCCATCTTTCAAGATATACTGGTCTTGAGAAAGATATGGATTAGCTTTATACCCTTTACGAATCAAATATTCGTGAGCGTCTTTCTTTTTGTTAAAACAAAAGAACTCTTGGGTATAACACGCACCCCATACACTATTATTGTTACGATATTCAATCGTATAAACCTTTTTCATAAATCATTATACCCCACAACCGCTTGCTCAATAACATCAAAATAATCGAAAAAGTCAGTACATAACACGTTGAAATAAGGGCCGTCTTCACTACCAACATACCAACAAAGCATGGTGTCGTAAAAATATCCATCAAACAAATAGTCTTGCGCTCGTGCTTCAACTAGTTTACCAGTAGCTTTTTCTCTTACAAGGTGTTTAATCATACCAAATCTACACTCCTAATTCTAGCGTATGGACCTCTATCTCTTACACGTCTTTCGTTACCAAAGTACATATACCAATCTTCTTTTGTATGTCTACCAGTGACTTCCGAAACATGGAACCAACCTTTATCTTTTAAGAACATGTGGGCTTCATCACGTTTCTTGAAAGCTGTCTCTTCATTCCTAGAACGGTATGCGTCTACATCTTCTGTGTACTCGATAATGTAAATCTTTTTAGGTTTTGTTGCTCCTGACATTATTCTACCACTCAATATTCAAAATCATAAAGGTATCTTCTTTATCATAATCATACTCCCAAGAGACGTGTAAACTCATTGTATCTTCAAACATATCTTCTAATCTCTTATACAGTACATTTAATAACTCATGAACTTGTCTATACAATAAGTATTGATTGTCAAGATAATAAATATCAATATATGTTTCTGTTTGTCCATTTTTAGCTCTGCTAATTGCTTTCTCAGTAATTTCTTTAACCAACCTATCAATCGGAAGATGGTCAATACTAGTTTCGATTGGTTCTTCAATAGGTGGTCTACCGTCTTTTTGACGTGCTACAGTTGCTAGCTTTCGTAGACTAATCTTACCATCTTTACACTCTTCCCATTCACCATCTTCGTTTACTTGGCAAAGTTTTGGTTCGGACAATTCGATAGATACGTCTGAAAATTCTTCTGACGACAACCACATTGTCTCGTATTCTTTTTCAAACTCTTCAAAGTCTTTCTTAAACTTTTTAATATCTTCTTCGTTCCAAGACTCTATCTGTTCTGTCAACTTCTTAATCTTGTCTAAAGCAGTCATGTCACCACTCAACCTTTCCATGTTTATCCTTGCGCTTAAAAGACCCCTTGCCTTTCTTTGGCTTGATAACACCGACACCTCGGTTAAGGTCTTTATAGTAGTTACCAACATTATCTAACTTGATTTTAGTTGACGGCTTGAACTTCATTGTTTCTCTCACTCTGAACACTTCCTTTCATTCATGATATTACTATACCATAAAATCAAGGAAGTGTCAAGTGTTTTCTCAACTAATCTTTACTTGTATATCCAATCGCAATACCATCTGCTATGAATTTATCATAAAAATAATAACCACGCAAGCTAACAACAAATTCTTCTTCAAACATTTCGTCCAATAACTTTTCAACCTTGAGTTGGTATTGTTTGTCTTGGACAAAATTATTAAGGTTGCCAAACTCTGGGTCAACTGATAACAACTCATTTTTGGAAATAAAACATGAGTACCTAATCCCGTTACCCACCTTTTTACCAGTAAGTAGTGATGATAATACTTTATGGTATAGCATGAGAGATAACTTGTTGCTTTCTGTATGGTTATATACTTGTGCTAAATGATTAAAACTATGCTTTGTACTCATGGTAATTCCTCTCTTAAACTCAGGCATTAAATTTCCAACTATCGTGTAGCATTTTCACATCATCAAAGAGCCAATTCAATTCATGGATTGTCGTTCCATTCTTTTTCATTTCTCTAAAGATTTTTCTGTTATTGATAAGTAGCTCAATGTCATAACTTGGAATTTCTACGTCTCGTTCTTTCGTGTTCTTAACGTCATTCTCCATAGATTCTAGCATTGATTCGATGTGTCCTACCATTACTTGTCGTTCTTGTGATGTCATAACAAACACCCTTTCATTTAGTATACGTATAGCATATCATAAAATCGGGTGTTTGTCAATGGTTTTGCTAACTAATTTTACCCAAACCTAAATCTAACCCAGTAAATGTTTTAATTACATTATAAGTGGACTCAATCATTTGACTATAGCTATACCTATCCCATAAACAACCCATAATTCTATCTAACAATTTCAAAACCTCTTCAAACGATTGAAATTCACGCTCGCAATTATACGCAAGTTCCAAAATAGTACTAACAAAGAAATCTGCCTTACTCGCCTGTTTAATATCATAAATATATTTATATTGGTTTTTACAAAAAATATGTATTTGATATTGGGAAGACTGATGGTCAACATCGTAACAGTAAGGCTGTTTTTCCATTTGTAGTGTACGGGAAACAATGTCGTGAACAATTACTTTTTGAATTACGTCTCTAAACTTCATTATCGTCTACCCTTGTATAAAATGTTTCTTTTATAGTCCCCACGACACATACACGCTTAACGATTTAGGGAACTTGTTTGAGCCTACATGAATACTCACATAAAAAGAATCAATATAACGTTCTTTTAACTTGTTTAAGATAAACTCTTCTAACACCTCAACCTCAATGTTATTTAATTCTATACCACCTATAAGCGTATCAAAGTTACGAATAAATGTAAGATGGCTTGAGTCTCCTTTTTTAACAGCCCTCAAAATGTCTTGATGAACTGCCTCAAATATCTTTTCAGAAGCTGACTCCACACTTTCTTTACACTGCTCTTTCAAAGATCCTCTATTATCTTTTGCTTGAGCTAATAAGTTAGGTTTATCCTGTGAATCTTCTTCTACATCTAAAGTAAACCAACTATTTAATTTCTTTAACCATTTGAACACAACACATTCTCCTTAATCAAAAGTAACCCAATCATATTAAAACAACCCTTTCTTTTGTTGTTTTTTCTTCCAGTCAACAGTAACTAAGAAGTCACTATCAAAAAAGCTTGAAAAAACCTTTATACTAAAACTGCCTTTGTATATATTAGCAAGTTCTTTTTCTAAATATTTCTTAATCTCTTCGTAATAACGAGATTTAATATAGGGTATATGGTCTTTTGACGTATTAAAACTAGTAATTGAATAATTTTCACCATCTGCAACATATCTTTGAATATCTTTATTGACCTTATACAATATACCATTAAAGCTATTGTATACAGCGTTGTCAGTAATTTCTTTTAATGAATCTTTATTCTTGTCCGATATAACCCATCGCTTAAAATAATCGTATAAAATATTGTCTGCTTCAACTTCTTTATCGTCCCATCTTGTAAATACATAGACGCTTTTACCTAAATAGTTGTAGTCTGAATCAATACTTACTTCTATATTTTCTGAATACAATAAACTTAGTCTATCCAATAAAATATTTTTAATTAACTTATAATGGTCATAATTAAGATTGTTAATCGCTATATCTTGTTCTGTAACCATACTTACAAACATATCTGTATTATCGTAATGTCTAAAAGACGCAAAAGACGTGGTGCAATAACAATAACCTTGTTTTGCCTGTTCTACAATTTTATTATTAACCTTTTCAAAAATATAATCAATATAAGGCTCCACTTCGCTATACAACTTGCGGTCAATCATACTCTTGCTGTCTTGAGACTCTTGCAATAAATCTCGTTTACCAGTTGGTTCTGAATTGTCAACCACAAACAATCTTTTCAAAACATCTAACATGATTACGCCTCATTCCATTCTCGATTAAAAGTAATCGTAATAAATCTTTCTGTATAGTCGTCCCCATACTTATCGTATTGAATCTCAAAATCATCGGTAAAGTATCTTGATAAAGCAAACTTAACATCTTCAATAATATCGTCAGGGTATAAGTCTCTCAGTCCAATTCTGTAAAGTTCGTCTACACTAATACAATACTCTGTTTCTTCCTCGTTTATAGCGAAATAAACAGCCATGTCTTTATATATATAATCTGACAACCTGTCAATTACTGGTTGTTCATTAAACTCTTTAATATATTCTTTTAATGAATATATCTTCATTCTCTTCATAGAGAACATAGGTTCACTTGGCGATTCAAACATTTCCATAAATCAAAACCACCTTTCATTTACTATACACTTAGTATAGCATAGAAAGGTGGTTTTGTCAAGTACTTTATTGAAGATTTTTAATCTTTAATCAACTTTATTTTGTATCAACAATCGCTTGTTGAGTTTGAACCTCAACCCAACCATGTTTCAAACGTGCCTGAGCTTCAATATATTGGTTCATTTCATTAGTTACACTAGATGAAATAACCTTGTTTGCATCAGCTTCTGCCTGAGCTTCGATAGCTTTCTTCTCTGCGTCAGTTTTAGCTTGTAACAACTTAGTTTCGTTCTCAACCTTAATCTTCTCTTGTTCTTGTTTCGCTACGTCAATAGCTTTCTGAGCAACAGCTTCGTTTTGAATTGCTAATTCGATTTCATCTTTAGCGTCAGAGTCAAGGATTGTCAATGACTTAAATGTTAAACCAAACTTTTGTAATTCGTTACGAACATTATCGTTGATTTGTTTGTAGACTTCATTACGTTTAGGTCCCAAGATGTCAAACACATCGTAGTCAACTGTAACCTGTTCTACCGCACGTTGCACGACTGGCTTAACAAGTTCTTTGTTAACTCGGTCTACTTCACGAAACTGCTTGAATACAGTTAGAGCATCGTCACCAAGAATTTGATACTTCACGTCAACAGATGTATCAATATACTGACCATCATGAGTCTGTGTTGTAACTTTATCTAAGTTCACTGTTTGAACATCAGTTGGAATCTTGTAAATCTTGTCAAAGAATGGCTTCTTAAAGTAGAAACCGTTAGCTAACGTCTTCTCCTGAACGCCACCACCAAAGCCATTATAGACAACACCTACATGGTTTGCGGGAACGTTAGCAATCGAAAACGGTAGTAAAATCAACCCGATTACCAAGAGTAAACCAACAACTGAGCCAACTACAGCTCCAATATTCACACGAGTATTTCGCATAAAATATCTCCTTTCTTATTTGTTAACAGATTTAACTGTTGAATATACTATATCATAAATCTTTAGATTTGTCAATAGTTATTTTGTAAATGGCTTTACTAATTTATTTTTCAAACCTTGAATTGTATCTCCATACAGTTCATTAAATGTTTTAATTGCTTCTAAAATTACACCAATTAAAAATAATGTTAGTATAATAGACATAGATACAACTATCAGGATAAACAAAAACATTACAATTAAACTAATCCATATTACCATCTTCTTGTCTCCATAACTTATTTACAATCCATTTTGTCGCAAATGCCTTAATGTTAGTAAATATACCTACAATCATAACTACTAGCGACATTGCTAACATAATAGCTGCAATAGATAAGAATAAAATGCTAACAAGGTCCCATAAGAACGAAAGAATATCCATCATCATAATCGTTAACTCCATATAATATTAAGACAGTTACAACTCTTACAATTACTGTGGTAAGTAGTTATATGAAATACATTAGAAAACCGTTTATTCAAAGCCTTTAACAACATATCTATAACAATATCTGTATCCTTGTCATTAAACTCTGGACTTAGATACACCTCAGTATAATTCTTACCGTTTTGAGCAAGTAAAAAGATTTCTCCCACAACTCTGTTCACTTCTGCTTTGTATTGTTCTTTTGTTTTACCGTCATAAACTTTATTCAAGTCTTGTCTAAAACCATACTGCAAGAACTTAAGTAATCTGTAGGCCCATACTTTGTTTAGACCATCATCTTCATAAACCAATACGAACTGCATGATAAATACAATAAATACCATGAATAAAAATAGCATATATATCCACATAATCTAATCTTCCTTATTTCTTAAAATAACAATCAACATACCAATCATCAACCCTATATAGAAAGGGATAAGAAAATCTGAAACCGACATAATAATTACCAACTCCAAGAAATAGTAATAGTAGCTTTTACTTGCCATTTGTATTTATATTCTGTAGATTCTATATTAACTATTACGCTATCTCTAAAATTATCTTCAAGCAACTCTTTAATACACTGGATATTTTTAATGTAACAGTGTTGGTTTGAATATACTCTTTCTATACATATACTCTTTTTACCAGACGAACTAGCGTTATACATTGATTTTACTATTTCGTACAAATCTTCATAGTCAACAGCAGAATCAATATACATACCTGACAATGGCATTTGACTAATATCAAACAGTATTTTTACAATAAGTAAAACTATTACAATAAATAGTACACACCACATTCTGCTCACCTACTCCCAAGACGTAGTGATGGTAGCTTCGACAGTTCCGTCGTATTCCAACGCTTTTACATCAACCTTAATATCGTCTATAAAATTGTCTTCAATTATTACTTTAATATATTCAATATTTTTCTTATAAGCGATTTGGTTCGGATACGACTTTATAAATTTAACACTCTTTTTACCATCTTTGCTATACTCAAGCATTAAAGTAATTAACTTTTGTGCACCATCATAATCAATAAGAGCATTGTTAGAAATATCTGACAACGAAACTTTACGTTCGTCCTTAAATATTGACCACGCAAACCAAAACATTAAAACAAAAGGTAAAACAAGCGATAAATATACCATTCTACTCACCTACATACTCAAATCGCCCGTCTAAAAACTCCGTAGCTGGCCTTGTCCAGTACATCGGATAAGCATTGCCCCACTCACGATATACCACTAGAGGTGTCAGTGTAGCTTCTTCATAAGCTACACCGACAACGATATACCGATTACCAGTTTTCACATGACGATACTCTTTATTGACATGAACCTTGGATAGTAAACTTGCTAAACCACTCATACGTTTCCACCTTTATCTTTGTATTCATCTAAAATTGAATTGATGGTCTCAATAGTTTCTGCAATACCTTTGTTGTCTAGGTAAATGGTTTTGTTTTGACTTTCATCAAAGCTCTCAATCTTACACTCCATAATAGCTAAACCATCTTTGTATCGTTTGAATACCTCTCCAGAGTAAGGTGTAAATTTGGCTTTCAGGATAGTGTTATTATCTTTATCATCGAACATCAAGGTATACCAAACATTATTAAGTACAATGATGTAATCTTTGTATTCTTCTTTGATATGTTTCTCGATAAGGTTATAATAACCGTTACAGATTTGGTATAAGATGTTAGATAAGCCATATTCTGAAATGGTTTCTTCATCGTTTTCTAACATCAAAATCTTTTCCATCATATCGGCAGACTCTTCTGCTACATCGTAATTGACTTTACCAATTTTATACCTGTTATTGTTTTTGAATACTAAAGATAAAGTAGCATTGTCTTCCGAATCTTCTGGTTTGAAATATGTATAACCACGCTGTCTAGTATAAGTCGTAGGTTCTACTGCTAAACTATATTCTTTCACTTGATATTTATTTGTTGTGCCTTTTAATTTCTCAACTTTCATATTAAGATACTTTTCAAATAACAAATTGTCTTCGTATTTATTCCCTACAACATAACACTCAACAAATTTGTCTAGTGGCCATGTTCCATCATAAATACGATTCAAAAAGGGCTCTCCATTAAACGATGAAATTAAAGAAACGTCTTCTGACCACTTATTTGTTTTAGAAACAATATCTCCAAAATAAATAGGCTTACCATTAACGTCATTAAAACCAGTATAATCCATTTTAATACCGCTTTTTGGGATATAGTTTGTACCTTTACCAATGTATCTAGCTTCCATGGTATCCATATCCACAAAAGAAACAGTAAAGCTGTCACTATACATCATAAGCTGTTTGTCTTCTAACCAAAATCTATAACTTGAATTTGTCATATATCTATTTACTGAGCTCCTTTACGTTTTGCAACGCCATATTTCTTTACTACCTCTTTAACCGCCCAATCTGCTGATAAACTCATTTGTAACTGAAACCAAGTTGCCTCTTCAAGAGTAATATCTGATTCGCTCATATAAAACGCAATCATTGACTGATGAAAATTGTCATTCTTCATAAGTTTCAGTCGTTCAGTTATGGCTTTGTGAGGTCTAAAACCTTTAGTCTTCATGGTTTTCATATCCTAATTGCATTACTCTTTCGTACAATCCACATTCTTTTAACGCTTCAATTATTCTTGTAAAATATACTGCTCTCCATTCAAACCTGTATCCTTTGAATTTTCTTTTTCTTCGTTTGTTAGTCTTCATCTGCATAAATCTCCAAGATTTCATAGTTTCCAATGATAAACTTTATAGCGTCTTCTTTAGTCTTGAATTTAGCAGCGTCAATCATTGATACAAAATCACTATCTTTGTCCAGAAAATAATCGTTATCTACATCATAAACAACAAACTTTTTCTTTACTTCAACTGGCTCATAACCATTTCTATGAATATCCGAAAGTAATAAGAACAAATCATCGTGTGTGCCATCATTACCCTTAACTTTTTCTACCCATGAAGCAACTTTGACATAAAGATAGTCTGTTTGGTTGTAAACCTCTTCATTAAGGTACTCTTCATGAATTTCTAACAATCTATTCAGAATCTCTAACATTCCATAACAATGATGGTGCACATCGTCAAGAAATTTAGCTACATACGATGGGACTTTCACTGGTTGTTTTTCTTTCATAACTATCATTCCTGTTCATAAAATCATTGTTTTATCATTTAGCACTCTACTACCTTGTAATGAACATCTTTCACTACAAGAGAGCATACGCTGTAATACCAACCGCCATTACCATTATGAGCGTTACAATTAGCTCTTGCAATTACATTTTGGTTATGGTACACCATTACAGTAGCGAACTTATGTTTGCCTCTATCCGCTCTGTGATATGTTTTCTCGTCTTCAATCTTAACCGCTGTAATAACTGCGTCTAACTCGACATCATACCATTCGCCCTCTGCTCTCGCACAACACGACTGTTCGCTTTCTTCAATCTCAACGATTATATCATCATCAAGTTCGATATAATCATCTGACCAGTAGGTAATACGCTTGCCAACCAGTAACTTTTCTAAGTCTTCCCAGTTACCATAATTGATAAGTGACATTGAAGTTATCTCCTTTCCTCTCATTTAACTTACAGTATTATAATAACACAAAAAGGGCTTTTTGTCAAGCCCTTTTCTCAAATTATTTTATGTTATTTGCCAAGTTTTAATTTCGTCTAAGAACCATTTCAACACTTTATCGTCACAAATATATCTCTTGTCATCAGCATGACTGATTGATTTGCAGTCTTTAGCAATAAAACGAACTCTTAGCTTATACAGTGGCTTGCGCTCTTTGACATTGTGATAGAAATTCTCACTGTCAATGTTGCACCACCATACAATCATACCATTTGCTAAAGTCAAAGCTCTCTTACTACCTTCCCAATCTTCAAACTCGTCAGGGATAAGTGAGTTAATTGTTGCCTCGGTATACTTAACACCTTGGCTTACGATATACTTAAAATCTTCTACTGTTAGATTGTATGTATCATCTACACCAATCTTTTTACGTTTAACATAACCAATGTCATAAATGATATTCTGCAAGACTCGCTTATTTGCCACCATTGGTAGCTGAATAGAATCATTACTAAATTGGAATGTTAGGTTGTATGGTTCTTCGGCTGTACTTTCAATAATCTGACCACTATTAGCGTCTACTCTAAAATAGTCGTTAACATATTTACTTGCGGTCATGAAGTACAGTTTATTAAAAGTGTAATACTTACTCTTTACCAAACTGCACCTCTTCACCGAAATCTCCATGAATTTTGTTGGCTACGTCATTGATATACTCTTTCTCGCAACCCTCAAGAATCATGTCCCCATTAGGCATGACATAATAAGTATCAAACTCATAGATTTCATCGCCTTGGTAATCGTGGCCAATTATTTTTGCTACCTTTGGCTCCAAAGGTACTCCCATGCTGTCGTTCATTTATTAAACCTCTTGATTTAGCTCTTTGAGCTTTTCTAAAATAGACATTTTATCTAATGTCTTTAAGTAAGTGACAGCTTCTCTACCATCACTAGACTCGCAATATACTTTGTATTTGAAATCTAATTTACTTACAAAGCTAACTCCTGTAACTTCCCAATTATCGCACCGTAAACCAATCAGTTCTTCTTCATCGTCTTCTTTAATTGCCGATTGAATATTCTCAAGGTTTAATTCACTCGTAATAGTATAAAAAAGATATTGTCTGCTTTCAATCCATACAGAATAAACAACTTTCCCATTTTCGTATTGAGGAAAAATGTTGATAATCTCATTTTCATCATCTAATTTAAGCCCAACTAGGTTAGACTCAATAACCTCATACGAAGCCTTGATAAGCTCCTTTGTAATATTATAGTCTTCGTTGTATTCCACATTGCCTAACAATCCCGCCATGTGAAGATGGCAATGTTTAATATTGCTGTCTGCGAAAAATTCAAATGTGCGTCCATCATTAAAAACAATCGCCATAAGGTTATCGTCATAATGAGTGATTGAGTAAATCATTTCCTTAATACTTGCCATGTTTACGTTCAGACCTTTCTTTCTTATGTACTTCTCGACTAGTTGTTACTAGGATAAACCCGTCCGTTCCTTTGAACTCTACGAACTCTTTGTAATCATCGACCAAATCGTCAACGTCCTTAAACCCATGCTCAGTAACGATATGGTATCCATTAACCGTTGCATATACAGAGTAATCTCCTGTATAGTATTTCTTCAAGTCTTTTTCAAACTTGTCTAATAGTCTTCTATCGTCACTATCAAAATCAAATAGCCACTTTCTAGTTACGGTATCTTTACCAGAGTTTGCGACATAACGTTTTGCTAAAGAATCAGTTTTGCCGATGTTGAAATCAGGGTGCATTACAAGGTGAGCGATAAGGTCACGTTTAACTTTGCTTTCTAATCTACCGTTCAGTTGGCGATAGTATCTACAAAAACAATACTGATGATTGTATTTGCAGAACTCCTTAAATTCATCAATTAAAAACTCTTTACCTGAGATAAACACATTACGAACCTCAGTTCTAAGCATATCTCCATGGTCTTTATGTCTGATAACAAACTGATGTAAATATAACTCTTTATCACTCATTAGTGTCACCTTATATTTTTTCTACTTGTTCAATTAAGTCCTTGATGTTTTTATAGTAAACTCGTTGGTACTCTTTAGTTGGCAAAAGAACGTCTGAACACAGTTTAATTTCATCTTCATGCCAAGCGATATATGCACCAATAATCTCATAAGAATTGATTCGCTCTGGGGCTGAGTTTGTAGCTCTGTAATATGACATTTTTACAAACCCTTTAATATCTTTTTCAGACGCTTCTTTATGACTGTTACTCATATCTTTTAGAGTTAAGATAGTATCAAAATCATCTAACAAAGTTCTGTTATTAAATACAAACTCTTCTGCTGTTCCGTCACTATATACAACTTTAGCAATTAGCTCTTTTGCGTTTTTAATATCTGTGGTTTCGTCTTGTTTGTAAGACTTGGTTACTGTATCAGTAATATTCTTAACAAACTCTTTAATATAAATCTTTTTAGCCATACAGGTCTCCTATAAAACCATTATTTTATTCTTCAATGTTATTTTCTTGTTGCTTTGGTTTGAAGTTGCAATACTTTACATTCTCATTCAAGTAATGTCCATGCTCAGACGATAATAACGCATGATATACAATATCATGAGCTACACGATTTTCACGCTCACTATAAAAATCTGTCTCGCTGTCTTCTAAATCTTTTGCATCAAACACATCTAACCTAACAACTGTTTTGTCATGTACTTTAAGCCAACCAAATTCGTTCATCATGAATAAGATTTTAGACTCAAACCCTGACACGTATGCAGACAATACCATATCATCTTCATCTGTAAACCCAACTACAAAATACAATTCGTCCTGAGCGTCATGGAACTCTTTTAAGTCAAAGTTTCCAGTCAACACTCTTACTGTATTTAAGGTATACAGAGCGATAAACATAATGTAGTAAAGCATTAGCTCAGAAATAACTGATATAAGGTCAAGTTTAATAATTGATAACAGTAAAGATACTAACAAAAGCAATAAAGATAAAGCACATAACATACTGTTCATAGAACGGTTTTTAACTAATTGCAATACCCAATACACTGATAACTTATTTTCTTTATTCATACCAAACACCAATACACCTCTTAATCTTCAATCTCCGATAGTTCCCAGTTAATATTAGAACTCTTCATGAAATCTTCTACACCTTGCTTTGTAAAGATTGTAGCGTACTCTTTTTCCACAAATTCAGTATTTTCGTCAACATATCTGACAAATAACGTTTCTTTATATCTAGTCCAATTACTTGGACATTTAATCATGTACCGCCAATCTTTATCTACAATAACACTGTCTGAGTCCATAAAATATTGACAGAAAATAAGCGTATGTTCAGAATCTTCCTTGAGCCAATTTTTAACAGCTTTGTTGTTTACATTTTTAATTGAGAAAAACAAATCATTATGGAAACTTTTGATGTCGTTAATATATTTGGCTACAAATAGTGGGATTGAATACATCATGTTAATCTACCTTTCTACTCTTGGTTCATTCGTTTATTAGCGTCATGTACTAGGTAAGCAATAAGACCTACAAACGATAATACAGATACTCCTAAAAATGTTAATAGTACAATCATAACTATCTTTCCTTTTGTTCCAAACCCTGTTGCAACTTACACAACAGGGTGGAACCTAAATTTTCTACTCTTCATCTTTCCAAACAAACAATGCGCCTACTGCATTAAATGTATAGAAGACATACTTCCCAACGTTGGCGAAATTTCCTTGCGTCAATGCTTTAGCAAACTGAACCAAGTTATATACTAACCAAAAACTCCATTGGGTCGTTAACTTCAATGCGTTTAATCCGTTAGCTACAAGAGATAACCCAAATGCTACCGTTGTAATATATGCTAATGTATTCATATTACCGCCATAACCAATGTAGTTAGTAACATAAGAGAACGCCATGGCTCCAAACACAATGAATGGAACAATAATTTTTAATTGCTTCTCTGAGACTTTATTAGGTTTACCTTTTTGTGACTCTTCCCATTTCTTAATAGCAACTGTATAAATGATAAACGTTACAGGATAAGTAATAATAGCCGCTTTATTACCTAAGATGTAATCAATCGCTCCTGACAGAACTGTATTGATAATACCTAGGTAGTTACCCGCCTTGCTTAACTGACCTGTAAAGCGTGTTGATAGCATTGAAATACCAACGTTCGCTACTGAAATAATTCCTAACGGAACTAATGCAGTCCAAGGACCCCAGTCAACAAATTTATCTAGTCGTGTTCGTAAGTAGCCTGACGCAATAGCGATACCAACTACTAAAGCAACACCAATTAAGTCAAAGTATTTCGACTTAGCAAATCGTTTTAATAACTCTTTCATTAAAAATTCCTTTCTTATTTAATTAACTTACAAGTATACTATACCATAAAGTACTGTATTTGTCAAGTACTTTTGCTAATCTTCCTTAAAGTTTTCTTTGACTACCTTATAAATACTTCTTACCATATTATCATTAGCAATGTCTTTGTTTCCTTTTAGGATAATAATAGCTAACGATTTAGTCGCTTGGTCAGTATCTAGTTCTGCAATTTCTCTCGTGGTAGAATATTCTGTAGCATAACTGTAAGCGTTACGAATAATGTCGTCAACAAACTTAGCTACCTCGTGAACCCATTGCTCTTTCTTGTTCTCACGCTGATTGATTAAAGCGATAACATCATCAATCTTATCCTCTAAACATAACTGAATGACATACTGAATACCTTTCTTGGTAAATTCAATCGGTTCAATATTGTTCTCGAACCACCAATCGGTCTTGAATTTAATCAAGTAACCTAACTTGTTCTGAACAACCCAACCCTCTACATTCTCTTTTTCTTTCTGCCATTGCAAAAGTTCTTTCAGGCTAGTTTTAATTGGTTTGATAACCTTAAGCCCTAACTTCTCTAAATGGTCTAGTCGTGAGATATTAACAATAGCGTCAGGTTTGTTTTCCACTTCCGCTAATAGGGTGATTTCTTCCTTGTCGTACTTAACTACAATCGTATTATCAGGCGCAGTGTATTCAAAAATTAAAGACGTTCCACTAGACTTGAGATACTCGATTAGTTTTTCGTTATCTGATAATTTCTCAATAACAATTTTAACCCAGTCTGTCTGCATACTAGTTGAGGTTGTTCCAATTAAACCACCGTCATGATATGAGATAGCCACCATGGTTCCGTCTAATTTAGGATAAGCAATTACTTCTTTCTCATTATCCACCTTATAGCATTTAGCTAACTCTTGATATTCTTTACCTCGACTATCTAATTCGCAGTAGTTAAAGAACTTCTCAAATGAACGAACAATAATGTTGCCCTGAGTGTCCATTAAGAGGCCTCGTGCTAGTCGGTTCTCTTGATTTGTAAAGTCAATACCTCGGTGCTTAAATCGTAAGTTGATATACGCTTTATTGATAAGGTAAATAATCTCTTTATCGTTCTTCATTAAACGTGTAAGTAAATTATCTAAGTTACCATTAACACGTCCAAGATTATCTAATCGAGAAAAAATGTTTAACAGTTCAACATAATCATGCAACTTGTATCTGTTAATTGTTTTCTCTGAAAGGTTATGCGCTTTCATGTGATGTTGAATAAGCGTTATAGAATCGTCATTATTACCAAACACTAAAGCGTACATTGCTGACACATTTTCGTGGCCAGCAAATGAGCAGTAAGTATTACCATTTTTATCTTTCTTAACTTGCTTTGATACAAACTTACCTAAGTCGTGAAGATATGCTACTCTTCTTAGAGATTTGTATTGCTTAGGAGATAGTTGATTACTAAATAATTTTGGTGATGAATATATGATATTCAAATAATACACCATATCAATATGCTCTCTAATAGTCTCTAAATGATGGATAGAGTCATGCTTGCCATTGATAAAGCGATACTTCTCAACCTCTTCCATAACAGACTTACGCTTCCCATACACAACATAGTTGTCGCAGTCAATACCTTTGCGTGGTGGTTGCATGGATAGATATTGTCGATACACAACTTCGTCTGGAACAATTTTGTTTAACGGACGATTTCTATTACGCTCGTATAATGTATCTAGGTTTTCAAAAGTGGATAAAATCGTAGTTTCATCAACCATATCTTTGAAGCGCTCGTAGATATACATTCGCTTCTTTTGCGAAAGGTTTGTAGCGTCAATGATAACATCACGCTGTTTCTCTAGGTTTTCTTGTACCTGTTTATAGAGTTCTTCAAATACTTTTCGGTTACACTCTTTATTTTGAACAGATTCGTCCAAGGTTGCAAAAAGATTTTCTCTGATTTTATCACTCGATACGATAATAGCACCGTCTTTAGCGATAGTTTCTGCAATGGTAGACTTGCCTGAGCCAGCTACTCCTGACATTACATACAGTTTAACCATACCTTACTCCTTTCCATATTAAATCGTTTCTGTAAGCACGATAATTCCATTCGTACCTACAGAAACTTTCTTTAACTCATTTAGTCTTGCTCGTTATATTCAACATGTTTATGTGTAGCGAACCAATGATTTAACCAACGAACATTTCTGTCATGATTAAACTTGTCTGCATAATAATACCCTAAGAATGAGAGTACACCAAACAAGGCCCCTGAGAACATAGCTAACGTATCATTGACTACCTCAGATAAAGGTGTACGATTCAAAACAAGTACTCCTAAGAATACTAGAACACCATAAACTAAGCTATGAGAAATATATTCCTTAAAGCCAAACGGACTATAAGACTCACGCTTTACTTCGTAATGACTATCAAACGGTTTCTCATTACTTACTACTAAACGAACTGACACACCGTTACCAATGTCAATCCAGTTTCCTTTTTCTACCTTACTAATCATAGTACACCTCGTTATCTACTGACTCTGCTTTAATATCTAAGTATAAATCGTCCCACCATTGCCATAAGCTACCATGGTTCAGAATGTAGTTTGTTACGACTACATCATGTTCCTCTGGACTTAACTTCTGTAAGTATTCTTTTACAAGGTTAGCTTCATAGTAACATGACAGGTCGTTATATTCCTTTTCTGCGTCAAACTGAATGTAATTCTCATGGTCAAAACTTTCTACAATCGACTGATAATCTTCCTCAGTTAAGTCTTCTTCATTCTTATTTGTGCTAGATAAATACATATCTAAATGAGCGTACCAGTGAAACGGTTCCTTATCTAAGTAATATAGAGAATACCATAACTCTTGATAGTTCTCAGCTTCATAAAACTCGTTATTACGCAACTCGATAAGCTGATGTTGAATACCTTTATTCTTCATCTTGTTTTTGTTTACATAAAATTTCATGTTGTCTAGTCCTCTCTATTCATATACATAATCGTGGCGAACCAATTCATAACCACCATTTTTGTACTCTTGGTGATAATAAGAATATGGTACATCATTTAGTCGTTTGCCAATATTAGTTGAACCACTTGAAGACACTTTTAATTGTCGCAAGGTATCTTCAAAATCAAAATCTCCGTCATGAAAATTTTTGTGAGCCATGTATGTTCCGTAATGAATTAGCTCATGCTTAAGCGTATCATAGATATTATACATACCCATTTCTCGGTCAGGGTCTTGCATGGCTTTAGCAATCATGTCAGCAGAAATAACAATCTCAATAGCGCCTTTACGCATTTTATGAAGCGTGTAATGATTGCTGTAACGAAAATATCCGCACGTTGATTTTAACCGATTACTTACTTTAATAGGTATACGCAACTGAACACCAAAATTTTCCATCATGTAAATCTTAGCAAATTCAGTAAATTCTTTCTCCCATTTAAGCATTTCACTTTTCGTGAGGTTGTATTTTTCTTTTGACGCATTACGACAAATTGTCGTTACGTTCTTCTTCAATTGTTTTTCGGCCAGCATATTCTTCTTCCTTTCTATTACATCATACTATCAGTATATCATACCTATTCCATTTTGTCAAGCATAAATTTCAGCTTGTTCCATACTTTTTCGTTCTTGATACTTTGCAACACGTTCTTTCATAGCTTCATAGTTGCGTTTGAAGTCTTCCATTGTGATTCCATCTAACGTTTTAGGGCGGTAGAAACGTACATACTTAAACCGTTTACCGATATGGTGGCTACCGCAATACGCAAGAATAGTCTCACGTAATACACTTAACGGGTATTTTTCAATTACCTCTAAATCTAAACTGTATCGGTCAGAAATAGCCATAATCAAACTTTCTTTATCCCAGTTACTAATTGGCTTTTGACCTTTTGTCAATGCTTTCATAGCGTTTACGCTCATTTTGTCTCCTAAATATCCCATGTTTACAACTCCTTTATTTTGATTTTTTTAATATAAGGGCTAGGCATTTTCGCCTAACCCCAGTTCGTCTAAGTACCATACATCGTCTGCGTCAACCAAGCTACCAGTTGGATATAAATGCAACTTGTCCTTTTTAGTATATTCAAACCATTCTCGACTAACACCTTTAGTCTTTGCGCTAATAGGAACGCTATAGTTGACAATCTCATATCTCAGTTCGTCTTCACTTAGATTTTCAAAATGCTCTAATACTGGATTAGCCATGTATAGTCCTGACAACCCGTATTTTTCTACTAGTTCGTTACATTGCGGGATAGGCCCGTCTTGCACAAGTTTTACCTTTACTTTATCATAATGACCGTTTACCGTCAACTCTTTATAAACGTCACTGTCACAACACACTTGGAAAGCTCGTGCAATAGCTAATTCCATAGGCGCATAAGTTGGTAAGTCTAAAATTGCCTTGTTGTTAAATAATGTTAATTCCACTTTCATTGTTCTCGTTCCTTTCTAATATACATTCACACCGTCAATATCGACTTGCGCAATTTTCTCAATAGCGTCGTCATGCCACTCGCCACTAGCGACAAGAATATATTCGTTATCCTCGTCAATCAGTACGTCCATTGGCTCTTTCAAAAATTCTTCAAACGTCATATCTTCTGCAAAAGAATGTTCGTACATATCCTTTACATATTCAAGAATATCTAATTCTAATTCAATAACATCAATCATATCTTTGATTTGTTCTAATGTATACATATGTTTCATGGTTATCTTCCTTTCTCTTAATAAATGTATTCCATATCGTCTTCTAAAGAATAGTGTACCGCTGGTTCACTGAACGTCTTAAAGGTAATATCAAACTCTTTTAGGTTGTTGATTAGTTGGTTAAATGTTGTTGGCTCGTTTAACTCGTCATAGTAGCATGACAACAATTCCATGCTATTATCTAATAATGGTCGTTCCGCAACATAGAATAAGCTATTATTAAAGCTATAGTATACATGAATGGTATCATAACTGTCAGTATACTTATCTCTCATAGCCTGTCTAATGCCTAGTTCAAACTCAATAGCAACGTCTAATAATTTATACTCTTTCTTTTCCATCTTAATTCATTCCTTTCATATTATTCCTAAGCCCTTTTCAGGGCCTAGGAAACTTTCTTTTAATTAGTTAGATTTACGGGATAGCTTTTCTAGCTCGTGTTTCTTGGTTACGTCAAACCAAGTGTCTAAAATCGTTTGCGGGTTTACAAAAGTGTCCGCAAGGTATTTTTTATCATGAGCTTTCAAGATAAATTCTTTTAGGTTAGTAAAGACTTTATCATGTTTTTCAAGGTCTGTCAACATCTCAATTACAGGGTCATACATATCTTCTAATTTACTTTCGATACTATTGATAAACTTAAGTACATTTAACCAATCGTACTTGTTTAAGTCTAAGTTTTTCAGGGTTGTAAAAACTGGCTCGTCACTAATATGATATTCTAACGATACTAAGTTATCGTTATTATACAAGTAGTTAACAATATCTTCCGCATCAAAACTATTATCTTCTACATAGTCAAAAGCCATATCTTCTAAATCTTCTCGTAAATCTAAAAGCGGTAAGGTTAACTCAAGCTCGATAGGCTTGTTATCATATTCTGATTTAAGGATAATTGTTGTCATGTTCATACATTCCTTTCTTAATAACCGTCTTCAATTTTGTCTGCAATCCATTGTGCAACAATGTAATACTTGTCAGGGCAAACTTTCTTTAGCTCGTTAACATTGATATATTCATAGATAATATCATGAGACTTTCTAAAGTCGTCATATTCGCTTGGTTCGTCTTCAAGCCAATCGTCAAGCATGGTCAATAATCTTTCTAGGAAAAATTCAACCTGACCATTCAGTGAAGTTTCTAACTCGTATTGTTCCATTAGCTCGGTAAAGTTAATAGCGTTGTTAGTTTCTACCTGAAACTTATCTTTTTCAACCTCGATAACTTTCATTCCGTACATATATTCCTTAATGGTATCTTTAATAAGAGATACATGAATATTTAACCATTCACAACCGCTAGGTGTAATAAATTTATCAACGTGTTGTCCGATTGTTGTTAATTCTAAAGTTGCTTTCATTGTGATTCATTCCTTTCGATTGATTATACCTTTATTATACTTGACTCGTTTTTACTTGTCAACACTTTTGTTTCGCTTTTGCGAAAACTTTTTACTGATTAAGTAAATTGTTAAATAGAACGGTAAGGCGTAAATCAATACGGTTGATAACCATACCAATTCAAAGCCTAGGTTCATATCTGAACCATGGTTGAAAGTGTTGTTGATTAGGTTTAATAGGGTGTAGAAGATATTGTCCATTGTGTTATACCGCCTTTCCAAAACGTTTTTCTAAAGCCTTTTCTACTATCCATTCAAAACAATCTAGCCCGTCTAAAATATCAACTAGCTCGATTGTGGTAATGTATTGACCTTGTTGGCATTGGTAGTCAGGGACTAAGCGCCCCTGACCGTCTAAGAAAATCATGACCTTGCGGGTAAATGTTTTTCTCATGTATTGTGATAGTTGTTGATATAATTCAGTGATATTCATTTTAGTTAGTTCCTTTCAATTCTAGTAGTTGGTTCATTAGCTCGTTTTCCGCTACAATCAATTCAGATTGCTTTTGTTGGAAAATATCTACTAATTGAGTAAGTCTTGCAATAGCTTCATACGGTGTAGCACCCTTGATTAAATCGTGGGCTACATTGATTGAGTCTTGATTTAGTTTTGCTTCAAGTTCTTTCAACTCGTTACGAACGTCTTCTAATTCCTCGGTAAGTTGCGCTACTTGCGGTTCATTTAGTAATTGCTCGTTAGTAAAGCCAGTATCTTTTAAGAACATATCGTATTGTTCGGGATATTTTTCTTTTACGGTTTCTAGGTCGATATAATCAACCAAGAAACCATCAAGATAACCGTTTTCCAATTCGTCTTGAATATATGAGATAAAGTTATACACTTGATTTTCTTTAAATTGATTAAGGTAGTCATAACCCTCGTTTACCGCTTCTAGTGTCTTGATGTACTCTTCTAACTCACTTAATTCATCGTCGATACTATCTATCACCGATTCTTGAATGTAGTCAAAACTTTCTTCTAGCGTCAATTCATATTGGTTCATAAAGTAACCAATCAGATAATCAACGTCATTGAAAGATAAGTCTTTATCGTTCCGTTGTTCATAGTATAAGTGATTATCCATAAAGTCGATAACCGCTTTTTCTAAAACTGATTCTGAAACCTCGGATAAATTATTGTAGTCGATAAAGTTTCTAACATCGCTATAATCGTTAGAAACGATATAGAATGAAGATGTTCGGGCATATTGTTTAGTTTCTAGCCCGTTTTCATTTAGAAACTCAGTGAAAAAGTCCCATTCATTACGGCAAAACTCATAGAACGGACTATATTCGCCATCGAAAGCTTTATCTTTTCCTACAAAACTAACGTCATATAGTTTTGCATTGATTCGCCCTTGATTAGTTACTTGTTTAAGTTGTACTTTAATATCTTGTTTTAATTCCTCGATTTTGTTCATAAATTCTTTAGTTTCCATATTGTATCATTCCTTTTCTATTTTGATTTATTCTCTTTTTATACTTGCCCTATTGTGTTGTGAATAGGGCAAGTTTTCTATTGATTGGTTACCATTTAATCAAAATCTCAATCGAGCTTGTCATGTATTGAGTATTTTCTGATACGGTTACACTATCAACGTCTACACCTAGTCGTTTCAAGCCTAACATAATATTAGCATCGTTAGGTTTACCATAACGATTATAGGTTGTGACGGGTAAACCGTACTTACCAAAATTCAAGCCTTTATTAGCATTTTCGATACAAAAATCTTTTAGATTAGAATACAATTCTTTTCGGTTGTTTGATTCTAAGCTAATAGTTTTTAAGTCAATACTAGGCTTAGATAATTCATCTTTCAGGATAATATTATAATAGTCCTCGTTGCTTAACTCTTTATAGCCCGCCTTAATTAAGGCTTGCGCTTGTTGCTTTAATGCCTTTTGTGACAAGTCTTCTATCTCGTTTTGTGAAGATTGATAGTAACCAAAGCATGAATTACTATCCCCCTGACAAAAGGTACGGGTTTCATCGTCAACCATGATGAATAGGCGCCCGCCGTATGTTTTAGGTTTGCTATAATAGGTTGTTTTAGTCATTTTAATCATTCCTTTTCTTTTTGTTTTGTTTACTTGTCAAAAACGGTTTCGGGTTCTTTTCCTAAAAACCAATCTAACCCGCTAGACCAATAACTAATGCCCGACCCTTTTAAGTCTTTAATGATACCTTTTAAGGTGTAATAAATACCCTCGTTGGTTATCATATCAAGAGTAAGTAAACGGCCATTGATTAGTGAAAATTCATCTTTACTACCTGAGAACGTCAAGCAATAAGTGTTGTTTGAATTGTCAAGCTTGATAACCGTTTGTATTGCTTGATAGTCTTCTAAATCTGAAACTAATTCAGATATCGAAAAAGCTTCATTCTGAAAGTTTTCTTTCAAAAATTGAACAGTATCTTTAAGAGATATAGCGGTCGTGTATGTTTGACCGCTTATAGTAATTTTTGGTAATTGCATTTTAGATTATCTCACTTTCTACTAAGTCAACCACTCGGAACCCGTCAGAGTCTGAAAGGTTCCATTCTCTATTGTAATACCATTTAGACCCGTTAAGGTCTAGGCTGTATGGTTCCGCTAAAACTATTACGCCTGAAACCTCGTACAGGTCAGACCATGCTTTAATACCTGTACAGTTTTCGCTTTCGTCATAATATTCTATAACGCCTTGATACTTTTTATAGTTACCTTGTTTTAGGGCGTTTAATACTTGTTCTTTTGTCATTTTTAATTACCTCACTTCTATTGTCTTTTTGTCTGTTGTCTTGGTTTACAGATAAGTTTTACTAACTAACTTTTTAAGGTTGCTAGTTAGTCGATTAGTTAACTGATTTAGTTACTAGTCTAGCTTGTGTTGCCTGTAATAGCTTAATGTAGGTGCTTACAGCTATTATAGACTTGTTAACGTTTCCCACTTGCTTATAGCGTTCTATCCGCCTTTACGCTAAAGGTTTTCACTTTAGCTTCAGTATCCTTTATGTAACTAGTTAACTGATTAGTTATCTAGCTACTATTTATATTGCGGTTTTATAATACCATTCACGCTTAACACGTTTCACAACGTTTTAAGGCGCTACCGTATTCAGGACTTACCGCCTATTTAGTTTTCAAGGTGCTTTTAGGATTTAGCTTTACTGATAAGTTAGTAGTTACTAACTTACCTGTAAAACCTATTCCTTATATTACCATTATACTATAAGCGGATTACCATGTAAAGCGTTTAGCCTTACTTTTTACAATCTTTTTGATTGGTTGCGGTCGCCTTGAATTTAGTATATAGGCCTTTTAATTATACCATGTTTTAGATATGCTAGTCAAGCATTATCTTTTGATTTTAGCAATCTTTTTGATAGCTAGGGACTTAGGTATACAGCCCCTTTAATTATACCACGTTTTAAGGTTAGTAGTCAAGCATTTTGTGCTTTTCTTTTGTGGTATTTTTAAGGCTTAGCTATTGTGCTGTAAGCTATTGTTTAGCTTGGTTACAGCTTTAGCTTTACCTTATGATATAATTATACAACACTCAGACCAACAATACAAGAGAAAACACTTAAAAAGTTGAAAGTTTTTTAAGTTGTTTAGTTACTTGTGTTATTTGTGGTGGTGCTTGGTTACTGTATTAGTATATCTTTATAACAATAGTATACTATAAAAGGTATAAGATTAGTAGTTAAAGTTTAATGAGAATTATTAGGGGAAAATGAGAAGGTTTAAGGGTTGCTTGGTACTTGGTTATGGTTACTGTAAATAGTGGTAAGTGTTTTATACCGCTATACTTTGCATTACATAATACTATGTAACGCATAGTATAACAAGGTGCTGTAATAAAAAATAGACAACTTTAACCGCCTAGTATAAAAAATATAGCTAGTTTACAAAAGATACTAGATAGATAAAACGCTGTACACCTTTAGACAAAAGCGAACATCTGTACTATAACCATTCTAATAACTGTACTAATACAGACTTAAACCAGCTTTTCACAATTCCATATAAATAGTAACGTATTACAATTTTCATTTTCGAGCTGTACCAGAACATCTGTTCCCCTTGATTACTAGGGTTATCATGGGGCAATATTGTGATAAATTTAGACTAAAAGAATATCAAAAAATTGGATATACAATATAGTGATAGAGTGGTTGTAAAAAGACAGGTGTAGAATATCGGGGCTAGTTAATCGTAACCGCTACTATCTTAGAATCTCTATCAGAATGGGGGGCTTATTTTCTCGGAATGAATTTATGAAAGCGCTTTCACGAGCGGAGTACTTACCTTTCGCTACATCACCCAAAAACCCCACCCCAAAGCCATTCCTCACAACTCCCACTCCTCAAAAATCTCCCCACCCACACACTATCCCACACTTCCCCACCCCAAATTCCCCAAGAAAATAACTCCACCTCAATCTCCACCTCAAAAATTCTCCACAAACTCCCCAATCTCACCCACACTCTCACCCTTTCCCACGCTTTTATCTACACTTTTTCCAAAAACCACCCATTTTCCCCATAAATTCCACTATTTTCAATCAAAAATCTCCCAAATCTCCCAAAATTTCTCTAAAATCAACAAAATTCACACCAAAAAATCACCCCAATTTCCCCACTATCACACATCTATACCTCAAAATGGTTGCAAAAACACCTTTCTAAAAACCTCACAAACTCACCCATCTAAATCACACACCTCTGCTTTTATCGCTATTTCACTTATCAACAGACTTATCCACAACTCACCCTAGTTATCCACAGACTTATCCACAGGTCAAAAAATCTATCTGTGCATAACTTTAACCCCTACAGGCTCCATACAGACCCATACACACCCTCTCGCCAACCTCATAAACACAACTCCACATATACTAAACCGCTTACACCCACCTCAGACTCAAATAACTCACGTCTCAGACACTCTAGCCCAAAACTAATATGAATACCTACCTGACTCTCAGAACGTCTCAGAGGGGCTTATTTTGCTCAAATTCGCTCTCACCACCCAAACCCACTACATACACACCCAACCCAAAACAAAAAAAGAGGCCTTATAAAGACCTCTCTACCTTATAGCCAAACTCAACCTTAGGTACTCCACCCATTACAGCCTGTCTAGCACTCTTTAATTCATGTTTCGCAATATCCTCAAGGAACGGACTCACTCCAACCGTATTCTTACCCTCAATGACCCCATAGCTAATATGTAATCGACTCACAGCTCTAGTCATTGCCACATACAGTAACCGTCTCTCTTCCTCAATATCCCCAATACACATCTGATGTGGATAGTGAGCCTCAGTCACACCAGTCACAAACACATCTTGGAACTCTAATCCTTTAGAAGCATGAACCGTCATAATGTTAATAGCGTCACCCTTAGTCTGACTGTTAGCCTTAATAATATCAATCTGAGCTAAGAAAGCGTCAATGGTAGGATACTTCCGACTAATCTCAAGCAATCTATCCAACGCTTCTAATCTATTAAATGCGTCCTGAGTAGTATTGCTCTTAGTCTCAATGTAGTTCCGATAGTCTAACTTATGAATCAGCTTATTCAGAATACGATTAGGTTTACTCAACCGTTCATCTTCAAATTCATCAAACAAGTTAATCAAGCGATAGTAACTCTTACGGTGCTTAAACCCTACATAATCCTCTACAGCTTTCTCTAGACTCAAATCATGAGACTTAGCATAACCGTCTAACTCAATCATCGAAGCGTTTGTGATATATCGAGTAGGCACATTGACAATCTGTCTAAAGCTCATATCATCATCACGATTAGCGATATGTTTCAAATACGCCAACAGGTCAGCAATCTCCTTACGGTCAAAGAATGAACCTTGAGAACTCAATCGAACAGGAATCTCTTTATCAGCGAACACTTGTTCGTATAGAGCTAACTCAGCATTAGTCCGACACAAGATAGCCACGTCACTGTAATTCATACCATAGATACGCACAGCCTCTAAAGCCTTATTCGATACACTCTCTACTTCTTCAAAACCATCGTTATAAACGCTAATCATAACCTCTTTACCTAGAATATCACGACCCGCAACCTGTTTATCAAACTTCTTATACTCCTGAATAGATGAAGCATCAATCAAGTCGTTGGCAATATCTACAATCCGTTTAGTAGAACGGAAGTTCTCGCACAGTTCAATCAACTGAACGTCCTTAAAGGTCTCTTGAAACTTCAAAATGTTATTGATGTCAGAGTTGTTAAAGGACATGATAGACTGTCTAAAGTCACCCACTACAAACAGGTTCCCAGTACACAACAGCTTAATAATCTTCAAGTTGATGTCACTCGTATCTTGAAATTCATCGACCGAAATGTAACGATACTGAGTCTGTAGCTTCTCTAGTAACTCTTTATCCGTCTTAAGTTTAACGTAGAAGTCAAGTAGCATATCATCATAATCAACCGCCTTAGCGTTATAAGCTAACTCACAATACTTATCAAACCCTTTTTGTAATAAACTCTTACCACCGTAGTGTTGAGCTTTCTTATCGTATACAATACTGTCGCCTCTAGCCACCCCAAGAGATTTCTGATAAGATACAAAGGTTAGAAAGTCACCAACCGAAATATCCATATTCAATCCATGAGGGTTGTATTTAGATTCTTCTCCCACAATCGCATTAGCGGTCTGCATTTTCCACCAAGCTTTAGGAACGTCAGTCCCAATATACTCTTGAGGGTAATTGTCAAACAGAACCTTTCGAGCGAAACTATGGAATGTAGATAACTGAATATCCAACACTTCGTCTTTAGTAAGGTACTTAACCAATCGCTTTCTCATATTGTCAGCAGCGTTCTTAGTAAAGGTCAAACCTAAAATGGAACTAGGGTCAACTCCATTCTGAACAAGACTAGCAATACGCATAGTAAATACTGTAGTCTTCCCACTACCAGCACCAGAGTTTACAAGGTAAATTCCGTCTGTAGCCTTAATTGCCTCTTTCTGGCTTTTTGTAAATTTCATAAACATTTCCTTTCTGCAATCTAATCTACGTTTATTATAGCATATCACTGGAATTTTGTCAAGTCTTATTGGCAAAATTAAGGTGTTCAGAATGGTAGATATTTCCAACCCGATTTTGACACCGTTAAAAACGAAACTCGCTAAAACACTGAGGTTTTTAATACTATCTTCAATGTTCAGTAGAGGTAGATATATACCCCAAAAACTGAACTTGGTTCAATATCCAAAAACAAAATAGGGTGTGATTCTCTACCTCTGTTGATTTTTCAGAGTTCAACAGAAGTAGAGATATACGCCCGTGAGTGCACACAAGGAATAATAAACAGAGAGGAATAATAAAATGAATTACATTCGGGGAAAGTAGTGGGGTGTCATAAAGGGGTTGACAGATTTCGGAATGTGTGGTATGATGTCTTTAAGATTAACAAGAAAGGAAACCAGACCTTATGATTTATGGCGATAATGATATGAAGCAGTTCGTCAAGAAACACTTTAAGGGTATCACAAGCTCTAGTAGGTTTGCTTATTTACCCAAGGGTATTTTTGAGGTTGACGATATTAGTGCTTTAGACTTAGTTGTGTTTGCTACTATTGCAGTACACAGTGTATATACTAACGGTTCTTATGTTTTTTACAGTTCTAACGCAAAGCATATCCTTAGCTTGATTGGTATGACTAACCATTCTAACGGTAAGAACCTTGCTAAAGTTAATGCTTCTATTAAGAAGTTATTAGATTTGAACCTTATTAGTTGTTCTCAGTGTAAAGAGAAAAGCTATTGTGATTATGCTTTAGTATTAGAAGACAAAGAACGTTTTTCTGTTTTACCTATTGACGGATACTATTCCATTATTAGAAGTGGTAGTGTTGATAGCCAGACTATTTCTTTACTTGCTGTTTATGTAACGATTGTTGGTGGTATTTACCAACCTAAAAAGATTAGTGGGGCCAAAGAGCAGTATGTTGACCCTTATAAACATTGTATCAATTACCGTACCAATGAGAATATTGGTTCTTACATCAATATGGGGCGTGTTACGGTTGGTAAGTATATTGACGAATTGGTTAAACGTGGTATTATTGTTCGTGTAAGAGCTAGTGTAAAAGGTGCTAAGAACATGATTACCTATCTCTCCACTAAAGAGTTTGCTCAGTATATGTATAAATCTCTCTTGTTCAAGATTGATAATTTGACAGTCATTGGAATTTATCCAGAAAAATGACAAAAGGTATTGACAAAATCTAAATCATGTGGTATGATAGGTTCATAGTTAAGAAATGCCGATAATTAACTAAATTTCATCACATAAAAGAAATGTGTCAAAAGTACTTGACAAAACTTAAAAAGTATGTTATAGTATATTTTGTAATCATGATTACGCTGATTTGTTAGGACGCTAATAAGTCAGTAAGGTATATCTTTTATGACATATTGGCGGCGTATGGAATAGCTAACCATACATTGAGACCGCCTCTTGCTCTCATAGCATAACGGATAATGCAACGGCCTTCTAAGCCGTCTATCTAGGTTCGATTCCTAGTGGGAGTGTAAGGTATCATACAACCTATTTCGGGATTGGAATAAGCCTGTGTGAAAGTATGAATTGATAGCGACCGTTACTCTTATTCCAGTGGTTGCTAATTCTAAGATATGGTTACTGACGATGAAATTAAGTTTTCAACAATAGCGACTATTGCGAGGCTTGCCCTCATATTTTAGAAAAGAGTACTCGTGTAAGAACGTAGCTAATTGGAAACAGCGCAGTCGTATGGTGGACTGAGGTGTAGGTTCGACTCCTACCGTTCTTATAGCTTGTCGTGAGATAAGTGAAACAGGAACATCATAGCAAAAGCACTACAACTTAACGGTTATATTTTATCGTGCGTACAATAAGTTGTGAAGATACAATTTGCATGAGATATGTAGTTTACGGAAAACATAGCTAATGGAATGGTAGCTATATGTGGGTTCGACTCCCACCATATCTTTAGCAATATAGGTTCTGAACTTCCTGTATTGCGTCATTGGTTAGTTCCTTTCTAAATTTGATTGTTGTCAGGTGATTCCTTCTACCTGACATCATAGCGGAGTGGAGAAGCGGTATCTCGATGGTCTCATAAGCCATAGTCTCTGGTTCGATTCCAGACTCTCGCAATAGATATAGCGAAAGAATGTGAGTTACGGAACGGGTATTGAATACCTGTTATGCTGAGCGCTAAGCATTACCATAACAAGCGAGTCTGACGCTATATTAAGGGAAGTTAGCGAAGTGGTTAAACGCAACAGACTGTAAACCTGTCCTTAATTGTTCAGAGGTTCAAATCCTCTACTTCCCATAGCGACATCTTCTAACATCATTTGGTGTCGTGAATAAGGTATTAAAGTTGTGGCTCTAGTAAAAGCTCACAGCTAGCCAAGACAGCCAACTCTAGGCTAGTTGTGAGAACCAAACACTATAACGATTTTTCAACAAACTATCAAACCCACAACTTTATTATTGACGCGTAGCTCAGTTGGTAGAGCGCCTGACTGTTAATCAGAGGGTCACTGGTTCGAGTCCAGTCGTGTCAGTTAGCCAAAAGGAAGGGGCAAGCCGTTAGTGAAAGATAACAACTTGAGTTTGCGGTGGTTCGATTCCACCATTGGCTGTATCTTATCTTATGTACCGAAGCAATACTAAGATAAGAGAATTAGTTTTCTTGAAGATGTGCTAGAATATAATGTATTACCAGTGTTTTGGACATCAAGTAAGAACATAGTTTAATTGGTAAAACGGTGGACTCCAACTCCATTGTTCTAGGTTCGAGTCCTAGTGTTCTTGTAGCTAGATTGCTAGCTAAAAAATATTTTTCAAAAATAAATGACAAAAGTACTTGACAAGATTGAAAACTTGTGATATACTTAGTTCATAAAGTTGATTGATATGAATTTATGGGACGCTTGGGTTCTTTAGGATAACTAGTAGCGATACTAGGATAGGCTGGTTTGGAAACCCAGTCCAAGGTTTTAACCTTGCTGACCAAGCACTGTATTTCTAAACTTCTGGAATGGAGTTGGGCGACCTAGAACGTGATATGTTTTCGCTATACCAGAGCTAATCGGTGAGGTGAAGAAGCAACCCGTAAACAGGGCACTGTTGTGAAAGCATAAAGCTGTTTGATAGCGATACAAGGTTATGGTACTCATTTTAGCGGGTGATTGCTGTAGCTAGTATATGATTTGGTGGTAGAAGACAAGAACACTATCATTGGGTTATATACTGAGAGAACATAGTAGCCTTAGCGGGTGAACACTCAACAGGCATAGGAGAGTATTGTGTGGGCCAAAAGTCCATGTAGCTCTAGGCAAAGCCCTATGTCTCCACTATACATCTTGTAAACTGGTTTGTTTATGAGGTATCAACGCAGAATATTTTGATACTTATTACTTTGCAAAAGTCTTTGTCAGTATCAAACGTAAGTACAGAAAGCCTGTAGTAGCAATACAATACAGGGCTATGGAGTCCGCAAGACAAAGTAGTTTGGTTCACATGAGTAGTGCAATGGTGTAGGTAGCTCCTATATCACGAATCGAAAAGAGCCGAGTAGTTTTGATACTTAAAGATTAGTTGACTATATCAACTCTGTACGACCATTACGTTGGGGACAACGTGGATAAGGGTAGGAACAAATAATCTCCCGAAAAATGGTCACATTGAAAGTCGATGTCCAAGACTATCATTGGTTTGTAGCTCAACGGTAGAGCGCTTGAGTGAAATTCAAGGCGTAGCAAGTTCGACTCTTGCCAAACCAATATTATCTAAGGTACTGCAACCATTTACTACGTTTCATATCGTTTAATCTTCCTTTCATCTTCGTAGTACCTTATATATTTTACCACCTTACATCATGGGTAGTACTGGGTTCGGTTCCCAGTGGTGGTATTGGCTCAAAAATGGGTGAGCCTAGAAAATGAGGTGTGATTGATTATGAGTTGGTTTATTACTGAAAAACCTAAATGGGAAAAAGCAATTAGAAAGGCCGAACGCGAAGCTTCTGCGAGAGCTGAACAAAGAAAGGCTAAGAAAAAAGGAAAATAATGTATGTCCAGAGTTCTATGCCCAAAAGATAGACGGTCATATAACGAACGGAAAGAGTACGTTGATTACCTTATCGAACATGAAGTGTTAAGTACCAAAGAGCTTGAAATACTATCTACATGGCTGTTATTCTCTAAAGATATTCAGTCAGGAAGAAAGTTAGAGTATAAGTTTCATCGGTCAGAAAAACACAGACGAGAGTACAAAGAAGCTACTGGTGTCACTCTGTTAAGTGACATGGCTGATTTCGCTCATAACGAACAGGAAGAGTTAAATATAGAGTGGTTGACAGAAGCTGTATTTAACGAACCTATTACCGCTAACGAAAAAGAAAGAGTAGTTTTTAACTACGACAACTATGTAGAGAGTATTAAAGACGAATCTTTACTCTCTAAGTTAAACGATGTTATCGTTGATGTGTATAAGGGTCTGTACACATCTGATAACTTCAATTACAAATATATTGAAATCGTTGATTATTTAAGACAAGGGCTATCTAAAACAGAGATTGCTCGTAAAATAGGTGTATCAAAATCTAACTTAAGTAAAACGATTAAAAAGATATTTGGTTACAATTAAGCAGATAAGTACCGAATTATTATTTATGTTTTTTGGATTAGAGACGTACTATGCGTCTCTATTTTTTATTTATTATATTATCCAAATATTACAGTTGTGTTACAAAATAGCCCTTTTTGCTCAAAAAGTGGAAATTTTCATTTTTAATCTGTGTTATATAGTGAAAGGGTTATTTCCTTTCTAAATAAATCGCACCCGATTTTATTTAACCCATTTGACGGTGCGGGTATAATATCGCCCATTGTACTCGTACCATTTTTATATATAGGGCGAAAATATCATAAAAAGAGAGAGTGTGTGTTTATGACAACCAAAAGAGAAAGAATTAGTTTAGGTAAAAGAGATTTAGAGGAAGTATTAGCAACTAAAGGCTACTCTAAGAAAGACGCAAAAGAGTTCATCGTAGCACTTACAGAGTCTGTAACAGAATTACTTCAATCTAAGAAAGCTGACGCAAAACATGATGTAGTATTGACCTTGCCAAACTTGGTTAAATTCACTAAGAAGTTTGTTCCAGCAAGACGTGTTCAAAACCCTCAAACACTTGGTAGCACTCCTACGTTTGTAGATGTACCAGCTAAAGAACAAGTAAAAGCTAAATCTCACTTGAAATAATAGTGAGGCTTTAGCGTTATGAAAGTTCATATTGAGGAAACTGTAAATAACGCAATTAACAATGTACTGTCGCAAGTCGAAAGAATTGTTAACAAGTACCCATCAGATAATGATAGTTACGATGTTAAGGATATTAACGACTTGCGTCAGTTTACTGAAATTCTTAATAACCTAACCAGCACTAAAACTAACCTGTATAGGTGGTGATATGATTGGTTAAAGCTAATAAGAAGACTTGTATTATTTGCGGTAAAGAAAAGCCGATAAAGGAATTTATCAAGCATAGAAACGCTTATATGTATGAGACTTTCGGTGTATGTAGCGCTTGTGCCAAGAGAATCACTAAAGAGACAGGAAGCCCAGTTGAGGCGTTGAGAATGTCAAACATTCCTTATGTCGAGGAACTATGGTTAGACCAAAAAGAAAAATTTGAGGGGGCAGACGATGAAGCGTTTGCAGCATACCTCAGAGCTATCGGGCCTAAAACCCAGTTTAGTAATTTCTTGAGTGGTAATGTTTCGCTATCAAGCGAGCTATCTTCCAATAGTGATTTTGTGGTAACAGAAGAAATCGGAAAGCGTTGGGGCTACGATTTAGATGAAAACGTTTACAGAGCACTAGAATCTCAGTATAATGACTTTCTTGCAATTAAGAAGCCGTCTACCAATATAGAGGCAAGTAGTTATATTGATTTATGTTGGAACAAATATAATTATCAACTTATGGTAAGGGACTTCTCTATTAAAGGTTCTGAAAAGAGTTCGCTTAGCAAACTGATTGAAGAAAGTACTAAAAACTTAGGTTTAGATATTAGTTATGAGGACGAGAACGCTATTAAAGGTGTTGGTATCAGGATTAGAAACTGGGAACAACACGCTCCTATTCCTCAAGTATCAGAAGATATGCAAGACGTAGACGGTATTCAGAAGTACATCGAGAAATGGCTGTTAGCGCCATTAAGACGTAACTTCAATAAAGCGTCTCAGAAAGAGCTTGACATACTTGCAAACCCAGACCCATTCTCACATGACGTTGAAAGTGAGGAAGATGATGAACAAGACGTCGAGTAGGTGACGTATCTTGAAATCAATTAAGCAACAACAAGAAGAGAACTTGATGAAGCGTGTCGCTTTATGGCGCAACAACCCTCACAAGTTCGTAGAAGAATATTTGGCACTTAAACTATTCTTGTATCAGAAGATACTGATATACTTAATGTTTAAGTTCCCTAGCTTTGTATTTATTGCCTGTCGTGGTGCTGGTAAGTCTTGGCTTATCGCAGTATATACGGTAACATTAGCAATCCTATATCCTAACATTAGTATAGTGGTTGTATCTGGTACACAGAAACAATCCAGTATGTTAATGCAGTCTAAGATTGCTGCATTATATAATGCTTCACCAGCAGTTAGACTTGAGCTTGGGGTTCCAGCTCAGTACTCTAAACTTGGTGGCGACAACCCACATATCAAGTTCCTAAATGGTTCAGTGATATGGGCCGCAGCACCAACCGACTCTGCTCGTGGTATTCGTGCCCAAATCATTGTAGTCGATGAATACCGTATGTTGAAAAACGGTATCGTTAAAAACATTTTTGAACCAATGCTTGTTGGTGGACAGCGTGAGTTACAATTTAAGTTAGACAACGCAGCTAAATATAAAGATTACGAAGAACAATCTGGTATCATTTACCTATCATCTGCTTGGTATAAAGCGCATTGGTCTTGGAACACTTTCAGTCAACACGTTCGTAACATGGTTGATAATAAAGGTTCGTTCGCAGTATCAATTCCATACCAAGTACCAGTATATCATGGTCTGACAAGCGTCAAAGCTATGTCTAAGATTAAAGATGAAGCTGGGGCCAACATGGACTTCATGATTGAGTATGAGGGTGTGTTCGCTGGTGATACAGAGGGCGGTTTCTTCAAACTAGAAGACATCGTTAGAAATAGAACCATTCAAAAAACCATGGTTCCTATGACCGATGAACAATACGCAGAAAATCAACGTTTAAGTAAGCCTAAGAAAACGTGTAACATTAACAAGATTAAAGGTGAGATAAGGGTCATTTCTCTTGACGTTGCCCTTGCTGGTGGGTCAGCCAACGACACCTCAGCCATTATTTTAATGAGACTACTCCCACATGGAGACTCATACCACCGACACGTTGCTTACATCGAGTCAGTATATGACACAATAGAGACAGACAAGTTGGCACTTAAGTTCAGACGGTTATTTGAAGATTTTGAATGTGACTATGCGGTAATGGACGCTCAGTCTTATGGTTATGGTGTTTATGACGCTCTTGCAAGCGTAATGATTGATAACGAAAGAGACAAAGAGTATATGCCATGGTGCTCTATCAACGATGAAGCTATGAAGAAACGTCACAAGAACAGTGCTGCTTTACCAGTTCTATATACGGTTAAAGCTAATGCTCAGTTTAACAGTGATATTGCTTGGGAACTGAGAAACGCATTTGAGCGTGACAAGATTAAATTACCAATCTCTGACATTGAACGCAAAGAACAGATGATAAGTAGCGAGTCTGCTAAGTATCTGTCTATGAGCGAGTATGAAAAAATCAGAGTTTTATCATCTTACCTACAGTCCTCATTACTGACATCAGAAATGGTATCACTTAAGAGTGAGATTGTAGACGGTGGTAAGGTTAGAATTAAAGAAAGCGGTAAGAGCACAAAAGACCGATACACAGCTTTAGCGTATGCAAACTACTACGCAGCTGAAATCGAAAAGAAACTACTTACAGAGGAAAGCAATGAAGACGACTACGGTAGCTTTATTGCGTTTATCTAATTAAACAGGGGAGTGGAAGATGGTTAATAACAACAATAGACGTAATTATAGACAATCTCGAAAAAACAAACCCTTGTTTGATGTTTCCGAGTACAGTAGAAACTTAAATACTAACACTTACGCTAAGATTGGTCAAGACTTCAAGCGTAGATTGTCTGGACTACAAAACGTAACTGTTACTGATTCCGTATTAGATGGTTACTTACGTGACCCGTTGGCTAACTATGTCAATATAGCTCAAGCAGCTATCAACTTAGCTTTCCGAGAGGGCGAAGTTAAAAACTGGTTGAACTATATTGTATCATTACCAACGTACAACCACAACATTTTTGCGGTTCCTAACGAAAAAAGTGGCTATGAAACAAGCGCAACTGTTAAAGATTATATTGACGTTGCAAACTACTTAGATAAGTACGACATCAAAACGTATGCACCGTACTTTATCGAAAGAACTTTGATTAACGGTATGTCTTTCTTCTATGAAGTGCAAAACACATCAGGCGTTGCCTATTGGGAGTTCCCAATTAGTATGTGTAGAATCTATATGGTAGAAGATGGTATTTATAAGTGGTGTATTGACGTAACTAAGTTACAACAAGACATCATCGACAACCCTCTTTTCCCTAAAGATATTCGAGAAGCTAAACTGAAAGAAGACAAAACTAACCCAGAAGAGTTCTATGAGAACAAATGGTATTTAGTAAAGAACAAGAAAGCTGTTGCTTTCTGTTTAGACCAATCCGTTATTAGTAACGGTGGTATTGCTACTTCTCATTTGTTACCATTCTTAAAAGATATTACCAGTTTACAAACTGCGAAAGCCAACATTGACATTAAGAACAAGGTTGACGCTGTACGTTTGATTCACGGTAAGATTCCAAAAGACAAAGACGGTAAGATTACCGTATCCGCTAAGGACGCAGCAGAGTGGAACAAGTTACTTAAGAACGGTATCCCAGAGGGTATTGACGTAGTAACTACTCCTTTTGACATGGATAGTATTAACTTATCAGGTGCTGCAAACGCTAAGGCTTACGACACTGTTAAAGACGCAAGCCGACAACTCTTCCAAGGTGCTGGCGTATCAAGTCAGCTGTTCGGTGATGATACTGATAGCTCAGTCGTTATCAAGTTCTCTATCACCAAGGATATATCTTGGACATTGAATAGGTTCCTACCTATGCTTACTAAATATTATAACAAAGTATTGTCAAATGTCAAGACCGAAAGCGGTATGACATGGAGAATACATTTCTTGAGACAGTCCAACATGACATTGGACGAGGACGTTAAGCGCTACAAAGACGCTATTACAGTAGGTGGTTCCAGAACCGACTACTTAGCTTCGATGGGCCAATCTCCATTAGATGTTTATTCTAAACTTCTAACGGAGCAAAAAGTTCTGAATATTGACGCATTGATGGTTCCAAAAGAATCGTCTTATACCATGTCTGGAAAATCATCTAGTGGTTCCTCTGACGCTGAGGTAGGCAGACCCGAAACATCAGAGCCAACAGACGATACAGATAGACTACGGAGTGCTCAATAAAAATAGGTAGGGTGGTTACAATTAAGGAAACTAATGTATTACGACTACCAGCGACTTATGAGTTGCAACTTCAAGACTCAGACGATAGATTTCAAAAGGTCAAAGTCTGGGTTGCCCATACTGGAGAGAACTTAAATCATACATCTTTCGCTAGGGAAACGTTAGAGGGTATGTCTAAGACCTTACCTTATACCCCAATCGTGGGTTATATTGAGCCTAACAAGGAAGAAGATGATGATTTCAGTGACCACCGACAGAAAATCACTGTAACTGTTGATGGGGTCAAGATTGAATATTCATGCGTAGCTTATGGGTTTATCCCAGAAGACGCTAACGCAAAGATAGAATATAAGGACGGGAAAGAATGGTTAACCTGTATTGGTTACGTTTGGACTAAGTTCTCAAAAGCTATGAATATTTTCGAGTCTAGTAACGGTATCAAGAGCCAGTCTATGGAAATTGATAACGTATCTGGTCATGTTGACTCAAGTGGTTTATTCCATATTGAAGACGCTAGATTTACAGCACTATGTATACTAGGCGACCACGTTCCACCAGCTATGTCAGGAGCAAACGTATCATTCTTTGAGCGTAGCTTCTCCCACAGCTTTAAGTTGGAATTTCAACAGTTCGTCTCAGAAGTTATGGGACAGCAAAATTCTGAAAAGGGGGTGCAAAATTCTTTGGAAAAAGCGAACGAAACAGAGGTTTTTGAAACAGTAGAAACGGAAGAAGCCGAAGTAAAAACTAATGCGACAGAAGATTATTCTGAAAAGGTTGAAGAAACCGTTGAAGAAGCTGTTGCGGAAGAAAGTGAAGAAGTAGCTGACGAGCAACCAGAAGAGGTTGGCGAGACAGAAGAATATTCAGCTGACGAAGAAGAGCAACCAGCCGAAGAGGTTGAAGCTGAAACTGAACCAGAAAACTCAGAACAAGAATGTGATTGCGGTTTATTTGAATTAAAATACCAATTATCTTATGAAGATATTCGTTCTAAACTTTATGACGCATTAGATGGCGATGCTTGGATTATCGAAACTAACGATACTCATGTAACCTATCAAACTGGTTACAGTGACAATAGTAGATTCTTCAAGTCTGCGTATGCTATTGAGGGCGATAAGGCAATTCTTGGTGAGACAGTTGAATTGTTCTCTATGTTCTTAACCGAACAAGAGAAATCAGCTATTGAATCTCAACGTGAAATGATTGAGTCACTCAACAGCGCTATTGCTGAATTACAAGAATTTAAGGCACAAGTTGAGCTTGGAGAAAAACTAAGCTTAATCGACAGTTACGCTACTCAAATGTCTACTGATGTAGTAAAAGAGTTTAAGGATAATGCTTCTAATTACAGTTTAGAAGAATTAGATAAAGAATTGATTTATGCAATTCACAAAAATGACAGTAAAAATATGAACGCAAGTGCAAGTGTAGCCGCTTACTCATTTAATGGTAAGACAGAATCTTATGGCTACGGTAGCTTAGACGCATATTTTAACAGAAAATAAGGAGACTATTAGATGGCAAAGAAAAACTATTTACGTCTTGACAAAATTAGCAACTCTGCCCACATTGAATCAGTAGTATTAGCTGACGCTGAATTACTTGCTGGCCAATTCGTTAACTTGGGTAAAGTTGTAAATACTGAACAAGGTGAAGCTGTTGTTGCTACCAAAGCGGCTACTAAAGCTAAGGCTGACGCTATTGTAGCACCTGTATATATTGACAAAGGTTATGCTGACTATGACCGTTTAGCTGACTCAGTGAAAGCTGGTAAAGTTACTCGTGCTATCATCTTCCAAAAAGGTGATGTAGTAAGTATTAACAAAGAAAACGCTATGGGCATTGCTGAAAACGACAACGTAACTGTTGGTGCTGATGGCTTTGGTTTCGCTAAAGCTGCTACTGGTGATGTAGTTGTTGGTAAGGCAATCGCAATCGAAACCGAAAGAAACGTGGGCGAATTAGTAGTAATTCGTTTCGACCGTTAATAGGGGGTTCTTATGAATTTACAAGATATTGCAAAATTGTCTAAAGACCTTTATACTAACAAGGCTTTATCATTCAACGAAAAATCTGGCCAAGATGTAATGCGTGAAGTATTCTTCAACGTATTAGGCGTACCAGCTGGTACTACTGGTCAAAATATGTTGACTGCATTTAACAAAAACAGATACGATGTGTATCAAGTTATCTCTACTGCTTTGACTGCTGCTATTCCAGCTGGCGTTAAAGGTAAGTACGACAACTTAGCTAACACTTTAGTAATTGGCTTCTCTGACGTTGCTCGATTCACTAACCGTAACAGAGACTTGTTCCGAGTAGCTTTAATCGCTGCTGGTACTCAAGACCTCAGAAGACAAGAAAAGCTTGACGCATATTACACTTTAGAAACCGACAAGTACGGTGTTAAAGTTTATACTGAGTTAGAGCAATTCTTGAATGGTCAAACTGACTGGACTGACTACGTTGACCGTATTCGTGAGTCATTTGAAAACTTTGTGGGTGAGCGTATCTATGACGCAATCACTAAAGCGTATGACGCTTTAAGCACTCCTTACAAAGAAAACAACACTGGTTCTTTCGATGTTGACAAGACCCTTGCTTTAGCTGAACGTGTGTCTGCTAAGGCTAACGCTCCAGTAGCAATTTACGGTACTATCTCAGCTCTTAACAAGTTGACTGGTGGTATTCAAGCTTCTGACAACATGAAAGACGAAAGAAACCAATATGGCTACTTAAAGACATTCAATGGTATTCCATTGGTTGCTATTCCTCAAGGTTTGAAGAACGGTAAAGACGAGTTTGCTATCAGCGACAAAGCTTTACTTATTATCCCTAACGGTGAGAAAGTAGTTGACGTAGCTCTTAAAGGTGACGTTCTCGTTGTAGACGCTCCAGCTACTGAACATAACGCTTTACAACCAGAATACCTAGTTCAATATGAAATTGGTGTTGCTGCTCGTAAAGCTGCTGTATTCGGAGTTTCTTTAATCTCTTAATAGATTACGACTTAGGGCCAGTCTTGGCTGGCCCACTTTTATATAAATTGTGTGTGCGAGGGAGAGAGCAAAATGGCACAAAAGATTAACAAAGATACTGATATTGTAGTTACTAGCGGTTGCGTAACTAGCTATAGTTATCCTAAATATGGTTTCAATTTAGAAGCGTTAGGTGACGAAGCAACATTAACATTTGGCGAATTAAGAGCTATTGCTATGAGTAGCGATAAAGTGGCTCTTCATAAATTTTACATTATGCCAACTGAAATTTTAGATGAAGAGTTCGATATGAACGATTTAATTAAACAACTTCGTATGGAAAAACCATACAACGAAGCACGAAAAGTGTTCGGTTTAGATGAGGACGATATTATTACAGCGGACTCATTCATTGACTTTATTAAAGACTCAAGTGTAGACGAGCTTAAAGAAGCTCTTAAAAACCCTAATTTAAGCGGTAGATTGTCAGATATTACCGTTGGCTTGTATCGTGAGAACGAAGTACAAGTAGACAAATTGCGTGTGGTATTAGAGCACAACAATATTGACTTAGGGGCTTTCATTTCTGACACTATCGAATAGGAGAGGTTTAAGCGATGGCTACTAAGTTTCAAGATATTTACGACTTATTCTTATCTGGTATTCAAGACTATGAATTAGCTAACATTGACGAAGATGTTATTGACAGATTCTTGAAACAGTATTTACTTTTGTCTTTACCGTATGTGATTGAGGCAAATAGTGATATTGAAGATATAGACTTAGAAAACGAACAATTTAACATTGACCTTACTTTAACAGAGCAAGCATTGGTAGCCAAAGCTATGACCATCGTATGGGTTGACAGGGAACGTAAGAACCTTGATATTTTAAGAAAGACAGTTGGTGATAGGGACTATAAGACAGTCTCTACCGCTGACCAATTAAAGCAGTTAACCAACACTCATACAGCTCTAAGAAAAGAGTTAGAACAACAGTTAATTGACTATTCTTACAGACGTGGCAATAACTGGTCTAGCTTCTATAGGGGGTAATGCCGTGGGAAGACGTAACTACTTTAAGTACTACGTTGACATGATTAGACAACGTGGTCTTAACCCTTACGACAGAAATATGTCTTATAAGAACAGGGACTTTCAACAGTTCTTCTCTGAGACATTAACGAAACATGATTGCACGATTGATGGCGTTCCAGCGAAACTAGTTTTCCAAGACCACTCTCAATCTAACAACAAAGACCTTTCAGACGACAAGTATATTGTTGCTGAAAATGAAACTAAAGTGCACGTTGGCTCTTACATTGAGTGGGCAGATTCGTTGTGGCTTGTGTTTACAGAAGAACATAAGACAATCGCTACTCACCAACAGTTGAAAATCAAACACGTTAACGAAACAATTAAATGGATTAGAAACGGTAAGGTTGTCAACAAAGGGCAAGGATATGGCGCTTATGTTCAATCTCAAACCTTGTATACCATGGGTGTGGCTCAAACACCTTTACTAGATGTAGTTGACTCTAAAATGGCTATGTATATGCAATACAATGAAGAAACAGCCAGACTTAAAGAAGACGAAAGAGTGTTTATTGGGAAACGTGTCTATAAGATTAAGTTTATGGACGCTGTATCAAGAAAAGGACTTATCTTCTATCTATTAGACGAGGATAGAGTTGGACAGCTTGATAATGTAGAGGAATCTATCGCAGATTACTATAAGTATTATGGTAAGAATGACGATTATGTTAAAGATAGTGACGACTCACCTAATAAGACTCTGACAATTTTGGGTGAGAAATACCCTCGAATTGGTAGAACGTATGAGTATACTATTAAAGGTGGCGACTCAGTAGAGTGGGTTCTTGAACACGATACATCGGGAGAGCCAATCTATAAGAGTTTTGAGAAAACTGACAAGTCATTAAAGATTAGTTTTAGTGCTAATACTGACTTGATTGGTAACAAAGCTACTATTATTGCCACTTCAAAAGACGGACAATACGCTGCACTTCACCTTTCACTGATTAAGAGGTTCTAATATATGACCGAAGTATTTACTATGATGGGGCATAAAGGCCCAGACGAAAGCGAAACAGGCGTAAATTATAATAACGGTTTTACCAAAATCTCTGACTGGAAATCAGAGTGTATGGCTCGCATTTACAAAGACGAAACACTTTTGAAAATGCTTAGATATAGCGTGGCTGACTGGGACAAATCTCCTAAGTTAACTGACCAAGATAAAGATGAAATCATGGACACTTGCGTATATCCTATGGGTCATATTGACAAGATTGCACAGAAACAAAGAAGTTATATCGGAATTGACTTATCAAACTGGAAACTGTTTGAGGGTTTCAGACGATTCTCTTATAAGTATATCAGTGGTATCTTGTACTTCCATGTACTTGTAGACATCAATATCCTTAGAACTAATGAGGGAGTTCGTTCAGACTTAATCATTGGTAGATTGATGTCAATTTTTGATGAAACTGAGTTTGCTGGCCTTGGCGAATTGAAGTTTGAAACTTGCTTTGAACGCAAGGTAGATAACGCAAGCCATGTTGGTTACTCACTTGGTTTCAGAATTACAGAGCTTAAGAATTGAGTCAGTTAGACTACAACCTGTTATTTGATAAGCCTGTTGAAATTGACCACGGTATATATCTTCATTGTCCAAAGGTAGAAGATATTGCTAGAGATTATGAAGAATTTAGTAGGTTTTGTACAGTATTTACAGTCGAACCTTTTGAAATCTTCGCTACAAGACGAGACGTAAATGATTTGACAAAGCGGTTCCCTACTATATGGTCACTCATGCGACATAAAGACATGAATGTACCAGTAGGGCAAGACGCTTTCGGGTTTGATAGCATTTATGACGCTGTTGTTCAGTCAATCTCTTACTGGACTAAGTTACCTGTCAGCGTATTAGACGAAGACGGTAACGAGGCTGGCTTTCAGCTTCTTGGTAACGGTAAGATTGTCTATCCTGACAAGGAATGGATAATTGACGAAGAGGTATTCACTACTATTGGGAACCTCATAAAGGACATTATAGGTTATTCTGGGCCTGATGAAGAACTTAGACCACCACTTATTACAAGTGACGCTAGTTATCAGGCATGGATAAACTTATATGAACAGACGATTAAGAGTCGAGCTAGGAAATCGGGTAGCTCCGTTCGACTCACTGATAAAATTTTGATTTTATCCATCAAATCTGACCTAAGACTACTACCCGCTGACATCATGAAAATGACGCTATTCATCTTTAATAAACTGTATATCGGGCTGTCTGCCAAAGAAGATTACGAACAAAGGTTCGCACTCTTTACGTCCGCTAAGTTTACAGGTGTTGACGCTCCCGACTCTTGGGAACGTAGATGGAAGTCGTTGTTTAATAATAATAATTAGAGGTGACATAATGCAATATGGTATGAGAACGGTTGCTAATATGTTTTTAGTTAACCAAAGAACCAAACAACCAGAATTGTATATTGACTATGCAAACACCAGTTCGGTAGAGTTCAGCTCTGAGTCCGTTTATGCTACTGCTGGCGGTGCGAACGCTATTCGTTGGGATAAAGATAAGACTGGTACTTTGACAGTTGAAACTGAATTGTTTGACTTGAGCTTGCTCCAAATGATTATGGGTTCTGACCGTAAAGAGGGTATCGACAGTATCTTCCAACAAAAACGTGCTGTACTTGGTGCAGACATGATGGTTAAGTTAGGTACTACTGCTCTTGACCCATCAACTATCACTATCGTTAAGTTGAAGAGTGCAGAAGACTCTGAGTTTGATGGCGCTCCACTTTACAATGGTTCTGCTGCTCAAGCTAACTTACCTAAGCAAGTTAAAGACGTTACAGTTTCTGTTAACGCTACAACTGCTCGTATTACTTTCCAACCAGTTTCTGGTGTTAAACAATATGAAATCTTGCGTAACGGTAACTCATTAACTACTGTTAATTCTACTGCTTACACTGATTCTAAATTGACTGCTGAAACTCAATACGAGTATGAAGTTCGTGCAATTAACCAATTTGGTAAGGGGCCTAAGTCTGCTAAAGTTAAACCAACAACTTCTGCTGCTGGTGTAACTGACTTGACTACTTTCAAAGCTACAACTGCTGACAAGAACGCTGCTGCTAGCAACACTGGTGAGCTTGTAACTCCAGCTGGCGCTGACGTAAGCTACTCTTACGCTGACGGTACTATCACCTTTACTGGTGCTGCTATCGGTGACGCTTACTCTGTATCTTACATGGAGCAAGTTGACAACGTTCGTACCTTGAAAGTTGTTTCTGACAAGTTCCCTGACTCTTACGAAATCTTCGGTGAGTCTAAACTTCGTGAACGTAACACTGGTGTCGACAGAATGGTTCAAATTCACTACTACAACGTGAAACCACAATCTAACTTCACCTTGTCTCAAAGTGCGTCTGACCCAACCTCACTTTCTATCGTGTTTGACGTTTTCCCTAAAGAAACTATCAACAAAGAAACTGGTGAAGTTGAAAAACTCATGATGGACTACAAGATTATCCAATAATCATTTTCTGGGAGTGGGATATTCCCGCTCCTATTTATATAAGTGAGGGAACAGTTTATGAGTGAAAAATTAGTCATTAAATATCTATCACCCTCGACTGGGCAGTACGAATTTGCTACAGTACAAGATGTTGGTGATTTAGAAAAACTAAATACCAACGTAAAGACTGATTTGGTTTCCGCTATCAACGAGATTCTATTGCGTGGCACTGGAAATGGTGGCGGTGGTAATGGCGGTGGAAGTGGCCAAGGCGGTGGCGGTGGTACGCAACCAGTCAATCCAGATATTCAAAAAGCCATCGACAATATCAATAACGAACTCAAGAAACTAAGAGAATCTTCCTTAAGCAAAAAGCAAATGGAAGAGGTTAATAAAGCATTTAATGATAACATTACTGAGATTGTCAATAATCTCAACAAGAAATTTGACGAGTCAAAGAAAGCAAATGACGAGTCTATTAAAACTAAAATAGCTGAATTATCGAATGTTATTGATAGACATATATCAGACAACAATGCGAACATTGGTTCGCTTAATAGTAGCGTTGAGAATGTTAAGAGAGACCTTGAAAGAGCTAAGTCTGATATTGGAAATTTTGAAACTGAAAAAGAAAAGACCAACTTAGCGATTGACGAATTAAAGGCGTCAGTTGCGTTAAAAGCAGAAAAGCAAACTTTAGACCTTATGAATCAAGCTGTTCAGAAGCTAAACACTCAAGTTAATTTGAACACAGAGGGTCTAAAAGCTACTGTAAGTAAGAATGAATTGAGTCTTGTAACGGATAGACTTACAAACTCTGAATCAAGAATAGAAATCGCTGAGGGTAAAATCAATAGTGCGGTATCTAAGAAAGAGTTACTTACAGAGATTGCTAAAGCTAAAGGCGTAGGTTCTAACCTACTTAAAGGTACTAGAGACCTAAATGGTTGGACTAAAGATGGCGCTGTATCAGAGACATCTGAATATTACCGAGAAGCTAAAGTGTTTACTTTACCTACAAGTAATGCAGTTATCTCTTTTGATATGGACGGTCTGGAAGTCGGTAAAACTTATACAGCAAGTATTTACGCTAAGGTATTAAATAATGACCCGTTAGTAAACATCACTTTTACCCATGGTAGCGAAACACTACCTATGGCAAGAACAACAGAAGATACCACTATTCTAAACGAATGGAAACGTGTGGCTGTATCTTTTGTAGCTAAAGCAGAAAGAGAGCGTGTATCGTTTAGATACAATAGTTTAACATCTTCTAATACTGGATATATTGCTGGTCCTAAGATTGAATCAGGTCCATTAGCAACTACTTGGCAACCAAGTGTGTCTGACCAGTTGGAAGTAATTAGAGACCTTAATACTAGAGTGTCTCAGACAGCCTCTGATTACACCGTATTGCAGAGTTCGATGGAGTCGATGGGTAACAGGGTTACTCAGACCGAACAGAGCTTACAGGCTAACTCAGAGGGCATTAGACTACAAGCTCAAAAGATTACGAAAGTAGAAGACGATATTAAGACTGTTCGCTCAGAGCTTAAGGTTGAAGCTGATAGTGTCACTCAAAAAGTAACGCAAGCATTAACTAACAAGTTAGAGTCAACCAATATCGAACTCAATAACAGGGTTATCAATGGTAACGCATTTGCGCCACTTAATAAAGGGTGGAGACAAATGAGCGAAAACGTTACAAGAGATACTGTTGATGGCCAAAACTACATTGTTCTTAACGGAACTACAGCATTGTCAAGTGCTATTACCTCAAACGCTTTCTATACTAAAGACGGTGAGAAGCTAAGAATTGGTTTTGACATTGTAAGTCGTAAGGTTTTGACAGACGATATTGTATCAACCTTAGAGATTTATGATATTTCGGACAGTCGTATTATGCGAAAAGAGTTTATGTTTAATGAACTTCAAACATTATACGGTGACTCTAAGTATGTTGACTATACAATTAGTAACCCTAACGCTAAAAAGGCAAGTATTAGACTTGTATCTAATCAGAATGGTCTGAAATTTACAAACGTATATGTAAGAGGTGCTGGAATTAGCGGCCTTGGATATACGCCAGCTTCTCAAGATACATCGTTAATTACAGGTGAAGTTGAGGCTGGAATTAGAAATACTGCTGACCAAGTATCGTTGTATGCTAACAAGATACAACAGTTGGGAGAAAAAGTAGACAAGCAGACAGCTGAGTTTAACGTAAGAGCTGGGCAGATTGAAGCTAAGATTATTGATAAAGACAATGTTGTACAGACAATTAACGCTGCTCCAGAGGGCTTAACTATCGACTTTAAGAAAGTTAAGTTTACATCTGAGGTTCTGGCTCCATTTATGGATATTAGTAAAGGGTTGGTTGTTAGGAACGGACAAAACGTTGTCTTAGGCGCTGATTCTGACGGAAATATCCTGATGAATGTGTCTAAATTAACTATCAATGGCAAGTCTTATTCAGACAAGTTATCTGATATGGAGACAGATTTTGCTAAGAAAATCAAGGCTAGTGAAGACAAGATTAAGCCTGACATAGACAAAATCGCTAACAGTTTACAGGACGTAAACAAAAAGACTATTGACTTAGAGAAGAACGCAAACAAAGAAATGTCCAGTCTTCGTAGTAGTATGGACTCATTGATTGCTGAGTATTCGTTACGGTTTGCTGACGCTAACGCTGACAGAATTAAGTTAAGACAAGAGCTTGAACAAGCTATCTTAGACGAAACTGGTAGAGCTTTGCAACGTGTCGCAGTTATTGAAAACAACCTTGGTAACTTTGTTGAAAGATGGAACTTCTTAGATAGACAGATTTCGTTATCTAACGAGGGTTTAGTTATCGGGAACAAAGCAACCAATACTTATGTGTTATTGAACGATAAAGCGATTGCCTTTATCAATAATGGACAGCCAGTAGCTTCTATTGCTGGTGGTGTCTTAAAAATCAATCAGGCTATCTTTATTAAAGAGATACAGATTGGTGAGTTCTTAATTAGTGAATATAAGAAAAATCACTTAACATTCAGATATATCGGTAGCTAGAATAGAGGGAGTGCATTATGGCTGATAGTAGCTGGAGAGATTTTAAGAGTGATGGTGGTAAAATTGGTTTATATGTCAGCTTCTGGCATACATCACCTAAACGTGGTAAGACCACAATTACTTGGTGGATTGCACCAATGCGAGGGTATAACTGGTATAGCAACCCTGGCACTAACATTTCTCTTAAGGTAAACGGAACGCAAGTTTATAGTTATAGTGGTATGGGGCCTAACTTGGTTCACAATGAGTATGACCCATTAGGTAACTATACTGGCACGATTGAATATACATATAACGGACAAGGTGCTCAGAACATTCCGTTTGAAGCTGAGATTTACAATAACGACGTTAATTATAGCCACAGATATTCTGATACTTATGTATTGCCAGCCCTTTCTGCTTACGGTGGAGAGGCGCTGACTGGTACAGTTGCACCAGTATTGAGTAGTACAACTTTAAGGCTTGGTGAAGCCAATCCTGTTGCTGTTACATACAATAAGAGTTCAAACGTTGATACAGTTTATGCTTATGTTTCAGCACCAAGTGCTTCAATCAATGAAGAGTTAATTGGGCAAGACACTAAACCGAATGGTTCTGTATCTATCCCTATCTCTCTTGCAAGAAAGATGTTTCCAACTGGAAACGTTAGGCAGATAAGTGGGTCTATCGTATTTGTAGGGTACGATAAAGGTATTGCGGTCACAGATAAGGTATCTGTACCAGTAACCATTCAGGCTCCTGTCGGAATGTTTGCTCCAACGGTAACTGGTGTATCAGTTATTGAGGGTAAAGATAATATTAAACGACTAAGTATACCGTTTATTCAAGGTGTGTCTGAAATGAAGTTTAGTATGTCAGCAACCCCAGTTAGCGGTTCGAGCATTGTCGCCTACAACTGGAGATTTAAGGAACGTCAAGGTTTCCAAATTTCTCATACATCTAATATTTATGTTTATCCAAGTGTATCGCTAAACTTTAGTGGAGACTATACATTGCAGGGTCAAGCAGTTGACAATTATGGATATGCAAGTGATTGGGTTGACGGAGCTAGAATTAAGGTGTTACCATATCAATCTCCAAGGGTTATCTCTACCGACTTTAGACGTAACGAAACCCAAGAAAACAAAGTAGATGTTCTTAGAAACTTTTCATCAACCAACGTTTCTCATGGTACGTTTAGAAACGAAATGACTGTCATTTATGACATTCAAGAGGTTGGTAAGCCAAACACTAAAATCTCTAAAACAGAGAATGGTGTTGACTTGTTAAGGAACGGTGTATATCGTATTGATTACGATTTTGATACCGTTAAAAGTTACGAGATTAAAACTAGAATACTAGACAAGTTTTCTTCTGTCGAACTTGAGTGGGTTCGTATCGGGCCTATCAAAGTACCGTTTGATATTTCGTCTCATGGTATTGGGGTTGGTACAATCGCTCAAGAAAATGGGAAAGCATTACAAGTAGCGTCTGGCGCTCATATCGAAAGTGGCTTAACCTTAACTGGTGGATTAAATGTATCGGGAGACATTACCTCTAGGTCAAACATACTATTAACCAATAATGCAGTATACAAATATAATGGTAATGACATTCAACATTACAAATGGAGTAATCACGATGGTTCTACTGGTGTGCAAGGCGACAATCAAGACCTTAATACATATATTAAAGCTGGTAGGTATTGGCTAAGACCAAGAGATAACCAGTGTCCGTTTTGGCAAAACTCTTATGGGTTTCTTGAGGTGTACTTAGTATCCTCTGCAAACGTAGGTTATGAGTTATTTCAAAGATTTACTCAGGGGTGGACAGGTTATTCTATGACCCGTAAAGGTCGTAGAGAAACTGCTAACGGGCCTATAGTATGGTCTCACTGGACATCGCCCAACGCTGTATTTCACTGGGGAAGAGGTAAGACTTGGGGCGGTACATTAGACGCTAACCAGATATTTGAAGATGGTAAATATTATTTACAAACATCTACTTGCAAAAATATACCAGCTAACGGTATTTTGACTGTGCATAGACTAGGTACTAAAGAGGCTTACCAAATACTAGAAACAACCAGTTATGAAACTTATGTCAGAATGTCTTATTATACAACAGGGGCGTGGGACGCATGGAAGAAGAAAAGCTAAATGAATACCGAGACCCTGACGAACTTCAAGAGGAAGTAAAACTCAAAAGTGCCTATATGGTTGTCGATAAGATAACCAGTACAGTCACTGGATTAACTTGGGAATCTAACGAGAATACAGTCTTTTATTCTGATATACCAGAAAGTTCCACCTTAACAGAGTTAGAAGAATTTTTGAACCTAAAAAGTGGACGCATTAAGTGGAATGGTGTAACTTTAGTGGAAATTCAGGATAATAGTATTGCTAATGAGAACAGAGAACTTAAGGGAGATATTGAAGCGCTCAAGAAGCGAATCAACCAAGAGGTCGATAATATCATGGCAATGATAACTGACATTCTTATTAGTTCAAATTAAATATAGAGGTGTTTATTCATGGCAGAATATCAAATGACTACAGCGATTGCGGTTTTTGTGGACAGAATCTTCCGTAACAAATTGACTATCGACAGAGTTCCTGAGCGTTTGCGTGAAGCTGTTCAATCAGAAACTACTGAAAATCGTTCTCATTATGTAGACTTATGGGCTGCTAAATTATTAGACCCAGCTTACAACATTGATAGCGTACCTGAATCTTTACGAGAAGATGTTCAAAACCAATCTGAGGTTTTGCGCAAACTGACCGAAAAGAGAATTGAGGTCTATGTTTACGATGTGATTGACGGCTTGTCTTTAAGTGAAGTTCCCGAAGAAATTCGTGAAAAGGTACGAGAAAAGGTAGAGCAACAAATCGGAAAAAAGCTGGACTAATTGGTAGACTTAAGTTTGCCATCAAAGCATTTGTCGTAGCTTTTCGCTATAGATATTTGTTTAATAAATAGTAAGTTAGAGTTTAGTGCGTTCAGTATCTAAGGTTTAACTCAATTTTTTGGGGGACATTAGATGAATTGGTTCAATACGTTAGATTGGACAGCGATAACGGGATTCGTTACCGCTATTGGTGTCCTAATTAAAACCATTATAGATAAAGATAAACATTCTGACGCTACAGTAGAAGCGTTGAATGAAATTCGTGGCGATATTAGCGCCATTAAGGAAGAATTAGCTTCTGCTAAAGAATTGACAAGTAGCAACACAGTAGGTATTCGTAATATCCACCGTTATAGATTGCAACACGATATACAGCGGGCTATCGTTAGGGGATATACGACTGTTATTGAGTTTAGTGAACTTTCACATCTTTACGAATCTTATGTCGCCCTTGGCGGTAATGGCGTTATTACAGCACTCTATGAAAGGTTCAAAGAACTAGAAGTAAGAAAAGAGGTAGATATTTAATGGACAAAATGATTATCGACTTGTTTGTAAACCACGCAGCTGAAATATTTATTGCATTACTCGCAATCTTTAAGACTGGGGTAATTGATTTTTTCAAAGCTCGTGCAGACGAAGCTAAAGCTCGTATGGGTAAAGAAAACTATGGTCACTTACAAAACATTGCTATTGACGCTGTTAAGTTCGTAGAACAAGTTTACACCGAATTACATGGTCAAGAGAAGTTTGAAAAGGCTGCTCACCAAGTATTCGAGCAAGGGCAAAGACAATTAGGTTACGAAGTACCTAAAGATACTGTTAAAATGTTAGTTGAGGCAGCTGTTAAGACTTTGAAAGAAGTTCAAAACGGTGCTACAGACATCTTAACTGAAAAAGCTGAGTAATAAAAATTTGGTATCGCCTACCTCTAGTGGGTGGGCGATATTTATATAAGGAGATAAAGATATGCCAATTACATACAATGGCGCAACATTATCTGACCAATACATTAACAAAATTGTCGAGTTAGGTAAGAAGCATAATATCAATCCCGCATATATTATCGTCCAACTATACCACGAAACTGCTTGGGGTACAGCTGCTGGAGCAACGTCTTCCAGAGTTGATAACAACTGGGGTGGTATGACGTGGTTGGACGCTAGTGATAAAACGCCATACACTAGAGATAGCGGGGTTTATGTTACAACTGGTTTAGCAAGACCATCTAATGAGGGTGGATATTACATGCACTACAAGTCTGTTGAGGACTTCTTAACAGATTACACTTACCTACTCAGACCGAACGGGAGTTATAAAGTAAGTGGAGCAAGTACATTATCTGACTATGCTAAGGGCTTATTCAGAGTTGGCGGTGCTAAGTACGATTATGCGTGGGACGGTATCGGTAGCCAAAGCTCTTATGAGAAATATGATAAAGCGCTTAAGCGTACCTATGAGGGTATCAATGCGCAAAATGCCAATATTCTTGAGTCTCTCAAGACAGGCAAAACAGTAACAGGGGGTAATACATCAGTGGCAAGTGCACAAGACGTATTAAATGTATTCAGAGGCTGGCTTGGTGGTCAAATGTATGGTGGAGTTCATAGTGAAATTCTATCCATCTACAATTCACAAAACCCACTGCCAGTAGGTTATAGAATGACGAGTGACGATGATTGGTGTGACGCAACAGTTACAGCAGCATTTAAGAAAGCTGGACTTTCCCACTTGGTTGGGGGAGAATGTGGTGTCCAACGGCATATCGCTATCTTTCAAGCCAAAGGAATTTGGATTGGTAAGTCCTACCCACAAGCTGGAGACATCATCACCTTTGACTGGGACGGTGGCGGTTTCGCTGACCATATTGGTATTGTTGAGTCTGTTAGTGGCAATACGGTTAATACCATCGAGGGTAACTCAGGTTCTCCATCAGCGGTTCGCAGACGTTCGTATGCTTGGAACCACTGGCAAATCAAGGGTTATGCTCGCCCTCAATACAGCTCAACATCAGCTTCAACGACTGCTTCAAGCGGTTCCAAGTCTGTTGCGGAAGTTGCTCAAGAAGTAATTAACGGTCAATGGGGTTCTGGCGAAGACAGAAAGGCTCGATTAACTGCGTCTGGTTACGACTATAACGCTGTTCAGGCTAAAGTTAACGCTATCTTGAGTGGCGAAACTGTTGGCTCTACAGAGGTTCAAGAGACTGGTTGGTTGAAGAACGAAACTGGTTGGTGGTACAGAAACGAAGATGGTAGCTGGCCAAAAGACCAATGGTTGAAAGTTTATGACTACTGGTACTTGTTTGACGAAAACGGTTACGCTTACTGCAACCGTTGGGTTCAAAAGGACGGTAAGTGGTACTACTTCAATAGCGCTTGTGCTATGGTTGTCGGTTGGGTAAGATACAACGATAAGTGGTATCACCTGAAAGACGATGGCTCAATGTCTTCTAAAGAGTATATTGCTGGTTCTGATGGACGCTTATACTACTTAACAGAAGAGGGTGCAATGTTAGAAAATACTGAGATTACTGTTGCGGAAGACGGTTCTTTAATCGAAAAAGCGACTGGTAATATCGTAGGTAAGTTCTAAGAGGTTTTCATGGCTAGAGTACAATGGATAAAGCAATACAGTGATTGGACAGTTTTCATTGACGGTAAACGTATTATGAATGGCTGGGTTGAAGACCAAGGTAAGTTTTACTTTATCAAAGACGGGTTTATGCTTGCTGACGGCGAGTATAGAATTGATGGACAAGACTACCTGTTTAGACGTGATGGCTCATCTGTAACAAGATGGGCTAAGCGTAACGGTAGATGGTCTTACTATCATTTTGATGACGCTGCTAAGATGAAGAACGCTTTCATTCTTGGACGTGACGGTAAGATTTATTACGTTAACCATGACGGTATTATGTTAGAGAACGTATCAGCTGACTTTGCGGTGAATGGCGAGCTTACATATAAGGGCACTCCTATCATTGCTGACCAGATTGTTGATGACGCTAACGCTAATATCTAGTTCCGATATAATGGACTTATAGTTATAAGTCCGATATTATAGACCCGTCTGTAGATGGGCGGGTCTTTTATATTTTACCAATAAGAGTAGTTGGTTAATAAAATACGCATTTTAGCACCCACTGAAAATGCAAATAACTCTTGTTTCATCATCAATACTATGTTATAATATATATAGATAGTAAATCAAATAAGCAGTAAAGGAGTCCGTATAATGGGCGTACAGGCAAAGAATTTAATCAGTCGTAAGGGTAATCGGGCAATTAGGAAGTCAGTATTCACTTCTAACGGTGACTCAATTATCATTTACGAACCAACAAGAGAAGATATTGCAAAAATTATGGAAATGCAAGAGCGCTGGGTACAAAACCAGACAGCTGACGGTTTAGAGTTTGAGCCTGACCAGTATCAGGTAATTCGTGAACTGTTCCCATTGCTAACAGATATTGAGGGTCTTGAAGATTTAACGGATGAAGAAATTCAAGAACTAGATGAAAACCCAAATATCCTGTTTATGCAAGCTGCTCAAGTAGTGCAACAAATCATCGCTGAGGTATTTTCATTGATTGTTCTGAACTATGACAAGAGCATTGCTGAGTCAGAAGCTATCATTGCAACTAACAATTCTGTATTGAACACAATTCAAAACACAGTGATTCAAGCCTCTATTGAAGCTGGAGACCCAACCTTGTTCGATAAAATTAACGAAGAGGTTGAAAAGGAATATGAAAAAGGTTCCTTAGAATCATTACGTTCTGAGCTTGCTCAAACAGAGAAAGATTTAGAAGCAGAGAAGAAAATTATTACAGTGGCTCCACAAGATAAAAAGGTTGACCACATTGCAAAGTTAGCAGAGTTCAGAAAGGCATTTGAGGAAGAGTAGCCATGATTTCGATTAGCATAGATGGGCTAGGCGATATTAACGCACTTCCTGAAAGACTTAGAGGTGACATCATTTCCTCTATTAAAGGTACACTAAGAGAAGAGTGTATGCTTGTATTGAAAGAACACGTTGAGTCAGATGTTTATGGTAATCGTGATGGTAATGGATTATATCAAGCCACTAACAGCTTAATTGGAGCAGTTGACGTTAAGAACATGACAGTTGGTGCTACTAGTGCCAGTTTTGAATTGTATATTAACGCAGACAAACTGACCCGTAGAAGAAAAGAGGGTCAAGTATGGGGTGCTTACATGGGCTTTAGTGGTCAAGATATGGCTCATCGTGTAATCGGTTTCTTAGAAAACGGTGGCGGTGCAATTCCCAATGTGTTTGAAGGTTTGACACCTAGACACTTTTTACAAAACACAGCAGACGAGCTAGATACTAAGGCTGCTCAAATATTAGCGAAAGCCTTAGTTGCTCTTGGCTGGGACGCAGGGTAGGTATTATGTCAGAAGAAAAAGAGAAAAAAGAAGAACTTAAGTATCAGGTTAAGAAGAAGCGTAAGTACGTTAAGTATGTAGATGATTATAAGTTGTCTAAAGTTAACCCACGAAGTCTCAAAGTTTATGAACGATATTTGACTACAAACATTGTTAAGAACCGAGACGTTAAGGACACAACTTACAAAACATACAAGTCTTACTTCAATATCTTCTTGGTTTACTTGCTAGAGAACTGGGATAACGTATATATCCTAGACAAACAGTTACTAGAAGATGATATGATTGATGTCATGGAGTCATACATGGCGTTCTTACAAGATGAATTAGGTAATGGGAAGAAAGTTATTAACACCAAGATTGCAGCAGTATCAGCTTTCTACTTCTGGGCTTTGAAGCGTAAAACGATTGAGGCTCACCCATTTGCTGGTAGATTAGACAGAATGAAAGGTGCGTTAGATGAAAAGATTATCGCTGAATATTACTTGCCTCTTGAAGACGTAGGTAAAATTAACGCCACCTTAAATAAGGTAAGAGAGGGTGCTGACTCTAAATACGATTGGATTGACTTGATGATTTGGCGAATTAGCCTTGACTCAGCTTGTCGTATTGGGGCGCTAGAAAAGCTTACTGTAAGTTCGTATGATGAAGAGCGTGGAGCCTTTATCGGTATCCGTGAGAAACGTGGTAAGATTGTAGATATTCCTATTGAACCGTCAACTCAAGTACTTGTTCGTGAGTATCTGAAATGGCGTAAAGATAAAGGTATTGATTGTGACGCTTTATTCCCATCGTTAGTTGGTGGTATATGGGGTGGCATGAAACGACAATCGTTATCAAAACGTGTGAATAAAATTGGACGAATTGTTGGGGTGGGCGACTTCCGACATCACTGTATTAGAAAAACAAGATTGAATCTTGTTGCAGAGAAAGATATTAGATTAGCTCAGCTATTAGCTAATCATGAGTCGCTTGACACGACTGCTAGGTTTTATACCAAGAAGAAAGCCCAATCCGATGTCCTACAAGAGATTATGAATCTCAATGGAGAATAGCATATATAGAATCGGGGGCTTACTAATTAAACAAGGGGGCCTCCTTTTTAATGGGTAATTTAAGAGTAAAAGTAAATGTTGACTATGGCGATGTAGAGAAACTTAAGAGCGCCCTGAAAGGTATTCAGGCTGATGTCGAAACAAGAACAGCCCTTACTAAACTTAACATTTTGTCTTCCCAACTAAACAGATTAAGTAAAGCTGATAAGATTAAAGTTAACTTTAGTACATCTGGTGCTCTTCAACAGCTAAAAGATATTAAGAGTAACCTTAAAGAAATTAAGGAAATGGCTGGAGACCTTAAGCTAAACTTTAACAGTAAGGCTGTTAAGGATATGGCTAAGAACATTTCTAAACAGTTATCTGAGGGTGCTGAGGACGCTGTTAGTCGTCAGGCTAAGTCTACTAGAAAAGTTAAGGCTGCTGATACTGTTCTTAATGGCTCTGATACCAGAACAGAAGCACAGTTGATTTCAGATACAAGAGCCGCAATTCAGGCTCGTGGTAAAGCTTATAAGAAACTTATGGACTCAGAGTATGGTTCTGAACTTTGGGCCGCTCACTCAAAAGAAGTTACAAGACAACAAAAGAGAATACAGGATAACCAATCGTCTTATGGTAAATTGACTAACGGTAAACTTCTGTCTGATACTCGTGGTATTTCAGAAGCAGCCATGACTGATGATTACGTTCGTAACGTTCAAGAACTAACCAGAATACAAAAACAACGTGGTCAAGCATTAAAATCTATCGTTAAAGACGAAAAAGAATATACTGGTCTGCTAGAAAAAGCAGATAAGCATGGGGTTAACAGTGTTCAAGGGCAAGAATATCTAAGTAAAGCTAGCGCTATTCGTGACAGAGTTGACGGTCTCAAGAAAGAGGTTAACTATCAGGAAGAGCTAAATAAGGGTAGCAAACGCTACATGGAAGCTCAAGAGAAGATTGCTTCTCATCGTGAACAGGCTTACGATAGATATAGAAACGCTCAACTTAGAGAAGATGAGCGTGTTGAGAAAGCTCGTGCTACTGCTGCTTATAAAGCTCTCGACAAAGGTTATGCTCAACAGTACAAGAAACAAGCTGAGGTTTCTAAGTTAGAGGTTAAATCTCAAGCTGGATTAACTAGTGGACGTGAAGAGGATAAATTATGGCAAGCTAAACAAGAGCTTGATGTCATTACTAAAAAGAATAGAGAGATTGAAAAGACAAGTAAGTTAAGCAATGCTGACGCTAAAAAGCTTGCAAACAGTAACTCTATTCGTAAAGCTGAGTCTGACGCAGCGGAAACTCTTGCTAGAAACAACTTAAAACTCGCTCGTTCTAGTGAACTGTATGACAAGATGTCTGCTTCTATGGATAAAGTCCATAAGATGAGTGGTAGATTATCTACTGCTGGGAACGATGAAGCAAGAGTTATTAACGACATTATTCGTAAAGAAGAAGCAAGACAAGGACTTATTCAAAATCAAATCAGAAACTCTGGCTTGGTAAACAGAGCTAAAGAAAGAGATTTGATGGTCCAAAGACAACTTAATAAGGAAGCTCTTGAAGAGTCTGAATTATTAAGAAAAGCCCAGTCTTCTGACAAATTAAAAGAAAGAATGAGCGCTTACACATTAAGTGACTTGATTAACCCTCGTGCGTTGTATCAAGACGGTAAGCGGGCATTACAATACTTATTCGATAATGAAAAGAAAGTTGATGACCAATTAGTAAACATCGCTAAGGTTGTTGACGCTCCTAAGAAAGAACTTAGAGCATTTGCTGACACTATCTATAGTGAAGCATCTAAGGTTGGTCGTAGTGCTGATGAGTTCGGTACATCTGTTGAGCGTTGGGCTTCTAGTGGTAAGACCTTAAAAGAAGCGATTAGATTAGGTAAACTTTCTACCATCGGTTCTTTCGTAGGTAACGTAGATGAAGCAGCGATGGTAGACTATATGTCCGTTCCGTTGCAAGCGTTTAAGAAACAGGGTGTAGAAGCTACTGACATTCTTAACGCAATGAACGAAGTTGCCAACAACAACGCTATTGAAATGAATGATTTGGGTGAAGCCTACAAGTTAGCTGCTGGTACTGCTTCACAGGCTGGTACAACATTTGACCAGTTGACAGGTCTTATTTCAGGTGCTCAGGAAGTAACTCGTCAAGGTGGTTCGGTAATCGGTAACTCATTGAAAGCCTTTGACGTAAACTTGGGTAAAATTGCTGCAAGAACTACCAAAATGGACCAAAAGAAATTCAGTTTCTTTAAGAACATTGGTATTGATGTTGTAGATGGAAACAACCGTATTCGTTCAACGTTCGATATTCTTCAAGACCTTAACAAAGTTTGGAATGACCTTGATTCAGAACAAAAAGCTACTGCTGGTTTCTATATCGCTGGTAAACACCACCAAAACATTTTGGCTGGTTTGATGGACGGTTGGAACTTTGTTCATAAAGCTCAACAAGAGGCTGCTGGACAGCTTGGACAGGGCGAAATCGGTTCTGCGTTCCAAGAGTTTGACAAGCAAAAAGACTCTATGCAATTTGGTTTAGTAGAACTTAAGAACGCTTTCAGTGAACTTATGCACTCTATCACAGGTGGTAAACAAGGTTTTAACGATGGTATGAAAGCCTTAACTGGCGGTCTTAAAACACTTACAGAATTAGCTAAGAACCCAGCTATCAGAGAGCTTGGTGGTTTCTTACTTAAATTTGGTGGTGTGTTAGCTGGTCTATCAGTTGCTAAGATGGCTGGTAGCGTAGGTCAACAATGGGGATATGCCTTAATGAACTCTACTAGAGAGTCATTGTTAAACCCATTTAAGTGGATTGGCAAGCGTGGAGATTCTGGTCTTAGTGATTATGTTCCAACAGATATGTTGATGGAACAAATGGCTCAAGCGCAAGGCCAACAAATTACTGAACAAGTTAAGAGAGACCTTAAAGGTAAAAAGTTAACAACAGGTAAAAGAGCTAGATGGTACAGACAGCCACAATCACCTGTATCCGAACCGTCAGAACAAGAAGTAACACAGTATGTTGGTACTACTGGAAACCCAGAGCCTGTTCAGCCACCTAAAGGCGGTTGGAGAGGGGCGCTGACAAAACTATCTAAAGGTATGACTACTGTATTTAACACCATTGGGGCTATTGGTTTAGCTTCAACCATTGTAGACGCTGGTTTACAAGCGTTTACTGGTAAAGGTTTGTACCAGCGTGTTGGGGAAACCATGGAACAAATTGACCGCTCCATGAATAAATCTAAGTATATTGCTTTAGATTATGTTAAAGCTTCTGAGAAAGTTAAAGATAGCTTTAATAGCTATCAAGAAGCTAAAAACCTTAGCAAAACAGTAGATGGTCTTGTAGATTCATATAAAGACTTAAGACGCTCTAAAGAAGAAGCCTATAAGAGAAGTGGTAATATTGGTGACTTAGAGTTAACAGCTGATGAATTTTCAAATTTAGCTCAAAGACATAATGAAATGGTTGACTCGCTTAACGCTCCAGTTAACTTAAAACTTACCGTCAATGATAAAGACATTATTGCTGCTAAACAAAAAGCTACACAAGAATTTACACACGCAAACGACTTACAAAAAGCGTTTGAAACATTAAATACGGTTAGAGAAGCTCAGGCTAACCATAACTATGGCAGTGAACTTGCTGAATATGATAAGTATGTAAGAGACTATCAGAAGAAAGTTAAAGCTCAACAAACGTTCATGGACAACCTGAAAAAGACTTACGGTGACGACTGGAAAGTTATAGCGGACGAATGGAGAAGTGACCCATCTACTCCACTATCTACATTGGATAGAGACGTTGAAAACGCTAAGGCTGAATTAGACGGGTTCGTCAATAGTAAGTTCTTAGATGATAAACAGGTAGACGAGTTTCTCAGAAAGACAGCAGAAAATAAAAAGATAATGACAACAACATTATCAAATATTCTGCAAGGTGACGATGGTGCACAAAACCTACAAAACGTCTTAAAGAGTCCACAGGCAACTCTGTATGATTTCATGGGTGCTATCCAAACAGTAAACCAAGAATTAAAAACAACAGATGGTATTGACCAAGCCAGAGAGTCATTGTCTGGTATGTTGACATCATTCAAGGAAACTGGCGATAAGGTAGCCGCTTCTAAAGCATGGTCTGAAATTGTTCAGAAATCAGAGAAAATCGGAGAAATCAGTGGTGAGTGGCTTAAAGAGAATGGCTTCTCAAACTTTGGCGCATTGCTAGATAGTGGTGATAAAGATAAGATAGATAGCTTCTTCCAAGCTGTATCTAACGGTGTTGATAAAGCTAAGAAGAAGAGCGAAGAGCTAAAGAGAACCATCGGTGATTTTGCTGAAACGTTCGGTTTGTCTGGGCGAGAAGAAGCTGAACAATGGTTGTCAGATTTCAACAACAATCGTGCTCAATTTGTAAAAAATGCGTTCGATAAAGATGTTGGGGCCGCTACCAGTTTCTTCTCTATCAACCCTAACTTACTACGATTCTCTTACAAATCTGCGTTAGAGTCCGATATGAGTATCGGTGACTTCTACAAGAGCATACAAGAGCAAGTAGATAGTTTAGGTAGTGACGAAAATAGCATTGCTATTCGTTATCAACTTAAAAACAAAAATGGTGATGTTGACTTTAATAAGGTGTTAGAGAATATCAAATCACTGCAAGAGAACAGCACTATTGTTCAAGAGTTAGAATTAAGAAGTGCTAACGGTGGAATTGACGTTGCTAAGTTCTATAACTTCTTAGATGAAAATAAGAAGGCATTAGTGGAGCTTGGCATAACAAGCATGGGTGGTCAAATTAACCCACAAGACTTTATCGACAAACTCAGTAAGGGCGAAATTAGTATTAGTACTAAGACTGATGAAAACGGTCAAAAGCTTGTTGAAATGGTTAATAAAGACGGTAAGACAGTTACTTTCAAGGTTAACGCTGAGGGTAACTTAGAAGACCTTAACCCATTAGTTCCTAAAGATGGCGAAGAAAAAACTGTTACTCAAAAGGTAAATATTGATGTTGAGCCTACAATTCAAAACGGTCTTGGTGCAAACGGTAACTTTGGTACTCAAGAGTACTGGAATGAACTGTTCACTAGAGACGTTGAGATTCCACAGGCTATAGACGTTAAACCTTATATTAAGGAAGACGGTTCTGTAGATGTGAACGCTGTAGGTAAGCAAATTCAATCATTCCTTGAGAGTGGTTCCGATGAAGCGGTTGAAATCGAGAAAGCAATTCGTGTAGTTGCTGGCCTTGGTGAAAACGATGTAATCGGCATGGACGCTATCACACTGTTCGTTGAGCAGTTAATGAGACAAGATATTGATGGTATTCCTAGTGAAGTTCAAAAAGATATTCTGTTACTCTTGCTTGGTCAAGTCAAAGACGAAGACACGAAAGCTAAGATTCAACAACATATTGAGAACTTGAAGAATATCAAACCAGCTCCAGCTGAAATTCAACAACAAATCAACATTAAACCAGAAGTAGTTGGTGACGCACTAAATACGATTGGTAATGTTGTTTCTGGTATTGCGGGTGCTGCTGGTTTCAATATCAAGGGTACAGTTGAAATGGATACTACAGCTGTTGACCAAGTGGCAACTACAGCTGCTGAACCAGTAACTAAGCCAGTTAACGCTGACGCTACAGTTGCTACAGGGGTTGTAATGGGTCTGCAAATGTTAGCTTCTCTTCCAGCTACCAAGACGATTAACGGTGACGCTAGTGCTGCTTTAGCAGAGGCTCATAGAGTTAAAGCTATCATTGATGGCATGAGTGCCACAATTAAGATTGGTACTTCTGGTGGTGGCGGAAGTCGTGGCGGTTCATCTGCTTCTGTAGGTATCGCTCGTGGTCCTATTGGAACAGTTGGACAAGCGTTCAGCGCTCGTATCGGTGGCGGTACGGTTGGTAAGAACCAAAGTAAAGCTTCTAAGGCAGCCACTGTTAACGAGGACGTTTGGAGATACTGGGGTAAAGAATTGTATACTGGTAGTCCTTTAGAAACATCAATGGACGAACTTACTAAAGCTCTGAAATTGGCTAAAGAAGACTACAAGAAAATGCAAGAAATTTACGCTAAGCAAATTCCAATCATGAAAGACCAAATTCAATACCAAAAAGATTTGAAAGCTCTGCACCAACAAGAGCTGACAGATACTATTGCTAAGTTGAAAGGTTACGGTTTTACATCTAGTGGAAACCGTATCACCAACCTTGAAAGAGCTAAATCTCTATCAGGTGATAGTGCGACAGAAGCTGAAAAGCTCTTGAACACTTGGAAGAAGAACTACGAAACACTGGTAAGTATTGACCGTAAATTAACTGGTCTTAATACTGACATCGCTCAAGCTAATGAGGATATGAAACAAGCAAGCATTAAGGACGAACTTAAGGAGATTAAAAAGACCCTTAAGAAAACCGAGGCTTTAGTAACTAGCGTTGATAACACCATGGACTTGCTCAATAAGAAAGAGGGGTTCGCTGGCAACAAAGACTATGGCTTGAAAGCAATCTTTGGCGAAGAAATTATCAATACTGCCTCTGCTGGTATCAACCGTTTGATTGATGATTTTAATAAGTTGTCTACCGCAACTATTAAACATGAAGAAAACGCTGACGAAGTAGAAAAGGTATTAGAGAAACTTAAGAGTCAAATATTGGAAAATGCTGACGCTATCCTTAAGTACAGAGAGTCTATTAACCAAGTACGGATTGATAGATTAACTAATGACTATGAGCGATTCAACAACGCACTGTCTGATGGGCTAGATAGATTAAAGGGTACTGTAGATTATCTTAAAGATGGACTGTTAAGTGGTACTAAATTGGGCGATTTAGCTACTTCACAATTCGGTGAACTATCATACTTCGGTAGAGACAAACTGGAAACAGACCAACAAGAAAGATTACGTCTACAAGCTGAACTTGACCAAGCATTAGCAGCGTTCAGTAAGAAGAATATCGACAGAGAGAAACTAGAGACAGAAGCTGTTCTAAGTATTCAAAAATACAAGTATGAAAACTTAATGAAGATGGCTAGTGACTTCTCTAGTGGTAAGGCGATTACCGCTCCTGACGGAGATTTCCTCAAAGCAATCGGTTTAACTGGTATTACTGATAGCAAGTCTATCAATAACTGGTATGCTGATTCTTGGAGGAAAGAATTGTCTTCTGTATACGATATGTTCGCTAACGCTAACAAGAATTTGGTAAGTCAGTACGAGTCTCAAATCAATAAAGCAAGAGACGGTGTAACCAAGCAAGTAATCACCAACAACATGATTCTTGCGCAACTCAATTTACAAGAGGCTGCGTACAGAAAGTTGGTTGAGACTAATGCTAAGATGATTGAACTTGCGAAAGAAGAGTTGAAGAATACCACTTTAACTACTGAACAACGTGAGTCACTCACTGACCAAGTAAAAGAGTATGAAAAAGCTATGATTGACGCTCAGAAGTCAATTAAAGATACAGTTAAATCACGCTTTGACTTTGAATTTGAGTTGATTGACAAGTCACTTAATAGGGCGAAAGAGTACAGAGAAGTGTTTGAAAAGTACCTTGAGATAGCTGGTCTCTTAGGACTTGGCACTGGTGCCAAACAATCATTTGTTGACGCTGTATTCGCTGGTAAGACAAACGAGTACAGAACAGCTAAGAAGCACTTGGACGAATTGATTGCTAAACAAGCGTTGTATCAAGAGGGTTCTTATGAATGGAATCTATTAGAGGAAAAGATTAAGAGTGCCAAGAGTACATTTGCTGACCTAGCTGTGTCAGTTCTGAACGCAAACCGAAACGTGCTAGAGAATACGCTTAATACTATCAAAGATGGTATTGAGAAAGATATTCTGGGCGGTAGCACGTTAGAGAAATGGAAAACTTATCGTGATAACTGGGTAACTGGTATTCAGAAAGAGTTAGAGCTTGAAGCTCTGAGAAAGAGAATTGTTGATACCGAAGACAAGGCTCTCCAAAGAAGACTTGAAGTATTAGACGCTCAACGTGACGTGTCTAAACATGACCTTGAGTATTTAGAGAAACAGTTGAAAGTTGCTGAATTGCAAAAGAAACTGAACAACATCGAGAAAGAAAGAAAGGTTCAAACCTTAATCAGAAACGATGATGGAACCTATGACTGGGGTTATGTTGCTGACCAAACTGAGTACGATAAGACCAAGAAAGAATTGAATGAAGCTAACAAAGACCTTGAAAAGTATAGACAAGAGCAACGTCAGAAATACGCTGAGTCTCTTGGAACGATTCTTGAAAAGGCAAACAAAGGTGAGTACAAGACAGAAGACGAGTTGAGAAGCGACTTAGATTTACTAAGAACTGCTTACTCCACAATCTTAGGAGACATTCCTGAGATTAAAGGTGGCTCATACGGTGATATTATTGACGCTTACAAGAGATACCTTGCAAGTAATGGTATTGTTGCTAACAGCTTCTTTGGTGGAACAAGTGGTGCTTCTGACCCACTGAACGGATTGGGCGAACGCTTTGAGCTTTCATTCAAGAATGTAATGACTGACCTCACACGCATTATTGCTACTGAGCTTAAGAAGACATTACTAAACGAGGCAGTGAACAATTCTCCAATTCACATTGATAGAATTGAGCTACCTAATGTAACTGACGGAAATACATTTGCTGAGCAATTAAGAGGACTCAACCTCTTGGCTAAGCAAGCTGTAAATGACAAAGACAATTAAGGTTGTAAGGGGACGCACTCCGTCCCCAAGCAACTGATTTAAGAGGGTGAAAGATGAAGCCTATATTAAATTATGTAAGTAACTTTGACGCTAGAGACGAGTATACTTTTCAATACTTGTATCTGGGGCCAGAGCGTGTTACAGAAAACGAACTAAGCATTAGAGAGGCTGAGAAGAACAGCTCTTCTATCTATAGTAAGCAAGTTGTGTCGTTTGATAAAATTCACATTTTAACACCCACTTTGGTCAATGGTAAGTCCTACTATGCCCGTATTCGGCTCAAAATAGGCGATGTATGGGGCGATTGGAGTGAAGAGGTCAAATTCACTTGCTTATCTAAACCAACGTTCTTATTCGAGTCCCTACGAGACGAAAAATTTGTATATAACAATGATTTGATAATGACAGTTGTCATGGGTCAAGAGCAAGGTGATAAGGTATCAACTTATCGGTTCTCGTTGCTAGACCAAAACAAATTGCCTGTTAAGGAATATCCAACTAGACAAGCTGACCTGACTACACCTAATGTCATGACAGAGCGTGTCAATGGATTGACTAAAGGTAAGTTGTATTATATTGCGGTATATGTAACTACTCAAAATGGACTTGAAGCATTTAGTATGCACGAGTTCATACCGCACTTCATTGCACCGTCTGTAACTGGGGCTGTTCAAACTTTGAACCAACCAACAGAGGGACAAGTTTTAGTCCAAGGGTTCCTAAGACAACACCTTGGTATTCAGACAAGACCTTACATTAAAGGTGAGGAAGAGGGCGCAGTGCCAATGAGTTATCAGTATCTAAATGGTGAATGGGTAATAATTCCACCTGACAGACCGTTAACTTATAAGAAAATGGGTATGGCCCAAGCGAGTGATTTCATTGCTAAGATTTGGTGCAAACATATTCCTAATGGCAAGTTCTTAGAATTTGAACGTGAAGACAAGAACGGTGTTGGCATGACTTTTTACAAGCGTGACGACTGTATCGTATGCAAGAAAGAGTATCTTAATGAAGATGGATTGGGTCTTGTATATCAGAGTCGTTCAAACATTGTTCCTGATTTGAAAAAGAAACACTTCTACTTATACATTAAGGTAGTTGAGTTTAGAGTTGATATGAGAATTGAGGTGGTAGAGTAATGATTATCGGACATACATTCATGAGCCATGGTGTTAACGGGTCATTTTTCGATACCGCAATTCCTACAGATAACATTGACGAACTAACGCTAAATGGTGGTGTTTACGATGAAGTGTTTGTCAGTGTAGATACTTCATTAACACCAGCGAATGTTAAACCTACTGGTTGGCAACTCAAACATATCATTGACGCTAAGTTCAAGAACGATATTGAAGCTGGCTCCATTGACGCAAACGGTTTCAAGATTGACGGTTTGTTGATTTACAGACGTAAGTTTGAACCTAATGCTAAGTGGGTATTGGTTGGTGAAACTGATTACCAATTTGAATACAATGTGTATTCATTTGTGGACAAGACAGTACAAAATGGTGTTACTTACGAGTATGCAATTTTACCAAAATCGAAAGAGGTTTTAGGTGAAATTACTCAATCTGCACCAGTAACGGTTAACTATTATGGGTCTTACATTTCTGATATTAACGACACATATAGAATGAACCTTGACTTTGAACTTGGTGAAATTTCTCATCACAGAAACAGTGCAACGTTAAGCCCGATGAATGGTAGATACCCTGTTGTTGTGTTTGGTAGTCAAAACTACAAGAGTGGTTCTATGAGTTTCTTACCTGTAACGGAAGAACATCAGAAACATGGCGGGCCTATCAATAAGGCTGGAGAATATCAGTTAAGAGAGTCTATCGTTAACTTCTTGAATAACGGAGCCTCTAAGATTATCAGAAATGAAAGCGGTGAGATTTTAATTGTCGCTATCACTGATGTAAAGACTGCTCCTAAAGCTGATTGGTTACACGATATACAAAAAGTAAGTTTTAACTATACCGAAGTTGGTAAGATTGAGGGTAACTCACTGAAAGGAATGGGCTTGATTGGACAAGCTGTCAAGTCTAAATATACATATAATGAAAATGGCGAGATTTTATGGGAGAACTAATGTATGGCTAATGTACCTAGTATTTTAGATAAAGAATTTAATAACCATACATTACCCAATGTTGTGGACGATATTAGGGTAGACTCACTGAATGAGTCTGCCTATCGTGTCCATACTCAGCCAGTAAGAAGACAGAGTATCACGCTACAGGTAATAGATGAAAAGACGAACGAGGTTATTGATACGATTGTTGGTCAAGCCTCATCTGGAAATATCAGAATCAGCTCTACATCTTTAATTAGAAGAACTGCTGATTTTAAGATGGTGGTAAGTAAGACAACATATCCTAACCCTGATTCATTATTATGGTTTAACAAGTATATCAAAATGTATGCTGGCATTATTGATAATGCAACGGGTGAAGAGATTAACTTCTTACTTGGTACATTTTGGATTGACAAGATTTCCTACGAAAAGAGCGCAACATCTTATGAATTAAGTGTAACTTTAGCAGACAAGATGTTAAAGTATAACGACAACCAATTAGTTGATAAGACAGAAATTGCAATCGGTACACCTATTCATATTGCTATGCGTAAAGCTATGGAGAAAGTTGGTGAAACCAAGTTTGGTTTTGTTGAACCTAGTTTAGAGGGTGAAGTTGTTCCATACACACTTAAGTTTGGACAGGTTGACCAGTTCACTAAACTCATTACTACGCTTAGAGATATGTATATGGAGTTTGGTTGCGGGTACAATATCAAGGGTGAATTTGAATTTAGAAAGTACCCAATGCAACTTGACGCTCAAACCGACAAACCTAAATGGGAGTTTACTTCTCAGAATGTTGGGTTTGATACAATTATATCCTTTAAGGAAGACTATGACCTTACAAACATCAAGAATAAGTATATTGTTTATGGCAATATTAGTGAAGTAACTGGTATCGCACCTATCGGTGAGGCGAGAGTAACTGACGCTAAAAGTCCGTTTAACGTATATGCTATTGGCGAACGTATCAAGGTTGTTCAGGAACAAAAGTATGTTACAAACGAACAATGTATTGCTAAAGCAAAATACGAGGTTCTTAAAAGCTCTAACTTCCAAGAAAAAGTTTCGATTGAAACTATTCCTATTTACTTCTTGGATATTAACGATGTTATCACAGTAGAGCACCCTGAAACACACAAGATTGAAAAGTATGCGATTGACAGCATTACAACATCGTTAGCGGTAGAGGGTACGATGAAAATTGAAGCTCACAAGCTATACTTTGTTACGCTTGAATACGGGGAAGAAAAGAACCCATTAGTCAACGCTATCTCAAGAGGTATTACTAACCTTGGTTGGTTATCATTATCAGAAGCTAGAATTAGAGACTGTTATGGTATTCTTGGTAGCGGTGAAGCTACATTGACAGTTAGGTTCCAAGATAATATTGATGGTGGGGAACAGGCAAGTGTCACATCTTATGCGACAACCAAAAACCAAACCTTAATGATTGACTTAGCTGACTTTGCAGAGCTTGACTTGAAAGATGAAAACGGTGCTGCCTCAAATAGAAGTGAGGGTGACTTTGCAGATAGAGTGCTTGGTCATGAAATGTTCCATGCTACGTTGAATGATTACATCGGTCATGATAACGCAATTCAAGTTCCTACCTATATAAATGAGGGCTTTGCTGAGTTTATCCATGGCGCCAAGGAACGGTTCCAGTCAGTATATACTGATATGACTAAAGCAGATAAGCGTAAGAAGCTAACAGAGATTTGCGAGAAGTTAATTAACAATGGTGCTTTTGTGGGCGATTCAGAGCATTACGTTGCTAGCTACTTGTCTGTTGTGGCGATTTACGAACTATGCACCAAAGAACAATGGTTAAGATTGTGGCCATCTATTCGTGGAAAATCTAGTATTGGTATTAACTTCTTATACAAGTTCTTACCTATTGCAAGTACACCAGAAGAGGTTCAAAGAAAAGTAATCGAAAAGGTTAAGACCATGGATAAAGTATGGAACTTCCTTTTTGATATTGATGACAAAGATACTGGCTCTGTAGGTGGTATTCACTTTATGAACATTTATGGTGTTCCACTGACTGCAAGAACAGTATTTAACAACGCTGACGCAACGGTAGCGTCACTTGGTTTTAATGTCCAAATTGTGAAATAGCTATTGTTTCATAATCAATATTATGTTATAATAGTAACAGATAATATAAAGAGGTGTTACAATGGCAATTATTGACGGTTCTCTGTCAAAATTCCCTAACCAAATTGATGAATTTAATGAGGTCTTTGACCTAGATTATACAGCCCATCAAAAAGCGGAACGATTAACAGAGCTTAAAAGTAAGCCAGTTCTCAATACAGCTGAGCAGAATGAAATATTACAGCTAACCACAGAACTAAGAGATAATTTAATTAACGCTCAGTCTTGGAACAGACTGACATCAGCGTTGTATTCCACCCAAAAGTTTTTCAACTCAGAGGTTCAAGGTTTCTTAAAGGAAAAGCAAAAGACTTGGGACTCTTACATCAGACAATTTACTTATGTTGGTGAATGGGTAGAAAACAAAGAATATAAGTTCCAAAATTTAGTAACAGCTTCTAATGGAGACTTGTATCTCTGTAGGGCTGACCATACTTCTAGCGCTACGACTAACCCATTATCTGCTGGTGGAGCAAACACTTGGGTTCATGCTTCATTAAGAGGTAAACAGGGTGAGCCTAGTTTAAGTATTGGGTATAAGGGCGAATGGAACCCTACAGCTTCTTATGCGATTGGTGACGGAGTATCCGCTTCTACAGGTGTAGATAATGGATTGCTCTACTACGCTAAGAGAGCAAACACAGGTAAGAACCCAACAACTAGTCCTGATGATTGGGTGCTTTATAATCAGTTGTATGTAAATACTACACCACCACGAAATGCTGGTAAAGGTGTTCACTTTATCGAGGTGTTATAATGGCAGACGTTAACGATGGACATAGAGAACTAATTAACGCTATTATGACTATCGTTGACGGTAAGTTGGATAGTTATAGTACCACAAGCAGTATGACTGGTGTTGTTACAGAAGACCCAGTTGGTTTCAAGTGTAAGGTAAACATCAACCACGAAGTTTACGAATGCACATTAGCAGAACATCTTCACTCATGGATACAGAAAGATGATGTAGTGATTGTTCAAGACCTATACAATAACAAACAACGACTTATGGTGACGGGAAAAACTGGGCAGTTACAGTCCAGTCCCTCACTTGTATTCTTCAACCCTAAAAGCGAACGTCTTGAAAGCGGTGTCGATGGGGTATTCGACTCTGACGGAGAAAAGATTGGATATGCAAGCGTTGGTAAGGAGATAGATAATGGTTAATAGACAGGCTAGATATAAGATTCATAATGGTAGCGAGTTTGACGTATACCATTTCGAGACTAGCGCCAATGCGGTTAAAGTCTTTGATAAGAATAATGGGTTAATTGGTGATTTATCTAAGTTACTCTTTGAGGGCGAAACTAAGAGCAACGTAAATTTTAGAAACATTCGTGTATCGGGTACTTATGCTGTAACCCGTATCGAGGGTCTACCTCAAGGTGTAGCAACAAATAGTAAAGCTACATTGGAAGTTAGGGCAGTGGGGCCTATTGGAGACCCAGACATTGTTCATTATACATTGTATGATGTTGATGGTAACGTTTATCATAACACAGTACCTAAGGACGCAGAAGCTAAAGGTTGGGCGAGTGGTGGTAAATACCTTAAAGATAAGGTAGAAGCATTTGACAGAGCAATCGGTACTTTAGGTCAACTTCAAACTAACAAGAAAGGTAGCTTAGTTGATAGCTTAAATGAGTTATATGACAGCAACAGAACTAATGCTAGTGGCCTTACTTCATTAAAGAGAGACTATGATAACCTTGGTACTTCTCTTGCTAAGAGCTACTTAAAGTTAGACGAAAACAGCCAATTAAGCAATGTTAAGTTGGCCCCAAGTGCTAATTTCAAGTATGATTTCAAGGGTCAAGAGCGACAAATCTTAGGTTTCTCACAATCTCAATTCACTATTGGTAACTCTAAGGTTCCAGCTTTGATGTATGGTAGTGGAGATTTAACCTATAACGACAAGAAAGTGTGGACGGAAGAAAATGACGGTGATGGTTCAGGTCTTGACGCTGATACATTAGACGGTTTCCATGCTAAAGACTTTGTAAGATTTGGTGCTGGCGGTAAGTTTGACAAAGCTCTGACATTTGACGCTGGCATTAAATTCGGAAACAACATCTTAGTAAATGGTAATGGCAACAAATTAGATTTCACTGGTGCCAACGGCAAGAAGATTGCTTCTATTGATAATGATGGTATCTTATCAGGAAATGGAGTTCTTCTTGAGCCAAACGGTAACAACGGTAATCCAGCCTCATTACTATTTAAGGTTGGTTCTGAACTAAAAGGCGTTGGGTTTGTTCGTGACGCTCAGACTCAAAAACTCTCCTTGGTTAACAGTAATCAAGAAGCTGTTATGACATTAGACGGAACTGGTAAAGCTCCAGACTTTACTAACTATGTTATGATTGGTGGACGTAGACTTTATATGCAAGACACTCAACCAGTGGGCGAAAATATCCCTGATGGGTCATTATGGATTGGGGCTGATTAAATTTGGTAAACTATATCAGACAGTATAATAAAGATACTAAACGGTGGGAAGAATGGTATCGTGGTGCGACTAATGCTTATCATTATGTAGCTGCAACAAACACTTGGGAGAAAATGCAATACGGAGACCCAAGAGAGTATAAAGCACATAGATATAATGCTAAAACTAAATTGTGGGAGCCAGCTTACTCATATAACTTTGACGCTATCACAGAGAAACAGTTCAGGGCGACATGGAACCGCTCATATACTAGCGCAAACGTTAAAAACCATATTGACAATGGTGATATGTACATGGGTAAATATGGTAGACACAATACGGTTGAAAATATTATTTATGACCCTATTTACTGGGGTAATCAACGTAGCTTGATTGGGTTTGACTTTGCAGAGATTCAGAAAGCTATTTCTGGTAAAGCGGTTGTAAGTATTGATTTGTATCTTAAAAACAAGCATACATGGTATGTTGCTGGCGGTGACGCAAACATTATTACTCATAGCTTCACTGCTCCACCAAGTACATTCGACTATACAGAAAACAGAATTGCTTCTACATACTTTAAGCGTGGGCAACACAAATGGGTTTCTCTTGACACTAAATTCGCTAAACAATTAGCAGAGGGCACGATTACTGGGTTTGGTTTAATGGGCGTAAACGATGACCCAAGATATTATGGTTATTACGCTGGTAGGGACGATGATAGTCATTACCCTACAATTCGTATTCGTTACTATAATACAGATTATGTTCCTGACAAAAAGTATCAAAGCGACTTTTGGAGAAGTCAATTAGGGGACAAGCCACTATCTATTGGGACTGTTACAACAAGTAACGGGCCACAATATACAGAGGTTCAGTCTGGTGACGGTTTATGGCAAATTTCTCAACGCTTAATCAATAATGGTTTAGTAACTGGTGTTACGGTAAATCAGATGATGGAGCGACTTATGGAGTTAAACGGGTTCTCGTCAACCAATCCGTTTATATATCCAAATCAAAAACTAAGGTATAAATAATGGGTACACGAGGGTGTACCCTAAATTAAAGGAGAGTGCCTATGCGTAAAACTATCAAGCACGAGTTTAATATCAATCCCCAAAATAAACAACGTGCTGACCTAGATGTTAAATTATATTCAGAAGACCACCTCAATTCGTCTTTTGAGTTTACGTTTAACGATGAAGCTGGTGCGAAGATTGCTTTAGATGAAACCTATAAGGTTGAAGTTATGGCTGTCTTTAGAGATACAAACAGAACTGTCTATTCACGAGCTGAAATTGCTGACGGGAAAGCGATTTATAAGTTTGACACTACGCTGATTGACAACGACAAGACTGATTATGTAGATGTTTATGTATACCTTAAACATGAAGACATGATTGCTGACACTGGTGCGTTCTCATTCAAAGTTGTACGCTCTGCTATTGACGCTAAAATTTCAGACATTAAGAAGTATTACATTGAAAACCTTGACGGTGTTCAAAAAGAATACTTGGCTAAGTTTGAAGAGGCTAAAAAGGCTTATGAAGCTAAAATGCAAGAGCATATTGACCACTTACCAAGTGCAGAGGAACTGCGTGGCCCAGCTGGTAAAGTAAGAGTTGGCAACGTATCTGTAGCTGAAACCCCAGAGGAAGTTGGTGTTACTAATAGTGGTACGGAAACTGAAGCTGTCCTTAACTTCAAATTGCCAAAAGGTGAGAAAGGTGATAAGGGTGACGGTTTAGAACTTGACTATTCATTTAGCTCTATCCAAGAAATGCGTGATAAGAAAGATACCTTGAAAGAGGGAGATACTGTTATTATCAACGCATATGGTACGCCTGACAACGGTAAAATCTATCGTGTTATCAAGGGTGAACTGAAAGAGTTCGCTACGATTCGTGGTGAGCGTGGTGATAGAGGTATTCAAGGTGAAGTTGGTAAAGGTATTTACCAATACTGGTTAGAGTCAGGTCACGTTGGTACTGTTAATGATATGTTTCAAGAATTAAGAGGCCCTAGAGGTTATCGTGGTGACGCTGGTGCGGACGCATACGAAGTTTGGAAATCTCAAGGTAACACTGGTACTGTCGCAGACTTCTTAAATTCGTTAAAAGGGCCTAAAGGTAGAACGCCTGACTTTGGTGTTGATGATGGCTATTTAACTATTGATGGTGGTCGTACTAACCATAAAATTGTTGGTCGTGACGGTAGAGACGGTGTTGACGGTAAAGATGGTTTAACACCTCAAGTTGGGCCAAACCAAACATGGGTAATTGGAAATCGTGATACTTTAATTCCAGTTCAGGGGCCTCAAGGTTTAAGCGCTTACGAAATTGATGTCCAAGTTAATGGATATGCTGGTACTAAAGAAGAATGGTTAAATGAGCTAAAATCTCAAAATAGAACTGGCGGTGGCGGTCTATCAGAAGCAGACAGAGCTTTGCTAGATACTGCTAACAAGGTGGTTAAGAATAGTAACTGGATTGAACCAAGTAACCCTCGTATGATTCTTGTTTTAATGAAGAGCAAGAAAGGTAAGGACTTAAGTTATGATGATACTTATTGTAACTTTTCTAAAGCATACTGGCGTGGACTAGAAGATGAATACGAAGAGGGTACTAGATATTTCTATTACGAACAGGCGACTGCTGGCAAAGAAATATTTGAAGTACAGCATGAAATGGGAGACCCAGAATCTGAGTTTAGATTAAAATTCGCTCCACGTTTATTGAATGAAAACGATGAAGTTATCAATATGGATAATATCCCTAGCACCGTTAAGTTTACAGTTAAAAGAACTACGCCAAGCGGTCATAATATATCCATGGATTACCTCATTAACATTCTTGTTATTGACGATACCCATCTACAATTAGCAAACGGTTCTCAACCAGTAAGCGATGTAACTCTTGAAAAGGTTCGTGAAGAGATTGCTAAGTATGTTCGTGAGAACACTCCAGCTCCTAGTCCAGCTCAGCCTACACCTCAACCAGCGTTAGATATGGACGCTATCAATCGTAAGGTTGAAGAGGTTGTACAGGAGAAATTAAAAGCTCTGCCAACGGGTAATGGTGGTAGTTCAGAGCCTGACCATTTAGAGTTCTTAAAACCAGTGTGTGTTGAAGTTATTGAAGAAAATGGTAGTGGTATTACTGGTAATGTTGGTGGAGAATCTAATCCAATTACCAACTTACCTAATTATCAAGATTATACCTTTAACATGGTAGGTAAAAAGTACGAGGGTGGTACTTTAGTAGACACATCGTTCCAAGACTTTTTAAGTTACGAACAAGATGGTATGTTTGCCATTTCTCATGATTATTCAGCAGGGTCATTTGCAGAATTTTATAATAATGGTAACTCTACAATGATTGTAGAAGTAACTGCAACACATAAAGTCACAAACAAACAGATTAAAGGATATATTGAATATATATTCTTAGCTAAAGATAGTGACATTAAACGTCTACAAGAAGATTATGATAGATTGCGCAACGTAGATAGTCAAATTTCTAACCTTAATAATAGGGTGAGTCGTGTTGAAAGCGCAAGCGATTCTATTGGTTCAAACATTAGCCGTAAACTTGACGATATAGATAAGTTCAAAGAGTTCGCCAAGTACGCTTTGTCTAATGAACAGTTCTTCTCTCCAGTAACTTACTACTGGGCTGACTACTACAAGAACGAAAACTCACAATGGGGTAAGGTTCTTGATGTAGACCACCTTGGCTTTACGATTATCAATAACGCTAACGGTGCTGGGTCTGAGAAGAGCACAGACTTTGAAAAACAAGTCACTATCGCTCGTAACAAGGGCGTAAAGATTCTTGGTTACGTTCATACTGGCTATGGACAGCGTGATAAAACAGAGATTTTATCAGACGTGAAGAAGCATATCGAGTGGTATAATGTCGATGGTATCTTCCTAGATGAGACCATTTCAGGTTGGACAGCTGAGCAAGTAGCGTTGATTCCTCACTATCAAGAGCTTCATGACGAGATTAAGAAGCTCAATAGTCACCTGTTCGTGGTTGCTAATCCTGGCACTAACACCATTGAAGCGGTTCTTCCTACAGCTGACATCTTTATGACTTATGAAAGTAATGCTAACCAATACATTACTGCGAAAGATTACAAAGATAGAGACATTATCATCACACAACCATACTACAGAAACAGTCCTAAAACTAGATTCTGGCACGTTGTGTATGGGGTAACTCCTGAAAACTACCTCAAGGTAATGGAAAGAGCACAGAAAGAGCACGTTGGTCACATTTATTTCACCGACAAGATGAAAGAAGATAACAAGAAGCCTGACTACTCCAAAGCTCCGTCTCCATATCTTTTAGATGTGCAAGAGGCATGGGCAAGTGGTAAGAGCGCTTACAAGAGTTATCTTAAAACAGTTGACCTTGAAGCACGATTGACTAAGCTCATTAAAGGGTTAGAGCAAGCTGACCACGAGGGAACAGAGGAACACCCTCAAGCATAATAAAAAGAGAGTAGTGATTATTCACTACTCTTTTATTTTGTCTTTAAGTTCTACAATCTTAGCGTCATTGTACCCACAGAAAGGTGGCATGAGCGTTTCTTCTGGTGGCATGACTACTGGTAATTCATCGAAACCATAAGTCTCCTGAATCTTGTCCATCTTTTCTTTTGGGAAGAAAACCTTTTCTGTTTCAATCCCATACATTCTGAATACCATTTCTACACGTTGAACATTAGCGTCATTCTCTACTGTATATAATTTAATCATTGTTTTCATCGTACTCCAATACAATAATGGCTAGGTCTTTCTCTCCGTACTTCTTACTTGCGTTTAGTTCGTACATATACTTGTCGTCCTTGTAAGCGACACCATTCAGTCCGTCACAGATTGATTTTACATAGTTATCAATGTCACCCACAACTGGTTTAAGCTTACCCTCTTTAGCTTCTTCCCTCTTTTTCTTAGACCATGATTTTGGAATCTTGAAGTAAATGACTACGGACATCTTAAAGTATCCGTCAATAGGTTCGTTGTTTTCAATATCTCTAGCACACTGAGCTACAAACTTTTCATAATCTAATGTCTTCTTTGGCGTGTAAACTGCTGGCTTATGAGTGTATTGGTTATATACAAATCTTGGTCTGCCTTTAGGAACTGGCTTAGATGGAACTATGATTATCTTCTTCATAATTCACCTCAAAGTTTAGTCTGTAATGATATAGCATGGCGATTAACTCACTTCTTCCGTCTAATACTGCAAGCGCTTTCTTATATTCTGGAATCATATATTGAGGATAACCGTCACGCTTAATAGCGTTTAAGAACTCGATAATCTCCGAGGTCTCTAAGTTATCATACATTAAAATCATTCTCCTGTTATCTTGATACCTATATTATAACACATAATCTCACATGAAACAAGAGAAAAATAAAAACCGCCCCAGTTAGGAGCGGACTGTATATTAAGCTAATCGGAATGAAAAGCCTTTATGGGTCTTCTGAGTTCCGTCCAAACACATTTGAACTGACTCTAATACCATATTATGTTTCTTAACGAACTCTTCTAGGTTGTAGATTGGTGTCTCTTCACCTTTCTTGTCGATAGCATAAGCTACTGGGTCTTCAAACACGCCCTCGAACTCGTCTTCTGGAATTTCGTTTTTAAGCTCTTCTTGTGGCTCATTGTCCACCTCAACTTCTGAAATGACCTCAGAATCGACATTCTGCTCGCCGAACCGAACAACTGTTCGTGTTTCGATACCAGTCAAGTACTCTTCTGAGCCATCGTCATAACGAATATGTAGATACAACTCGTCACCCACATGGTAAGCACGAATGACAGTGACAACCTCGCCACGATAATAAGCTACTTCATTATTATTGAACATCTTCTTTTCCCTTTCTGTCAAGCACTTTCATAAACAGCCCTAAGTTAGTCTTGTGAATCTTCTTAGAAGACTTTCTGATTGACTGAGTGAATGACTTCTTACTTGTAATGATACTTGCATACTTAGACGCACGAGTGACTGCTGTATAAAGCAACTCTCTTGAGTTAAGCATGAAGTGGTAAGGCAGAGCAATGATTACATTCTTAATTGTACTACCTTGAGACTTGTGAATAGTAATAGCGTAACCAAGTTGAATTTGACCGACTTCCGATTTGTTAAGCGTTACTTCTCCAATGCCATCAAAATCAACAGTGAATTTCTCGTCTTCAATATTAGTTAAGATACCAGTGTTACCATTGTAAATTGGTGGGTCAGACTTGGTATTCTTAGTATTGATTACCTTGTCACCAACACGCAATGTATATTCGCTGTCATAACCTTGGTTCACTACCATTTCTGCCTTGATACCATCTGTTGAGTTAGCCATGATTTGAGCGTACTTGTTCAGTGTATTTACTGATACTGCACCAGTGGCTTTGGTTGCGCAGATAATCTGAATGTCGTTAATATCGTATTCATTAAGCGCCTTTTTGAAATAGGCTAATGATGATTTCAGGATTGTTTTCTCTTCATCGTCAGGAACAATCGTATAGCTTAAGTCTTGGTTGACACCGAACGTTTGTTCGCCTACCGTAAACTTTAGCTCTGGAGGTCTTTTACCATTACGAAATTCTGTAGCGTGAGTGACAATCGCACTGTCTTGAGCTTGTCTATGAATTTTGGTTAAGCGCATAGACGGAATTAAATCAGACTCAAGAATACCACCCATAACACCTACACCAATACTGTCTAACTGGCCATCGTCACCAATCATGATGATTTTACAGTTTGGCTTGATAGCTTTCAGTAGTGCTTGGAAAATTGTAGCGTCCACCATACTGATTTCATCAATGATAATTACTTCATCACGCAATGGGAAGTAATCTTTAGGAACACGAACACCGTATTTAATCAGTGAGTGAATGGTACTTGCTGGGTAGCCAGTGATTTTACGAATGTTATCAGACGCTTTACCTGACAAGCAGACCTGAGAGAATGGAACATTATTGCGTTGTAAGATTTCGGAATATGCGTTGACAAGAGAGGTCTTACCAACACCACCGCCACCTTGTAGCAAGAATACGTTACTGTTCAACATAGAATTGATAGCTGACTTTTGGTCTTCATCAAAGCTCCAACCTTGCTTTTTCTCAACTTCTAAAATGATTTCATCTGCATTTTCAATCTCACGATAATTGTCTTGCCATACTCGTGACATCAATTCTTCTGCGATGAACTTCTCTTTCTCTACATTCTTTTTAGTTGTGAATCGTTTGGTTCCGTCAGCCATAGATAAGGTTACGAAATCATCTGATTCGTTATACAGTCTTGCAACTTCTTTAAGGTCAACTTGATAGATGAAGTTCTTCATATCGTTAGTGAACTCTTCAAGTGTTGCCCAAGTAGAACCATTCTCATATAGCTTTTCAAAGAAGTATTTGATGTAAGCTAAGATTCTGCGTGGGTCTTGTAAGTGTTCAGGCATATCATAATGATACAAGAAAGCCTCGTCAGCTTTCTTAAAGCCAAAACCGTTAACATCATATAGATTGTAAGGATTCTCATTTACCTTTTCGATAGCTAAATCAACGTTGCCTTTGAAATGGGTCACAACTTTAGAAATAGCGTTTCGGGTCAGGTTGTATTTGCCACCTAATTCGATATAGGCATAGTTGTTGTCGCCAGCCCGTTTATAGCACTCAATCATGCGTTGAGCTGTTTTGGCCCCAATGCCATCTACTTCTGTAAGAGCAGATACATTTTCCTTTTCTAAGATGTTTAGAATTTCCTTACCATGGTGTTGAACTAGGTTAGTAGCCTTGTTTTCGCTAACGATAGTGGACAGGAAATCAATAATATCATCTTCATTATATTCGCCTTTTCGTTTGCGGACTGTGTTAGATAATGTATAAGTATCTGCGTACTTTTCAGATTTACCGTCCTTATATGCAGAGATTTGATAGATTTGACCCTCTTGCCAAGAAGCTACGCCCTTTACCGTAAACTCTTCCTCAGAGTCTACGGTACGGAACTTAGCAATCTTGAATGGCGAATTAGGTGCTCTCCATACAATTCTCGTACAAATCGCTTGAACATCTATTTCGTTACCCAAGAAATTACCCCATTTCTAATAGTGCTGTTAATACTTCCTCTTCTGGAATATTGTAAACTTCCATGCTCATTGTAGCGTCTTCGATAATAGCAACTCTAAAATTAGCCTTTTGAGCTGTAATGACATCTTCTGCAATGTCTCCAAACATTTCATTGTTTAGTAGCAGATGTCGCCCGTCAGTCTTTGCATATACAAAGTCTAACTTCAACAACTCCATAAATTTAGGAACGCTAAAGCCATCTTTAACTTTAACTGTAACCATTACTTATCACCTGTACTTCCGAAACCACCGTCACGACTACCAGTTGATTCATCGTTATCGGTAACTAAGAATTTTTCAAAACCAGCCTGAGCAATACGCTCACCTTTCTTGATTGTGTAATGGAAGAAACTGTTGTTTACAAACGGAACCATAATGTGACCGTCATTGTCAGGGTTTGAGTAGTAATCAGAGTCAATAATACCAACACTGTTTGGCATTGACAAACCTTTTTTAACCGCTGTACTTGAGCGTGGATATACCTTTAATACTTCGTCATGGCCCATTTTAGCCTTTAAGCCAGTTGGCACTAAGGTTGTTTTGTTCAACAACTTCTTAGCCTCTTCTTTAACCTCTACATCGCCGAAACCAAGGACTTCACCAAGTTTAGCCCATAGGTAATCTAGGTAAAGGCTTAAGCGACTTGGCACAGTAATTTCTTCTGCTGATTCTAAATCGTAACCATAACTATTAGCAGTACCACGTTTCGGAAGATTGATACCTTTATCTTCCCAACCTTTTGCAATTTCAAATAATCTCATTTATTCTTTCTCCTAATCTTAGATAGCTCATATAAGACTCTACTTCGTCCAACATAATTAGATTCATGTTCGATGAAGTGCCTTAAATCATCAATATTACTTTTGTTATCATTGACTAGCTGTTTCCAGTCGTGAACGTTGATTTTGTATAGCATTGTTACAATACGCAACTTCTTTAACGTTCTGTGTACTAATGCTAGCTCTTCCAGTAACGCAATCCAAGCAACAATAAGTAAAGAGATAGCGCCATTAAAGATAACAATGCTATACATTATCTCACGTCCTTTACACCGCTATAGGTGCTTTAATAGTTTGGTGTGGGTTGTAACCCTTAAGTTCAATGTCAGTTGGCTCTAATTCATAGATTGACTTGTCACTGTTGATTACCAACTCTGGCAAGTCCTTTATGTTTCGGGCCAATAACTTCTCTGTCTGCTCCATGTGGTTAGAGTAAAGATGAGCGTCACCGATTGTATGGACAAAATCTCCAACCTCTAAACCGCACTCTCTAGCAATTAAGTGAGTGAGTAGAGCATAACTAGAAATGTTAAACGGAACACCTAAGAAAGCGTCTGCGCTACGTTGATATAGCTGACATGATAACTTACCGTCTTTAACATAGAATTGGCACAATGTATGACATGGTGGTAAAGCCATATCGTCAATATCTGCCACGTTCCAAGCTGTCAAGATATGTCTTCGTGAGTTAGGGTTGTTCTTGATACCGTCAATCAGCTTATCAAACTGGTCAATTTCACCGTCTTTTGTTTGCCAATATCTCCATTGATAACCATAGACATTACCAAGCTCACCAAACTCTTTAGCAAACTCAGGTTGTTTCATTCGTTCCAAGTACTCTTCTAGGTAAGATGAATACTTAGAGTTAAACGCTTGATTTTCAAATCGGTAGTTTAAGCCACGATGAACTGTCTTCTCTTGAAACCCAACTCGGTCAAATTTCTCACGTTCATCTTTTGAAGATGTTAAGAAGTGTTCGCTCTTAACCCATTTTTCAAAAGCCCATTCGTCCCAAATGTGGTTGTTATATTTAAGTAGATAACTGATATTGGTATCGCCCTTAATGAACCATAACAACTCACTAACAACTAGCTTAAATGGTACTCGCTTGGTTGTAACAATCGGGAACCCTTTTGATAAATCATAACGTGACTGATGTCCAAAGATACTTGTTGTTCCAACACCAGTACGGTCTTCTTTTGCGCTACCATCTAAGATAGTTCGTAACAAATCATGATACTGCTTCATTGTTCACGCTCCGCTTTAAGATTTCAATTCTGTAATCATAACCAGTTTCTTCGTCATGGTAATACTTACCATCTGATACTCTCCAAGACGGTTCGTCAATGTCGCACATATAAGTATCAGCTTCAAAGTCTCGGTTAATAGTTGTACGGACAATATATGAGGTGTATGGCATGAGTTGTTTGTAAACATTTGCACCGCCAATGACGATAATGTTTTTCTTTTTAGACAATTCAATCACTTCGTCTAAGGTGGCTTGACTAAAATTCTCTGGCAAGTCATGTATAGGTTCGTTAGACAACACCATAATGTTTCGGTTCTTAAGGTGCTTAATACTCTCATACGTTCCTTTACCACAAACACAAGTCTCACCCTCTGTTAAATGTTTGAACATCTTGAGGTCTGCGGGCAATCTCCATGGGAGACCGCCATTCAGACCAATTTCACCGTTTCTGCCCTGAGCATAAATGGCACTAATCATATTACTTACCGTTTCCCTTTAGTGGATTACGACCATAAGTACCATTCTTGATTTGCTCCATTAAACTGTCTGCGTTATTGACATTAGCAGTCATTTTAATTGGTTTAGAGCCAAAACCAGTAATTACTTGAATGAAATCATCTAGCAACTCTCTGCCAGATTTAACTGTTTCGCTTTCTTCTTGTTTTTCAATGTACTCAATAGCCTCTTGTAAATAGAAACTAGCTTTCTTTAAGTCCTCTAACTTCTTGCCTTTATATGGCGCTCGTGCCAAGTACTTAAGTACAGTTCCAATGTAGTAGCCCTCTACAGAGCTGTAATCTTTAACCCATTCAGTAATCGTATCAATTACTTCTTGGGTGTATTGATTGTAATGTGATGGGTGATTTACCATATCTTGTTTCAAACCGATTACCCCCGAATGTTTCCTGTATGCTTAGGATAGTATTTAATACCTGTCTTGCCACGATGTAAGACATTAAGATAATCTGTGGTCTTCTCTCCACGATTCTTAATTTCATTTAACTGCCACTTAAGCAATTCAGCTGTAGCTAGAACGTCATTCATTGCTCGGTGAGCGTTAACTAATTTGATACCATGAGCTTCACATCGGTCTCCTAATTTATGACTACTTACTTGTGGCTCTAAGATTCGTGATAACGACAATGTGTCGAAAAACTTCTCAATCTCAATACCTAGTTGTTTTTCTACGAAACTAAAATCAAACGGTGCATTATGAGCTACAACAATACAATCGTCTAATAACTCTTTAAGGTCTTCTTGGACTTGCTCTAGTGGAATACCCTCTTCTTGAGTCATTGCGTATGTAATGTTAGTCAACATTTCTACCTTTTTAGAAATGTATGATTCTTTAATCTTAACCAGTGTTGTGTACTCTTTTTCTTTCTTAAGAGTGCGTGGGTTAAGAAATGCAATAGCAACTTCTGTAATTTCATTTTTCTCTGGAGAGAAACCTGTGGTCTCTAAGTCCAGAACTGCAACATATTTAACCATCAATATCCTTTCCGTATGGCGACCATTTCCCGTCACGACATACATATCCCTCTATTGTTTTTGATAAACCCTCAATATCAATTTCTTTATGGTCTTCGACTTCCATAGTCCAAATGACCGCAAAACATAACTCTGACTCTTCGCCAAATGACGGTACAAAGAAGTATTCTTCGCACTCACCGTATGCTTGTGTCATTCTCATAAAGTCACTGTGATATTTCAGGTAATCAATAATATCTTCTTCGTCCATTACTTCAATATCAACATTATATGGGAGTAATTCACTTCTTGCGAACCTAAGTTGCGCTTGCCTATATTCTTTAGGCATTACTTTTCACCTGTGTTAATAATAATCTTGTAGGCGGTTGAACCGATTGAGATAGTAATATCGCCACCAGACATATCAAATACCATGAAAGCATTTTGCATATCTACGTCATATTTACTCTCCATATAATCAATAGCTTCTGAGAAAGCTTCTGTATGGCTTTCAAATTCACCGACAAAGACACTATCGTAATTTAACTCGTTCAAAATATGGACATTATATTTCTTCATCTTATAACCTCTTCTTGATAGCTTGACTTATCTCAAATTGTAGCTGACCTGTATTGATAATAGAAAGATTGATTTCTGGATTGTCTGTAATTTTCAGTCCAAGTCTAGTAAAGGTACTAATAACTCGTCTGTCCACCGCAAACAAATTGTCAATATCGTCATTTAACGTATTACCGTCTAAGTGGATAATCGTATGTGTACTTGGCAATTCACCATAACTAGCTTCATAAATCAGCTTGTCCTTGCGAACATAGTTATCTTTAATTCCATGAGCGCACTTAACAAAATTGTATAGCTTGCCACTTGGAACCTTTCTAACTAACTCATATCCAATCTCTCTATATCTTGTTTTAACCCTGTCGTTAACCAAAGTAAAACCATGGGCATACTTAATATCGTATTTGTCGCATTGGTATCTAAAAGCGTCCTTGGTATAGTAGCGATACCGTTCAATAAAAAGGTTATATAATTCACCAAAGTATAAGTTTGAACCGTACTCTCTAAGGAAGTCAACTTCCTCTTGAGTAAACTTAGTTCTCTCTAGCTTTGGCTGAATGTTTAATCTTTTGTATCGTTGATAAATACTTGCTTTCTGTGGCTTATAATTGAATGTCTTTTCAAACAACTCAAGCATTTCGCTACAGGTGATATGTGGCCCATTTTCGATAAGAAACTTATCGTGCTCTTCATTAAATAGAAACCGTTCATTCTTAAGAATACCCGCTTTATATACTAAGCTCCGTAAGTATGTAACGGTATATTTTGTACCGAACTCTTTATTATAAGCCTCAGTAAACTCTTCTCGACTCATAACGGGAGCGTACTTCTCCATAAAAGCTCTACGCTCTGCCGATTTGATTTGTCGCTTTGTTAGGGTCTGGCAAACCATAATAAGGATTCTCTCCCTCTGGTAACATTTTCCATTTAATTTCGTTAGCTTTTAACGATAAAGAATGGGCGTGAATAACCTCTCTTGACAACCGAACAAGTGTTCGTGCACGATGGCACTCTTGTCTAAGTTCTTTCCCGTCCAAATCTCTATCCATAATAGTTTCAATTTGCTCGAAAAGGTGGTTATTGAGGTCAGATAATTTGTTTCTAGCCATCAATGTCACTCTCTCTTTCTTCTTCTAAATACTGACTAATATCTCCGCCACCAATTACATCAGAGACCTTTTGAAGATAATCAAGCTCAACCTCTTCTACGCCTCTAAAAATGTTAGACATCTTAATACGATTGATACCAAGTTGTTTCCCTACATAATGATATGTAAGGTCTTTCTCTTCTCTAATCATACGAAGACACTTAAGTAGATGTGAATATTTTGCGTATGCAGACCAATCAAATTCATCAATTCTAAATACTGAGTGAGTAACATCTTTTCGGTATCTGCTTACGTTTCGCTCAATTCGTTTGTTGAAGAAAATTAACTTATCTTTATCGTTAGGGTCTGGCTTAATCAGAACATATTCGTCTGAGTAAGCCCCTAACCAGTAAACGTCTCCGATTAACAATGGCGAACCATTTTTAATCTCTTTTACTTCCATAAATTATAGTTTCTCAATCTCGTCAGGGCGTAGTCCGCACCATGTGTTTTCTTTATCTTCAAACGTTGTCTTAGTCACGATTGGCATAGATGAATACCCATGCAATTTAAGTTGTTCAAGTAGCTCTGCGTTCTCTGGAGCTGTCACATCAACCTCTGTATACTCTACACCTTTGGCTGATAATTGTTTCTTAGTAAAGTCGCACTGCATACAATTTGGTTTGGAATAAACTGTTACCATAAATAAATCTCCTTTGTTAATATACAAGTATTATATCATAAAACTTGTATTCTGTCAATAGTTTCCTTGACTATTTCTTTTTGTTTGAGTTAATAGTATAGTTAAGTGTAGCTGTATTTTTCACTCGTTCTTGTGGAATAGCAACTACATTAAGCAACAGAACTCCAGCCATATTGGCAAAGTAAGAGTAATAGATACCGTCAAAATCAACAGGAAACACCTGCCCGTCTTTTGCTAAGATTTCTACAATCTTATCGCACTTCTCTGGGGTATCTTTAGTAAACTTAAATGTATAGTTTTTGTCTCCCGTTACGTTACGGTATGCTTGCTGAATTTGCTCTTGTGTAAACACTTGAAAGTCTGCGATTGTATTTGTATTTTTTGCTTTCATAAAAATCTCCTAGTCAATATTAACATCTTTCTCTGATTTGTCAAAACGAACACACTGAAATACTGGGAACCGTAAACTCAATGAGTTGTCAGATTTATTGGTAGACTCTTCAAAGTATTTAATCTCTGCAATCTTACCAACAATCTTACTTGTATCTTCCCAAAACTCTTTTCGTGTCGCTTCGTCAAAACCTGTACCAACTTTAACCTCGTAACCTTTATAGTCAACGATGATACCACCAAGGGTTCCCGCAAGTTTGCCCTCTCCCTCAAATACTCCAATTACCTTAAGGTCAGCAGAATGGAATGATTTCACTTTAAGCAATGAGCGTGTACGTTTTGTAACGTATACGTCATTAAGGTTAATCATTAAGCCCTCTCCGCCTTGCTCCTCTACTTTTGATAAGTAGTGAGGGATAACTGATAGGTCATTACCGACGTACAGTAATGGCAATACTGAGATTAAATGTAGTCCTTTATGAGAGGAAAGTTTAGACATAGTGGTTAGCATTTTACGTCTTCCAGTGTATGTTAAATTGCTTCGCCCTAAATAGAACTCATTGATTGGTACAATATCAAAAACCTTGTGCATAAGGTCTTTCTTTTCGCCCTTGGTACTTACGATACTTTGGGTTTGGCTAAATGATTTAGGATTGATAGTGTTGATTACTTCACCATCAATCGCAAAGCCACCGTTATCAGTTATTGTGTCATGAAAAAGTTGATTGTATTGGTATTCTAAATCTGACATACCATCAATCTTTTTACCTTGGCGTGTATAAAACTCAGTTCCTTTTGGTGTTACAAGAGCTGTAACACGAACACCGTCTAACTTCTCAGACAATGCGAATGTGTCTGTCTTAACGTAAGATTCAAGATACTTAAGGTGTTTAGTATAGTCGTGAGCCAACTGAACACTGTAAGTTGGAATCATTACACCCTTACAATTTTCGTTGATGGTCTCAGCGGTAACACCGACCTTGAATGTTTTGGTTACTAACTGATGAACGAACTCTGTTAATTCATCATCTAAACTATCTGTAAACTTAAGTACTGTAGCAATATCTTTACCACTACCAGTATTGTTTTTAGACAGGTAGGTTAATAGACTAGTCAAGTCCTCAATATCGGTAGCTAAAGATAGGTCTGCACCTTTCTCTAGCTTTTTCTTGCCAATACCAAACACTACAAAAGAGTTTAGCAATAGCGATAACGTACCGATAAATACGTTGTCGTTTAAGTTGTTGTTGATATAGCTAATCTTATCTAAACGACCATTATAAGATTGTAGCTCTGTAAACTGTTTATATAGTTTATTTAATGTCAAAGTAATAACCCCAATACAAAGATAAATAGAAAGCCAACTACACCGAACACTGAAATTACGAGTACTGTCCCGAAAATTAGTGATAGTGAAGCCATACTGATTAAACCAATAACCCAACCGAAAGCGATGATACAGCCACCGCCAGCACTTGTATTATCGAATCGTCCTTGGTGTTCGTCAAAGTATTCTTTAGCATACCCGACTGCCCAAAAGAAAGATAATACAGCAATAACAAGCATAACTGCACTAATCATGCCAAATTCTCCTTATCCCATTTTCTAACGTCTACTTGAGTATCATCTTCATAGCTGATGATTGACTCAACACGATATAAGTTGTTGTCTCGTGGGGCTTCTAACTCATACAGTGTAACTGTATTCCCCACAATTCTATATGCCAACATTCTATCCGTATCAATTAGTGAGTAATTAAGGTCAACTAATTTATCTATATTCTTGTCACTAACTACATTTTCCACTAGGCTCAAGCCTTTCTCAAGCCCAGTGTCAGCCATTTTCATGGTAAAAATATAGTTGTTGTACTTTGGCGGATAGAAGACATAGAAGTTGTGTACTTTCAACATTACTTGTCTCTCCTTACAATGACATACTGTTTAAGCCATACAACCTTTTCTGTTGGGTGCTGTGTCCACTCACCATTAATACGAGTTGGCTTAGGCTTTACTGTATGTTCTTTTAATTCAATTAAATCTTTAACCTTAATCTCTAAGCGATTGAATTGAGTGATACCAACTTTAACCGTAAGCTCTTTACCTTTCTTAACTGAGTAAAGCGTTACATTGGCATAGCTCTTGTTTCTCTCTACATTAGTTACGAAACAGAATTTATCTGAAACTTTATCAGATGTTGTACTACATTTTCCGATTAAGTCTAGCTCAAGACCAAGTTGGTCAGTGAGTGGGTATGACTTATCTGGCATTTGTTTGAACAGCTCTTTAACCGATTGGAAATGCTTACGTTTACCCGTCCAAGTCTTGTTATTAGGCTTGTATGTCGAGTTAAACTTGTTGAAGATTTCCATCAGTTTCAAGTTACCGCCAAACTCTTCAAAGTAGTTTACTGAGATTAGGTTCTCCATCTGCGTCTTGTTTACTGGCGTATTGACTGATGTATAGACAACATTGTCTTCACTGATTTTGGTAAGAGCTTTAATTTTCTTATCTAGCTCCTTAACCTCTTCTTCCGACATATTAAGGATAGCTCTTGTGCTATACGTTAACTTTAGACCGTCTTCATCAATCAATGTCACGTTCTTAATTGGTTCTTTCAAGTCCAGTAAGAAATCAACGAAATCGTTGTATTGCTTGTTTGAGAAAGTATCATATAGCATATCGCCAATACTTTCGTTTACTGACTTGATAGATTTTGTACCCTCATAAATACCATTTGTCTCTTTGTCAAAGAAGTAATCTCCCTTAGAGCGTCTGAATTTATGTGGGTGAAGTGAGATACCACGCATTTCAGCGTACTCACGATACTCTTTATTTCTTGCCTGAGCCACTTCATTACCCTTGGTGTTAGCCACAATCATACCCGCAGTTAAGAACTCTAAAGGATAGTAGTATCTTAACCAAGCTGAGATATACCCAATGTAGCTATAAGGAATGGCGTGGTTTCGTGAGAATGAATAGTTAGTAGCGTCATTCAAGATTTGAATAAACTTCTCTACCAATTCTTCTGCGTGTTCTCTTGTATCGCCATGTTCTTTAACCATGGTATCAATGAACTGTTGCTTAATAATAGGCATTTCATGGTTCATTACGTCTGCGTCTTTCTTACCAATCGCTCTACGGATTGTATCCGCTTCTGACGGTGTTCGTCCGCAGAAAGTTACTAGCCATTCAATGATTGACTCTTGGTAAATCAAGTACCCTAATGTTTGCTCTAACAGCTTATTTAACGCTGGGTGTCCGTTGTCGAACACTTTACCTGATACGATGTCTTCAATGATTGAGACAGAGCCAGGACGCATTGCGGCAGAAAGTAAAGCTAACTGGTTAACTGGGTCAGTGTTTACGCCCGAACTCTTCATACGTTCTTGAACCTCTGGGGCAAACATATCTTTGACCAAACTGAACGCACGAGGCGCACCAAATTGGAAGATACCGACTGTTGATTTACGCAAATCGTCCATAACTGCTTGGTCATGGAAGTCGATAATGTCTGACCGTTCAGGTGTTAAGTATGGTAAGTTAGCGAACTCGCAAGTCTTACCAATCAAGAACACGTTGTCAAGACCAAGAATATCTAGCTTCACATAGTTAAGGTAGTCAATTTCTTTCATGGCGATTGCAGTCACTGGATATTGGTACTTAGCTACTTGAATTTCACCAAACACCGACTCAATATCATCTGTTGTAACCACAAAGCCCGAAGCATGACGACCAACGTGAGTAACTGTTCCTACTAGACCCTCAGCAATCTCAATCAGTTCGTTGTAATCATTACGAATACTTACAGGAATATCGCCATCATCTGAAATATCTGATGTGATTTCGTTTAGTAACTGAGGTTGCATATTGAGTGAGCGACCCGCAACTTTGATAGCACTCTTGATAGCAAGTGTGCCATATGTTACGATAGCTGAACAGTTAAACTTCTCATTGTTCATCATGAACTTTTCTACCCATGCTCTGTCAGAGTCTTCGCCAACACCCGAAATATCGTTATCGACATCGGGAAGTGAGATACGGTCTTTATTCATGAAACGCTCAAAGCTCAAGTTTTCTTTAATTGGGTCTACGTCAGTCACACCCATTAGGTAAGCAATTAAGCTACCCGATACAGACCCACGAGCTGGGCCTACCCATTTACCGTTACGTTTAGCAGTACCAACTACATACTCTTCTAAGAGCATATAGTCAATAGCGCCCATATCTTTATACACCTTGTACTCTTTCTGAACACGTTCGATGTATTCTTTCAGTTGGTCTTTAGGCATTTTGTCAAGTCCACGACTTCTGTAGCCAGTGTTGATAATTTTCTTCATATCATCTTCTGGTGTTTCTGAAATCTTAGGGTACTTAAATGTACGGTCAAATTCATGGTCTTCAATCATAGAGTCGATAACCAATGTATTTGCAAGGGCTTCAATCGCTTGTTCTTTAGACAGAACACCTTGAGCTTCAAATGACTCAAGCATTTCATCATACGATTTTGCCCAACACTCAAAACCTTGGTTTGCTAACTCCCATTCTTCTACAATAATATCTTCTGCTTCTGCAAGTGAGATACCTGATTCTTTTGCCATCTTAAGAGCTTTAGGTTCAAAGAATTTGCTACCACGCATAAGTGACTTGCGAAGTTCATCTGCACGTTTATCTACAGCGTGAACGTCATTTGTGGCTACAAGTGGAATACCATGCTCTTTATGTAGCGACAACAATAGTTTATTGTATTCAATCTGCTCTCTATCATTGTGAGGCTGAACTTCCAACCAAGCACGATGTTTGTTGTCTTTGAAGAAGTTTACCCACCGATTGAAATTATCCATGCTGTTTGCTGAATAATTTTGCCATAGAGGGCCACCAAGACAGGCTGATAAAATGAAGATATTATCGCTCGTATTTGCCACCTCAGAGGCCGATAGACGAGGCTTAAAGTAGAAGTGGTTATTACCCTCTTCTCCATTTCTGCCCCCGTAAGCGTGAGATATGAGCCGATTTAGCTCTAATACGCCATCATGGTTACGAGCAATTAGCACTAAATGATAATTGTCTGCAACCTTTTCGTCAAGTGTTTCTGTAACGTATGCTTCAACACCATGGATATACTTGAGACCCGAAGCATTAGCTAGCTTCTTCTTGGCCACCCACGAAAACACGTTGCCATGTTCAGTGAAGCATACAGACTTCAACCCATTGTCTAAGGCATACTGAATGTAATCAGAGGGCTTAGATACTACTTCTGGAATCGTGGTTCCGTTTGAGTAATGAGTATGTTGATGTAAGTTTATAAAGGTCTTAGCCAACCAGCCTCAATCCCCTCTTTAATCATTTTGTGTAACTCTTTGCGCCCGACAAGTTTAAGCCCAATCTCACTAAGTGTCTCAATCATGTTATCACTTGGAAGATGTGCTTTCACACGAATGTTTGAAATGTTAGAACGGGCAATACCATACTCTCGTGACATACTACTTACGGTTAAGTCGTGGTCTTCAAGGAACTTAGACAGGATAAGATAGTTAATATTAAGAGCTTCTTCTAACATCATGTCGTAGTCTTCATCTGAAACCAAACGATAATTGCGAGTATCACTGCCAAAGAAAGTGTTGTAAATCTTCTCCACTAACGCTTTCTCTTCTTCTGTATACTCATAATCTTCTGGCTTCAATGAGAGTTGTAATGCGTGCTCCCACAAATCGTGATTCTCGTTGTAACGCATACTACTTACCTAACTTTTCTGCTGTGTCAGACACAACTTGTAATAGTGTTTCTTGATAACCGTCTTCTACTACAGACGCAAACACTAATGGCGAAGCTACAAATACAGATACTTCTGTGTACTCCCATAATTCATTTTGTGGGTCTTGTGGAATTTCAGCTTGTAATGAGTGACGGTACAGTGGTTTATTGTTGTAGCTGATAACTAATGCTACGTTCGCTACCGACTTAGTTGTAAACATTTCGTTTGCGTCATGGCAGTAAACATCTAATTCAGCGGTTAAGCCACCACGCTCCATGTTGTATTCAACAAGAGTATCGTAGTGGACATTGTATGCTCCACCATGAATCTTTTCTTTATATTGTGCCATGTGCATAAGGGTATTAAAATCATAACGTGCCATCAGTAGTGTTAAATCGTCAATCAGTCTCAAAATCTCTTCCATAATATTCTCCTATCTACCAAAAAATGAGGTATTACTTATTTACTGATACAAGTATACCCCATTTTTTCGATTTTGTCAATAGTTATTTGAGATTTTATTCAAAATAATTCATGATGTCGTCTAGGTCTGCACCGTCAGTGTTCATTCCATTCATCAACATCATATCCTTGTAGCCTTGGTGATACTGCAAGAATGGTTTCCCTAACACATGGAAGAAGAAACTATTGCTCTCGTCAATCACTGGCTCAGGGAACTCAACCTCTAAATCACCTTTAGACTTGTGTTCAATTTCGTCAATAACATCCATAATAAGCTCAGACAATTCATTCATGTCTTCTTCTGTAGCTTCTACTACAACAACACCTTTTTCAATCTTGAATCGTTCTTGAACATAGTCAGGCATTGACTCAAGAGAGTTGTCTAAAATTGCGTTATCAATCATTTCTTGAGCTTCAAATTCCATGATGTCATTATCCATCAAGAGTTTCAATAACTTGTTTTGTTGAGAGCTTACCCAGTTAGAGCGCTCTTGTAAGCTAGTAGCCCACTTACCATTCTTTTGTAAGTACCGTACATTAACATACTTAAGCATATCATACTCAACGGAAATGTTCTCGTAAGGTACTCCAGTTTTCTGATGTGCGCCAATAGCGTACAATAGTAATTGTCTAGCTTTCTCTTTCAACTTCTTACCACTGAAACCAGACTTGCTTGAAGTCTTGTAGTCAACGATATGAAGTTTTGTCTTGTCGTCAGTCCAGTATGTTGAGTCGATATACCCAACCAATACATAGTTACGGTCATTGCGATTTAAGACAATGAGTACTGGCTGTTCGCTTGTTACTGGGTGTTCGATAGGCTCAAAGTTTTCAAAGTAATGCTGAATATTGAGAATGTACCCGTCACGAACCTTTTCACTTGGGAACTTCAAATTAGGGTTGTCTAATTTTTCCCACTCACTTACTTTAGTATTGAAAATACCTAGCAATTCATGAGCTTGGTGATGTCCTTCGTAATAACTTTCAATGATGTTGTGGCAAATCGTTCCAAAGTAAGAATAGATATTGTCACCATTAACATCTGCTTTTTCAATGTATTGCATACGGTAGCACCATGGTTGGTCTAGGTAGGTGTTAATTCTACTGAAAGACCAGATAGTATCTACTCCGTACTTCTTTCGTAATTTCTTATAAATATCGCCACTTAGTCGTGCCATCAAATTCTCCTTTAATAAAACATATCTGGTTCAAGATTGATTAACTGTTTACCCTTGCTTTCTGCATATTTAATAGCTTTATATGTTCCGCCAAATGGTTTCCCGTCCCATACAGCGATTAAAACATCGCACTTATCAATCATACCAACGTTTCTACTGTCTAATATTTGAACATAATGCTTGCGTTGGTCAAAATAATCTGTAACCTCTTGCGCAATATAGATTAAATACTTCCATCGTTCTTGGTCAGCCTTGCTCCATTTATGGTATTGGTCACGAGACGGTATTTCTGCGTGAAACTTAACTCTGTCTTTACCATAGATAGATTGAGCTTTTACAATCGCTATAGCCCATACAGTATCTGCTCCTAGAGCCATGCCAGAATGACATACTACCGTATCGTATTTAGTAAGATATTTCTTGATTACGCCTAGTAAATAATCTCTCATGCAACGGTAGTACAAAGCTGACAAATTATATCCAGCTAGTCTGTCAGGGCGATGTCCAGTTAGAGCTAAATGAATTTCTTTCTTGTCCATTAAATCTCCTTACGACTAGCGAATAGATAATTATACACCCTGTACCCTCTATCTACTGGCGAGTCTTTCTCTTTTAATAATTTATTGTTAGGAAACGGGTCTTCCATATAGCTTACTTTTCTAAATAGAGACATCTTCTTCATCATTTCCATAGCCTTTTTGCGTTCAACTTCGTTGGTCATGATGTCTTTATCAAAACCAAAGATAATCTCACACTCAGGGTTCGTATTATTTACAATAAACTTAATTTGTTCTTTACTGAGTTCATGGCTACCAAGAGCGACCGAGAACCCCTTACCTTTACAGAATGTAAAGTGTTTTAATACTGACTTTTCAGCCTCAAAAATGATAAGCTGATTTCGTTTCATGACCTCTTCTTTTGCTTGGCCCCAACCATACAAGTTGCGTGTTTTGAAGTAACCTTTGATATAGTTCCAATACTTAGGAACACCCAATAAGTCACACTCTTCGCTTGACAATCCAATGATACGACCTTGAATACCCGCAATCTTATCTGTTTCGTACCAATCAAAGTGAGGGAACAAAATTCTATTGTTCTGTGGGTCATAAGATATACCAAATCGTTTTGCTACTGTTGGCGAGATACCCTCTTGAATCAAGTCAACATGAACTGCTCTGATATAATTGTTGAGCTTGTCTTCTGGATATAACTCATTCTCTTTTTCTTCATATACCTTTTTCTTGGCTAAAGGTATATCTGCCATAATAGCGCCAACAACTTCGTTATGACTAACATAGCTTGATAATGTTAGTCCTCTTGAAAAACCAAACAGTGCAGATGTAATTTTAAGAATATCCTTTAAGGTGCGCCCTGTAGCTTCGTGAATGATATGGAAAATATCGCCCTTAAAACTTCCTCTTGTATAAATTACACCGTACAACGTTTCGTCTAAGTAGATAGAAACCGAGGTGATATTGTCACCGTCAGGTAGCGCACACCTCAAGTTTCCATCATGATAATTAAAGCTATGGAACCCGAAATATTCTAACAACTTCTCAATCTTGCTAGTATCTTCTGACAATATCTTTTTCATATCTTTAATATCCAAGATACTAACCCTCGCTTTATTAGAACTCTTCGTAAATTGTTGTGAACCCAACGTCACGAATAACGTTTAGTCCTTTATCGGTTTCAATCACTACTTGTTTAGAAGTAGTACCACGTCTGTTTTTGTCAATAAAGAATACCATATAGTCATTGTCTGGGTTAAGAACCTTTTCGACCCCATTAGGCCCGATAACTTTCATTTTACCCTCACTCTTTTCACGCTCCGTAACGTTACGAACCAAGATAAGAGTTGACACCACGTCAGCAACGTTCTTAGACATACCAAGAACACTTTGGTCTAGGTACTTTTTAGGTGTTTTACTTAACTGATATGTTATCCATAGGTGAACATTTAAGTTACTTTCCTTGATAACGTTGTAAATTCTAACTACGTTTTGTTGAAGCTGTAGCCATGAATTATCTGTCACCTTTGAACCAATGTCGTTATCAAGTTTGAATGTATCTAAGATGAAGTATTTAACTCCATATTTGATTGCGTATTTTCTAATCAAGGCAATCGCTTGGTCTGCTGAGAATGTTTCTAAGTTGACAAAGTTTAACACGCCATCTTCTAGGTGTTCTTCGTACCACTCAATAGCCTTGTTAACCATGGCTAATTCTTTCTTGTTGAGACCGTCACCAAATCGACCAATCTTCTCAACCTTTTGTCCAGCAAACTCGTCATATCTACTTGCAATAATATTGTTGGCAATCCACACCACAATATCCCAACGCCATTTATCAGCGTCTTCCTCGTTACAGATAATGAGGATTGGAATGTTCTCTTTGATAATCGTAGGGATAACCAAAGATGAAGTTACAAATGTCTTACCAACACCAGACATACCCGCAACCATGGTAATGTTTCCTAACGCCATACCGTTGATAACTGAGTTTAAACAGTGGGAGTTAACTGGTAAACCTTGGTATTGTCTTGTCTGAATTTTCTCGACCATTTCACGCATACCATGTTTAAGGTCTTCAACCTTATTGTTTGAATCGTCAAATTCATCAAACACATCGCTCATGGTACTTTCCATAAACTGATTAAGCTCTCCATAAGATAGCTTAGATAAATCTTCCCATTTCGACTCTACATCGAAACCCGCCATTCTTAATCTGCGGAGTGCACTATAACGTTTAACATCTGAATAATATGTCAGGACATTCTTCTTATCTACCGCCTCAATGAAAGATAAGATTGTCTGATAACCACCGTAGTTGCGATATGTGCTGATTGCTTTCTCGCCCAATGACTGAACATACGTTTCAATATCAGTTTGGTTTACGCTATCGTATTGTTTTTTCTTCATGCCTAGCAAAATGTTATAGAACATTCTGGCTGGGCCACCTTTAATAAAGTGACTGACTTTAATGTGATAATCGTCCATTAGAGACATATCCGTATATAATGAGGCTACGAACATCATTTCTGCTACATGGGACAACTTCTTAAGTTCATCACGTTTCTTTTCTTGTTGTTCAACTTCTGCTGAAATAACACCGCACCTCTTTAGCTAAATAAATCGTCAACATCATCATCGTCTTCGTCAATATTAGAGACCAAGTTTTTAAGAGCGTCACTTCTGTCGTCCTTAAGATGTGAGAACCCTTTATTTCCTGAAAACTCTTCTACTGTCTTATATGGAATCTCTTCTTTAACTCTGTCAAGAGCACGATTCGCACGATTCTGTTGTTCCATTTTTAGTTGCATTTCGCCAACTCTTTCCGTAATAATCTTCATAATCGCATTGATTTTGTGTTTATTATCTTGGAAAGCCATACTTTGTATCATCTTATCAATCTCAAGTGATTTCCAAACCATTGTGTTATAGATAACCTGATACTCGAACCCACGTCTTAAGCCCATGGTATTTGTACCGTTTGGTGCGAATTTGCCAACTCTAAGACCTTGAATACGCATTACAGCAAATTGGTCTAACCCTCTTTCAGACCCTAGCCATTGTTGCATTTTCCGATAACATTTATCCCAGTAATACTTTTCATCTAGTTTTACTTCGGAATCAATCTTAATATCGTTTACAATCTTAGGAACGCACCAATAATGGAGCTTGCGTGAGAACATTCTTTTCTTACCATTCTTGCAAACAAGTGGTATTTTCTTTTCAACCAAATCTCCCTCATTAGAAATAGGCTCCCCACAATAATAACAATGAACAATACTGTAACCGTCTTTTACCATAGGGAACCCTCTCTTCTAAAGTTTAATTTGTTTTACTTCAAAGTTGTCTTCATCAAAGATTACTACACCTTGAGAGCGACAACTTGAACTTGCAATACGAATACTGTATGAATCAGTACCCTTGATTGACCCAAACGATACCATGTATCGGTCATGGGCCACCTCAGTCATTGAGAAGTGATGTCTGTGACCCGCCAACATTAGGTCAAAGCTCTTACCCAATAATTGAGATTGTTTTGCAAGCATTGATTTGTCAGTCATTGAATGAATATCGCCATGAACAGCAAGTACATTCTTGCCACCATACTCAATAATACCGTATGATAGACTTTCTAAAGGAATATATTCAGCGTTGTCTGCACCCGCAAGAATACGTTCAACTACAGCATTACATACATATTGTACGTTGTTGCCATCAATATTCTCTTTAGCGTTTTTGGAAATGCGGTCATGATTACCGCCAATACCTGAGTATTTTACCCGAACATGTTGAGCAATCTTGAAAATAAATTTCACGATAATATCAGATACCTTGATTGCTTGGTTCACTAACACCATGTCGGTGTCCATCAAGCTCTGAGGTCTCAACTCACCCTCAACAATATCGCCAAGGTTAAGGATATAATACTCTTTAATATTTTCTTTCTTAGCTAGTGCTAACAACTTGTCAGCGTACTCCATGATTAACTGTTCAGCAATCTCTGGATTGTACTCTGACAACGGTGTATCAACAATAGCTCCGTAGTGAATGTCAGTCAATACTGCAATCGCTACTTTATCACCGTCTTTAACTTCTGGCAATACAGATACTGGAATATTTGTATAGTCAATATCTGATAATGAGCCTTGAACTGCTTCGTACAACAAGATGTCACGAGTCATTTCACGTTTGAGTCTGTTAAGGCGGTTGTAATCGTTTTGGGCTTCTAACTGTGATTCACGAATTTCACCGATGTATCGCTTAATACCGTCAAGTTTGCTATCTGCTACCATGTCAGCGTGTTTTTCAACGGACGGTAGAGTACCCATCTTCTTACGGTATTCTTTAATAGCACAACGATAGCGTTCAGTAGACTCACTGTCAAAGAAACCTGACTGTTCCATCATCTTCTTATGTCTTGCCCATGATACACGTTGACTTGGACTTGACTTTCTTAGTTCTTCATAAATTCTTAATGAAGCGTCTAGGTGGGCTTGAGAAAGCTCCACCTGTCTGCCATCGCTAGTCGTATACTTCAAATTACTCTCCTACATTTTGGCCCTTGCTATATTTAGCGTACACAAGCTCACCTTTTGCGATTTCTTCTTTAGTCCACAATGGTAATTTCTTCTTGCTAATTGCTTGCCACTCTTTAGCAAACGCTTCAAGGGTCTCTTTATCATTAGCCTTAAGGTGTTTAACTAGCTTATTCATTCTCTCATTTAATGGAGAAGCTGTTTCATCGCCAGTCTGTTCGTAATACTCTTTATCTTCTTCGTTTTCATGAACGAAATCAAGCTCACGAACAACACCTTGGTCTTTCTTGCCTTTAGGTAAAATCTTATCAGCCCACATTTCAAATGTCGGATTATCAATAACTGTACCTTGTGGCAAACGATTGATACGGTCTTTAATTACAAGAGCTTTATAAACTACCTTATCTGCTTCTTCAAGGCTAGCTTCTGCATACATATACAGAATCAAGTCGTAGTCAAACTTAGCTTGCTTACTCATTACTGGGTCATACCCAACGTGAGTTGAGAAGTAGTCTTGTCGTGCCTTTCGTTGCTCGTCTGAAATAGGTTTCGCTTGAGCAATGTCAAGTACGATAACACCTTTACTTGAAAGAGTAATCTTCATGTTTTGGTGTTTACCTGACAAGTACTTGATACGACCCCATGAGCGTTGAGAAATGTTTGTGTCCTCAACTTGTTTACCGTCACGTCTTGCTCTCGCTTCTTCAACGGTCATAACAACTTCTTCCATGTTCTCACGAATCTTAGATACTGAGTCAGTGACTAAGGTTGTAAAGCCAAGGTCTTCATTGTTCTTGATAATTTCAGCTAACGCTTTTTCATATTCACGATAACTAATCAAGTTAATCATTTCTGTAGCGTTCTCTGCGATACCATCGTTATCGTAGAAGCCCGCACCAGTTTCTGTATCAATGTAGGCACTGTTTGGGAAACCAAGTGCAAACCTAGTTTTCCCTGTACCTTCTAAGCCATAGATTAAAACCTTGGCCCCTAACTTGCGTTTCTTTCTTTCTCTATTCTCTTTGTTACCCCATAATGCCATTAGAAAATAACACTCTCCTTTTATTTATTAGCCCAAACCAAAGACATCTTCTTCGTCAGCTGAATCGAAATCATCATCATCTAACAAGTCTTCAACTTTTTTCTTTTTCTTTGGTTCATCATCAAAAGGAGTATTAGCTTCATTTTCGACAGCTGGACGAACTAATACTGAACGGTCATAAATCTCGCCACCAGATAAAGTAATGCCTGAGTCAGACTTAACAAGTTGTACCTTGTTGAAAATCAACTGACTGGTAAATGTACCACGAACTGTTGCTACTGCACCAAGTTCTTCTTCACTGATTAAGCCAGCCTCTAATAAGTCGTTAATTTCATCTGTGTATTCAAGTGGCTGGTCACTCTTAACTTCACTGTAACCCTCACGAACTTTCATAACAACATCACGAACCACAACTTTTTCTTCGTCTTTTGGTTCAAACAAGACTTTCAATTTCTTCTTAGCTTTCTTGATGTCTTCGCCCTCTCGTAGCTGAACAGTCATAGCTTGAGGAATTGCTACTGTCTTCTTGTAGTCAACATAGCTTTCGCCCACTTTAATCTTGCTTAAGTATTGAGGAACATAGAATCGAATAGTTGTTTCGCCATTTTCTTCTAGTTCGTCAAGTACATCGCCCTCTAATACTGAGTCGTCAAATAAGCAAGTTTGGATAAGTAATGCTGAGCATTTCTCTGGAACATACTCAACTGCGTCACCCTCACCCTGTTTAACTACAGGGTTCTTAACGATACGGTCAACAATATATCGCTTACCTGTACGTTCTACACCATTACGGTCAGTGTACTCGCTGTACTCAACATGACCTGTTACACGCACTAAGTCACCGTTCTTGATATGTTTCTTAACGTGCTCAAAGAAATCAATGTAGTCTACGAATTTTGTGAAAACAAATTTGTCTTCATTTTCAGGGTCTGGAGCTACTTGAGCATAAGAGAAAGCGATGTCTGCCAACTTCTCTAACAACTTTTCGTTGTTACGGTCAGCACGAGGAATCTCAATCATGCTCGCTTTTTCTTGACCCTCTTCACGTTTTCCAAGACGCTTAAGAACATTAGATTTCTTATCGTACCCACCTTGGAATGTTACGGTAAGCATTTGCCCGTTGTTGTCAGTTAATGTAAAACCTGTGTTAACACCAAACCATGAGGACTTTTTACTTGCCTCTGGAGCTTTCATGCTATCATCGTTTAGTTTTACATGACCAACAAAACGAAACTTGGCTGTACCTCTTGTTAATTCAGTCATAAATCGAACCCCTTTTATTTATTTTCCAATTCGTCTTGCAACTCATTGGTGACTTGACTACTAGTAATAATTACGTTCGGGAAATTTGAAATTGCCGAACCTACTGCTTGGTATACACAATTCAGAAACCGCTCTGCTAAATCTGTATCAGAACTTGCTCCAAGTGCAACCTTGGCTCCCTCAATGTTTTGAGGTTTGACTAATTCGGATAGGTCAACGCCTAACCTGATGTCGAGATTATGTGTTGGCTTAATGGCCATCACACCCCTTTCTCATATTATGGTAATATCATAACATAAAATTAAGATTTTGTCAACAAAAAATGACAGAGTATTTAACACACTCTGTCAAGGAAAACAACATTATTCTCAGCGCTCGCCACTACAGCGTTGCTTAAATATCCGTCATTCATTGCATGAGTCGCTAACTTGTTACCTAATTTATGGTTATAGATAAGCTCTAGCAACTGTTCCTTGGTCAACTCAGCTAAGCGTGATTCGTCAGCTTTAAATGATTGTGCCATCATGTATTCACCAGAGGACTCTCTGTCGTAGTTACGCTTCATATAGCCTAACGTTGTGTTAAAGTCTTCGTGGTCTGCAAACTTCATAACCTGTTGTGGGTCATTTGTTAATTGATATAAGTGACTAATAGCTCCCGCTTTGATACTATGAGGTGTCACCTTGTAGTTAATGAGGTTTGAGAACTCATTAAACAAATCTGAGAACCCATCTTTGCTACAAGCTGAGAAAACCTTGTTTGTACCTAGGTGATAAAAGTTGGATTTTATCATACGGAAAAGGGCCTCAGACACGAACTTTTTGTTGGTCTTACCACCCTTATCGTTCGCATATAATACCCAACCAAGTTGTCCGTTCACGTCAGGCTCATACTTAAAATCTGACCATTCAAGATTCAAGCTAGCACTGACACGAGTAGCTGTCTGCCACATGAATTTTACCAATGTAGCGTACTGGACACCCTTGCTTTTATATGGTGACTTGGCATTTTTGAAACGTTCGTGTTTTAACCAGTCAACCATTCTATTCATCATATCAAAGTTCATTGGGTTCGTAAATTCTCTATCTGAGTCTTTACGACCTTTCATTACGAGTGCTTTATCAATAATGTAGTCATAATTGATGTCACCGTACACTCGGTTAGCTCGCAACTCTTTAATGTAAAGAGTCACTGCTTTCAAAGTTTGCTTAGTAGTTCCTAACTTCATGCCATTCTTACGCTCAACTTCTAAGAACTTAGTCGTTACAAGAGCTGGTGTAATAGACTCAATCTCTTCCTTAGTGGCTAGATATGCGTCCTTACCGAATACCATGTTGAAAAACTTATTACATTTCTGACGGTATGACCGTTGTGTTTGGGGACTTAACTGCCCACCAATCCATGCCTCGAAAATTTCCTTATGTGTGTTGTTCATTTTTAATCTCTCCCTTTCATGATATTATCATACCACAAAAAGGAGAGATTGTCAATAGTTATTTTTAATATTAGTCTTCTTTTTTACCATTCATAGCATAGAAGATAGCTAAGAAGAAGATTACAAGACCGCTACCAAACAATCCTGATTTGTCTTCACCAGTGTTAGGTAACTGTTTATTTTCAGTTTGCACCTTTTCTTCTGACTTAGATGGTTTTGGTTGTTCAGATGAAGACTCTGAACTTACTTCTGATGATTGAGATTCTGAGGACTCAGATGTTACAGATGAAGATTCTGATGATTCTTCACTTGATACTGATTCACTTGAACTCTCAGACACGCTCTCAGAGGACGATTCAGACGACTCAACTGAGCTACTGGACTCTTCTGAACTCTCAGACGATGATTCAGAGGATACTTCACTTGAGCTTTCAGACGACTCAACTGAGCTAGATTCAGATGATACCTCTTCACTAGAACTTGATTCTTCTGATGAAGATTCTTCTGGTTCTGGGTCAGGCAACACTGGCTTACTTGGGTCAAGCGGACGTGTTTCTTTCCAAGGGTCAAGAGTAATTGACCCACCCTTTGTTACTTGAGAAGTACGGTCTAAGTTATACTCTGTATGTGACCGTTTCAAGTTTGGCTTAACTTGTTCATCGTCACCATACATATAAGCCGTGTTACTTACAACGTGACCGCCTAATGGGGCTGTTGAAGAGTATGATAAGTAGTACGCTGTATTCTGAACATTCTGAATAGCTAATTCAAACTCTGTATAATTGTTGAAGAATGTAACCTTGTAATCAACATCTTTCAACATATCTTTTTCGCCATGGAAATTTACACGCTTAAGGTCATAGTAACCCTTTTTAAGAGTGAACTTCTCAGGGATAAAGTGACTGTTCTTGATTTTATCTTTAATGCGGATAACCTTGTATACAGTACCATTTGTATTGATACGCAATGTCCAAGGGTGTAGGTAACCACCTTGCAAGTTTAATGTTGGTGATTGCCAGTCTTCCTCTTTGGTGACACCATGCAACTTAGCATAGTTTTCGTTCTCACCATCATAATCTGATGTTGACTTTGGTACTGCTGTTACATCATAAGTAACTTTTTTACCGCCAGCAACTTCAAACTCAACCTTTTTATCTTTAACTTCTTCTTTAATTAACCATTGGAAGAAGAAATTACCCTTAAGGTCTTTTACACCGTCTAACTGGTGTTGCTTAATGTAATTAGTGATACCAACTAATGTAGTTGACACAATGTCTTTCTTAACTTGAGCTACACCAATTACAGTGTTTGATTGTGACTCAACTAAATCAACAGTGACCTCTACACCCTCGATTGGTGATGGCAATTTCAAATCAAACCAATCGCCATCTTTAACCTTTTCACGATAAGGCGTAAGGTCAAAGTCAACTGACATCTTGCGAGCGTGGTCAATAACCACCTTTTGCGCAGAACCATCAGGCTGTTTTTCATCAGCTTGGTCTAAAACATTCACGTTCACAATAGCGTCTTTTAATTCAGACGGAGCTTCTTGTAGTTGTGTAGGTTGTTCTACAGCTGTCTTAGTTTCGTCTTTTGTTTCAACTGTTGCATTATTTACAACACTTGATTGCTCAACTGGAGTCTCTGATGATACCTCTTGAGCTAATACTGGGTTCGCTACCATGGATAATACTAATGGAGCGATTAACAATGCTTTCTTATTCATTGTAATTTCCTTTCTTACAGTTCATTTTTAGTAGTTGCTAAAGCATAAAGGTTTTGAACCTCAAACGGCATTAACATTCTGTTCAACATAATTTCTTGTTTACGAACTTGACTCTTCAACAACTCTAATTGTTGTAGTTCCTGTTCGTTTTCTGCATAAAACTGAATAGCATGGTAATTGTCATAATCCTTGGTCATAATTAGAATTAATTGCATTATCGTTCTCCTTTACTTCATCAATGATACGGTCAATAGCTTCACTATCGAATTTTATACTGTTATATTCTTTATGCAGTACAGACAATACTTTCTGTAAACCGTACGATGATATATCGTTAAATAATTTCAGCGAATAATATATGCTAATTAGAGCAGAAAAACTTCTTGCGTCCGAATTATCCGAAAATAGAAAATCGTTACTTACCCATGTTGTAGAGTTTCTTTTCTCTCCAATAAAATCGTTAATGACAAAGCAAATGTTTAGATTGTATTTTTCTTTATCGTTAACGTATAGACCTGTTGAATTATACAGTTCTTCTGTTTTGTCCGTTGTTAAAGTAATCGTTAAACCTAGCTTCTTCATAACTAGAAAAGATTCTCCTTAATATTATTTGCTACATCTAAAGCGTTATGATAGTCAATATTTAACTTCTTAGCCTCTTGGTACATTAAAGATAGCATGACACCAATATCTCTAAAGTCTATATCTTCAAACGCTTTATTTCTATACGCAATATCAATCGATGTAGAAAAATTCATTGCGTCTTCCCATCTTACAAATAAGAAACTGCTACTTGTAAATAGTAAAGTATCGAATTGCTTACCTGTATATTCGTTTAGCGTAAAGACAATATTTAGAATATACTCTTCCTTACCTTTATTGAGACTGATAGAGTTCTTTAGGTTCTCTTCTTTATTGGTGATTAAAGTAATTGACAAATCTAATTTCTTCATACTACCACAGGCCCTCGTTTATATGGTTAATTAAATCATTATGAACAAGTCTAACTGCGTTATAAAACATTCTAATAATATCCTTAACAGCCTTATCTTTATCATCTTTTCTAAAGATTTTGATTTCAGAAGAGCGCTCAGATGACAAACCTCTACTTGTTGTATATTTAACATCTACAGATACTGACGCATACAAGTCTCTATCTTTCTTAATATAATTAACCTTAATAGGATTTACTAGATATATTGATGAATAAGGTCTGCTTTTAATAATTTGTTCTGCTTCACGAATGTAGTGGCAACAAACATTTCGTACAAACACTGACAACGAAACAATATCTAAAGGCCCATTGTCGTCACCAAGGTCAAAGTAATAAAGGTAATCACAAATAACATCTTTTACCCTTAATGCTTCTTCCCTTGTAACAAAATTTTCTTTGAACACCTCTTCGTTATTACCATAGGCAGTTAAAACATAATCTGTTTTACCTATATATGTTTGTTCTGAGTATTCAATATGTCCACTTTTCATACTTCCAACCCTCTCTAGCACATAACTTGCTCAACATAATCTTGAGCAACAGTGTCATAGTGCATTAAAGATAAAGAAACGTCATTGTTAAAACACCACTTGACAACGGAAGTCGTAACAACCGTCAAGCCAGTTACATACAAGTAAACTGCGTCAAAAGTATCACCATCATGACGAAAGACTTCCTTGTTCATCACTGTATTAACATGGTCTTCGATTGCTTTAATGTCAAAGTTTGTAATTGCTTCATCAAAAACAAACTTGTCAACTGGCATTTCGTGACGACCACGAACAGCT